GTGATTCCGTTGGGGTTCGAACCCAAGACCCACAGCTTAGAAGGCTGTTATACGGAACACCAATAAAATATCTAAACAATAGCGACTTACGCTATAGGCGAATAATCATTTTGCGGCAATTTTGCGACATTTTATGCAAGCCTACTCCGCAGAACATACAAATATACTTTACATTATCATTTCCTTTTCTGCTGATATTCCACAACTAAGAGCTGCTTCACATCTACTAAATCCAACTCTAAATCACGATAGGTAGGATTAAAGGAACGCAATATAAGCTTTCCATTATTCATATCCAAGTCAATGATACGCTTCAACAGAATACCTTCTTTATGAACTATGATATATTCCTTTCCGTCTATATGAAGTCCATTGCTCTTGACCATGTAGTCAGGGCAGACTTTACATATAACGATGTCTCCATTCTGATAAGCTCTAGACGAGCCATCATCCATAGAATCACCGCTTACCTCGAATGCTACGTACTTTTCTTTATCTTCCTTTACAATAGGGATTGTAGGGAGCGATGATATATATACATCATCTGCATATCCGCTGAGATAACCTGCATAAGCCATCTGTGGAACAAGAGGAACAAAGCTGACGCTTGAATTGATATTCGACTTGATGTCGTCATTAAACATCTTTCCTTCTCCAGTCTTAAGCCAATTCAAATTTAGCTGAGGGTAAGCCAAAGAGATATTCTTCAAGAAAGTCTCGCTAGGCATATCCGGCAACCTGTTAATTGCACTGGTATAGCTCTTACATTTCCGCAAGAAGAATGTAGTACTAATTCCCATCTCCGTACAGAATGGCGCAATTCTGCTTTTGTAGTTGTTGAATTTTTCAATATTAGCCTCCGGCTGCAACATTTCACCAGCTCCATTAGCTAGCCAATCCATATTAAGATCTGGGAATTTAGAATTTACTCTATAAGATACCCTTGCCGTGAACACACCATTTTTCCCTATGATTGGAAAGTTAGAGGCCACATCGGCTTTGTCGCAAAATTCACGTTTGGTAATTCCTTTATATTTAAGATACTCACGCAGTCTAGTCTTTGCGTTTTCGTTTTCGCTTACCTTTATAGGTGAAGAGATGAACATTTCCCCCATTCCTGTCCTAATATAACTTGGATTTACCTGCGGAAATTTTCTCGTTATAGCTTGCAAGCTTTTGGAAGATACACGATTAGTTATACGGCTTACGAAGCCATGTCCTAAGCCTACGGTCTCCTCGAATTTTTCATTTGAAGTGTAACCCAAAGCAGTGATTACAGCCTTCAGTCTTTCGTATGCACTATTCATAACCTAAAATTTAATACGCAGTAAGCGCATGTGTAACTTAATTTATGTAAACATTTAGAGTTTAAAGATAATAAAGGTTAATATAGTATATTTAAACACTAATTTATTTGCATATTTGCGATACTTTTCTTATCTTTGCACTCGTAAACATTAAATATGTTGCAAATATACATAAAAATATCGTAACTTGCAAGAAATTTAATATATTTTTTGTAATATTACATAAAAAGGTGAGACACACCATAAAAACTGTAGAAAGAATATGTCATTAAGCGAGATTAAGCAATTAGTATCAGTCGCATTTCAAGCGGGACGGATGGATGCCCAATTCGAAATGGGCTTGCGTTCCGACAAGATACGCAGAAAGGATGCCGAATGCTATCTTGCATCAAAAGGATTCGAAAAACAGATGATTGACAAATGGGTCAAGAATAGGTTAATGAAAGAATATGTAGGTGATAGTAAAAACTCACCTAGATATTATTCTCTCAAAGAAATCAATGAACTTGTTGTTTCTTGTCAGATAAAGAAAATGATTATTTAAAATATACGACTATGGCAGAAAATAAGGCAGCGAAGCCTGTAGAAGGGCAGAGCGTAGAAATTAAGGATTATGAGTTTCGCCTCCTTGATGCGGATGAGATAGAAGTCCGTGTTGGTCAAGGTGGTAATCAGAAGTCACCGGACTGGTGTTCCTTATTGCTTTACAAGGACGCAAGATGTGACATGAGACGATTAGATGAAAAGTTCGGCATCTATGGTTGGAAACGTAAGCATGAGCTTATTGGCCAGAACCTCTTTTGTACGGTTTCCGTTTATAAAGAAGGCATCGGTTGGATAGATAAGCAAGATGTTGGTACGCCAAGTAACACTGAAGCCGTAAAAGGTCAAGCAAGTGATTCTTTCAAGCGTGCATGCTCTTGTTTAGGTATCGGTCGAGAATTGTATACTGCTCCCAAGAAGATATTCATCAACCTCAACCGAAACACCGAATATTCTCAAAGCGGAAAGTTGAAGACAATTTTCCATGTAGGATATGTAGGTTATACTAACAGATGTATAACAAAACTCATCATTCAAGATGAAAATAACATTGTACGTTGGTATTGTGGCATGACCGAGCAAGAAGTTCTTGAATGGATGAATAAGCAGAAAGAAGTATATGGATGCTCCGAACCAGCTCCAAAGAGTGAGGAGGAAAAAGATGAAAATCTTAATGAGCAAAAACAGTATGCTTATCCACAATTGCAACAGGCTCAGATTTGGGAGGACGTTGATAGAGTTTGGAACGGATTTCCAGACCTTCAGAAGTCCGAAGAGTTTAAACGAAAATGTGCATTACGAAAGATGGAACTCGCACAGAGCAAGAAGGATTTAAAAGCAGTTTATGATGCTTATCCCGAATATCAAAAGAATGCAGAGTTCTTAGCTAAGTTGACACAATTTAAATCAAGATTAGTATGATACAATTGAATAACAGCGGAGTCCTTTATGAGGACTCCACACACCAGTACTTTTATGATGGTCGTGAATTGAGTGGTATTACAGGTATGCTTCATCAGTATGTATTCCCCAATATGTACTCTAACGTAAGCGAAGAGAAATTGAAGAAAGCTGCCGAAAAAGGCACTATTATCCATGAGCAGGTAGAGTTGTTTGCTTCATTGGGTATTGAGCCAGCCTCAGAGAGTGTCAAGGCTTTTGTCGCTTATATCAAGAAGAATGGATATGAGATTATAGGTAGCGAATATGTCCTTCGAATCGGAGAAGACCATGCAAGTGCTATTGACTTGGTGATGCACAAGGATGATGCACCGGACGATGAGGTTGAGATTTGGGATATTAAGGGTACTTATTCCGTTAATAAGGAGTATGTGCGTTGGCAGAACTCGATGTATAAGTTCGGTTTCGAAACGTTGAATCCTCATCTGAAGGTTACACGTATATGTTGTATGTGGTTGCGTGATGACGAGAAGCGTGGAACAATCTGTAAACTCATCCCATTAGGCAAGCCAAGACCTGCGAGTGATGTTAAAGATTTGTTCCGATGCGAGAAAGAAGGTCGTTTGTATAGTGATGATACAAAAACACCTTATTACATTATAGATAACGAAATCGCACTCATGGACGTTCAAGAGCGCATAGCTAAATTGCAAGAACAGGAAAAGGAGTTGAAGGCAGCTATCTTTGATGGTATGTCAAATGACAACCTCACATCTTATAAAACTTCAATTTACACTTATTCCTTGAAGTCTGCTTCTGAGAGGGTTACGTTAGACACGAAGGCTTTTGATGCGGATGATGAAGAGGCTTACAACCATCTATTGAAAAAGTATAAAAAGGTAACTAAGGTAAAGCCTAGTTTGACCTTGAAACGAGTTGGATAATTTATTGTTTAATTAAATATTTTAAGTTATGGCAAATAGTTATAAAGGTAAGATTGTTGCTATCGAAGGCATTCAATCTATTCAGAGACAGGGTAAAGAACCATTTGAAAAGAGACGTTTGATGCTTGATGCAACACGTTTCGATGGTTTGACAGGTGAACGTGGCTACGAAAAGCGCATCATCTTTGAATTCAGTGGTAAGAATGTACATGTTCCGGATGGTTTTAATGTCGGGGATATTGCTGAAGTATTCTTTGACGTTGAATCATATCAAGGAACGAAGAAGGATGGTACAACAGATTGGTTCACATCGGTTCGAGGCTACAAGATGCAAAAGATAGAAGCACAGAACAATGCGCCACAAGGTGGAACGCAAGCTGCCGCTAACAATCCTTTTCCACCACAAGCTCCAGCCGCAGGTGCAGCTCCAATGCCACCAGCGCAGCCAAGTGGCAATAGCGCATCTGATGCACCATTTTAAACTTATTATGGTGGAGAATTAAGTTTCTCCACCTTTCATTAAAGAAAGATGGTATATAATATGTTGAATCCGGTCGAGCTTGAAAAGTTCGAGGAACGAACCAAGGCTATGATAACCAAAGCCAAGAAACTACAAGGTGATTATTATAATGAGAAGTTCTTTGTTGTTGACCTTAAAGAGAGGCAACAATCTAGGACAATCCAGCAGAATGCTTATCTGTGGGTAACAATCACTTACGTAGCTATCGAAGAAGGATATACTAAGGACTATATCGAACAAGAGTTCAAACGTGTAAATAAGGATGTTTTTCTTAGGGAGCGTGAGAATAAGCAAGGCAAGACCTTCCAATATTGGAGGCACATACCAGACCTTGATAAAGAAGAAATGTCTTTATGTATAGACCGATGGCTTCATCATTGCTCTATGGAAAGAGGATTATACATACCGACTCCGCAAGACCATGCTTATATGGTATGGCAGACGCAGGTGGAGAGGCAAGCAGAATTAAATAAAGAGTTTTTATAGGATGCTTGGTGTCGTAGCTCAGTTGGATAGAGCAAATGTTTCCTAAACATTAGGCCGTGAGTTCAAACCTCACCGATACCACATTCTCTAACATAAAAAATAAAAAATATGAAATCATTAACAGGAAAGTATTTTATCGTAGGTGTTCGTTATGAGAAAACTTTAGAAGATGGAACGAACGCCAAGACTACTGAACAATATGTTGTAGATGCCTTGTCATGGTCAGAATGCGAGGCTAAGACGACAGAGGAAATGGCTGCATACACCAATGGTGATATGGAGATTGTCACTATGAAGAAAGCTGGTTTCTCGGAGTTGTTCCTTTCGGAAGTTGATAGTGAGGATAAATACTACGATTGCAGTATTAATATGATTACTATTGACGAAAAATCAGACAAGGAGAGAAAGACAAAGGTTCGCTATCTTGTGCAGGGTGATACCATTGAAAAGGCTCGCAAGAATGTTGATGAGATTATGGGTAAGACTATGATTGATTACAATATTACAAGCCTTAAGGAAACATCAATCATGGATGTATTCTTGCATATGGGTAAACCAAAGGAGTAAGGCTTTTCATTTTTCTTATTATTTAATTAGTTTGAAATCCCCCTATGGGGTGGTGCTGCTTAGTTCAATGGTAGAACGTCCGCCCAAATCGGAAAAAGGTTGTGGGTTCGACCCCCACAGCAGCAACTATGACTTTTGGTTTGATAAAGGATAAAGATTATGGGATATTATGATAGATTCAACAAAGGTGGAAAGAAGCCTAAACACCAAAGGAGCGAGAAGCAAAAGTGGGTTGACAAGCTAGATAGGCTTATGTCGGTTTATATCCGCATGAGAGACTCTAGAGAGTTTCACTATAAGTACTTCAGATGTATCAGTTGTGGACGAATATTGCCAATCGACCAAGCCGACAATGGGCATTATTGCGGACGAACTCATATGAGTTTGCGCTTTGATACACGTAATCAGAATGCGGAATGCAAACGATGCAACAGATTCTCTTCTGACCATCTTATCGGTTATAGAAAGAATTTAGTAATGAAGCTTGGAAGATTGGCTTATTTGCAAAAGCATCCTCACGTTCCTTTAGATATGGAAGAAGTTAAGCGGCTCGGAGAGCAACAAGTTGATTTATTGGAGGTAATGAAACATCAAGCAAAGAATTGGTCGGTGTTTGAATTACAGGAACTCTATAAATACTATGCGGCTCTAATTCTGAAAATGAATGAAGAAAAAGAAAATCAATAAGGTTTAAATAATGTTATCACATCGATAATAAACACTAAATTGTTTGCATTTTCAAATTATTCTTCGTACCTTTGCAATCGTCTTGGTGAGACACACCATAAAAACTGTAAGGTCATTTTTCTATTGGCTTTTGTTATGCATAAGACTTGTGCATTCCTATATAGTAACAAAAGTGATTTCATATTATTTGTGAAATGAAGTTTAAATTAAGACCATATCAAGAAGAGGCAAGCAAGAAGGCTGTTGAGTTTTTCTTGGATGAAAAGAAAAATTGGAACGCTCTAGAAGTGCTTCCTACTGCATCGGGCAAATCATTGATTTTGGCAGATATAGCTGCTAGACTCAAGGATAAAGTGCTTGTGTTCTCTCCTACTAAGGAAATTTTGGAACAAAACTACAAGAAGTATTGTTCTTATGGATTTGATAATGCCAGCATATATTCCGCTAGCTTTAAATCAAAGGAAATCAGCGATGTTACTTTTGCTACAATTGGTAGTGTGAAAGGACATCCCGAATTGTTTACTGACTTCAAGTACATATTGATTGATGAGGTTCATTTAGTGAAACCTGAATCCGGCATGTATAAGGAGTTTCTTGATAAATTAAAGAGTAAGGTCATAGGCTTAACCGCAACACCTTTCCGTTTGTATTCCTATCAGAACTATGGTAGCATACTGAAGTTTCTGACAAGAAGTCGAGACAAGATTTTCAAGGAGCTTATTTACTATGTTCAAGTTGAGGATATGGCTAAGAACGGATATATCTGTCTGCCAAACTATTACTCTTGTCCACCGCCACAATGGAACGAAGGAAACTTGCAACTCAATTCAACTTGCCGTGATTACACTGACCAAAGTGTCAAGCAAGAATATGAACGTGTAGATTTGTACGGATGGTTAGTTAGTGTTGTCAATAGATTACTTAATCCAAAACGAGGTGGACAACGTAAAGGCATCTTGGTTTTTACCAAGTTCGTTAAAGAAGCTCAGATGCTGACCTATTCCATACCTAACTGCGAAATGGTCTGTGGAGAGACACCACCTAAAGAACGTGAGGCTATCATCGAGCGTTTCCGCAATGGGCAGACTAAGGTTCTGGTAAATAGCCAAATCTTGGTCGTAGGCTTTGACTATCCGGAGTTAGATACTGTAGTGTATGCAAAGCCAACACGCTCTTTAGCGCAATACTATCAAGTTGTAGGAAGACTTCTTAGACTATCAAAAGGAAAACAGCCTTGGTTTGTTGACCTTTGCGGTACTTATGATAGATTCGGAAAAGTTGAAGACTTGAAATTGCTAGACCAAAACGGCAGAGGGAAGTGGGTAATAATGAGTGGAAATAAACAATTAACAAATGCATTTTTTTAAGATATGGTAGTAAAATTAGACGAAAAAGCATATAGCTTGGATGCAGAAGAATTGGTCGCTTTCGTCCGTCTGTCATTTAATGCTGACAAAGACGGATATGTGTATGGGAGCAACAAGGAATTATCGGATAAGATAGGTATGTCGGTGGCAAAGACAAAAAAAGCTATTGATGGACTATTTGAGAAACAAATGGTATCTATCGGAAACGGGAAAGTCTTTATTTGGAAACATGAAGACAACATTGAATTTGCTGAAGGTGAAGAATCTAAACCACACAAGAATGAACCTGGACGAATAGCATTGAATAACGTCCCAAGTGTACAACAAGTGGATGATAAAGCAAAGAAGGTTTGCGAATATTTCAATAAGGTTATCGCTGGAAGAGGAATGCCTCTAGTTCATGCCCTGACATCGAAGAGAAAGTCAATGATTAATTCACGGCTTAAAGAATACGGGAGTGAGCAGATGAAACTTGTGATAGATAAAGCAGCCTCTTCTGGATTTCTTAATGGAAGTCATGGATGGATGGCAAGTTTTGATTGGATTATGAGACCAAATAATTTTATTAAAGTATTGGAAGGAAATTATGATGACAGAAAGCAAGGAACTAATAAAGACGCAGAGCAAGGCTATTATCAAGAGTCAGCCGACCTCGTGCAGCGTCTCAATCAACAGAGAAAAGCAACGAATATTCAATGAGTATGGAACATTCGATGATGTTCTAATGTCTTTCTCTCCATCAAGCCAAGTAGGTAGTAAGATGTCTATCGGAAAAGCTTTTAAGAGCAACGCACCGACACTAACCTATCTTGACCTGTGTTATGGAGAAGGAAGTGCAATAACATGGCTTGTGGCATGGGTTTCTGATGTATATGGTATCTGTGGCTTTGTTAATAATGAGGTTACGGACAATATTAAGATAATGACTGCAAATGCTATAAAGGATGAGTATTATTTCCTTAATCTGAACGAGCTGATTACTTTCTTCAAGATGTTTATTGCGGGAAAGTTCGAAAAATTCTACAAAAAGCCAAATCCGCAAGTCATTACCAAGAGCTTGTACACTTTCTGCTTTCAACGGATGGATGCCGTTAATGCAATGGAAGCAAATATGCAGAAAGAAAAGGAGGCTAAAGAAGATGAGGCTATCAAACAAAATGCTATCACATATAAAGAATGGGCTGCAACAAAGAAAGCTAAAGGCGAAGAAGTCAACATAGAACTTATCGAAGACGATAAAGGCAACAAGATTTTTCGGGTTAAAGCTCCTAAAGCTGATGCTAGATTGGACTCTGCTTATATGATAGTCAAGAATACAGCAAATGCCGATTTTAAGGCTATATGCAAGCTAAGAGAAAGTTTCGTTAAGAAATATGGTATAGACCCATACGACTTGATTAGAAATTTAGGAAATAAAAAACTTAGAGAATATGAAGAAAGAAGAAATTGTCAAGGCAATCATTAAGAACCTTAGAGATGTAAATGGCAAAAAGTTCCGCAAGGATGATGTTCAAGCCATTGTGAATTATTTCATAGACCTCACAAAGCAATCGTTACGCAACAGAGACCGTGTTATGATACGTAGCTTTGGAACATTTGTGGTACGACATAAAAATCCCAAGCAAATTAATTGCGTGCGAACAGGAGAGAAAACGATGACAAGGGAGAAAGACCATGTAGCTTTCATTCCGTCTAATGATTTTGACTTAGATTCAATAGTGTAAAATGGAGATAGCAGAAATAGAACAGATTATAGAGGCTTGCAACTTTGATGTTGCTAGCCAGACCCAAAGAGCAGAAACATTCAACGTAATTGACGCTATTGTAGAAATGCGCAAATACGAAGGTCGTTTCAACGCCAAACGTTGGGAATATGAAAATGTTAACGGACGTGGCACGATAGAAATATATTCGAAACTCGTTGCCGGAACTCTAGAGGACAAATTAGCAGAGTTTGCTATTACATTATTCTCAATGGCCAATAAGTACAAGATGAATGTCAAATCGTTGAGGCTAGACCCAGATTCAATGAGAGACCGTTCCTTTGAAGACTTAATGATGTCTATGCTGAAGATTGAAATGACACATTACCGAGTGTTCAAGAAGATTATAATCTTGATTGGCATGCTTTGCGGATATTGCATGATGAATGGTATTGATTTGTTGTGGTTCGTTAATAAGAGACTTTTGGTAAACATTAAATAGGCTAAAATATGAAAAAGTTAAAGTTAATTTTTACGAGTACGGATTTCGCATCTTATACGATGAATACTATGGGTATGTTATGCAAGGTTCTGATACGAATTCCATACCTTGTACTTGTTGGCATAGTTAGTACAACATGCTGGCTTGCCAAGTGTATTGTAAAGTTCTGTAAAGAGAACACAAAGGTAGCGGTGATTATCGGTTTTATCCTTTGCTTTATGTTAATGTTCGTTGAGTTTATCTATTTTAAACTTCAGCTAGCAAAGAGTTCGTATCAGACAAGTGAACTCATAAAGCGGAACTATGAGCTGGAGCAAACCGACAGATACGATATTGGCTTCCACGATGCGATGGCAAAGAACAGAGAAATGTTTACACAAAATATTAAGCCATGACAGATGAATTTAAAGATGCTTTTACAAGAGCACAATCCTTGCAGAGAAGATTCAATCCTGATTACATGAACTCCTTTTCGTTAGCGATTAAATACGATAGCTATTATGAGGAATATATGGAGATTGAATTGAGAACAGATAATGACAAGTTCTTTATTTCTACATTGACATGTGTTTACGAAGAGGATTATACTCTAAGATTAGACGAATTAGAAAAAACAATAGATAAATTATTAACAGATGAAGACGGAGAATAAAAAAGTTATTTTTGTAAGTCTGTTGGATATTATAAGTATTCCATCAGGTAATGAGCATCCTGTAGATATTACGGATTTTCAGCTTAAGCACGATTTCTTTAGAGCGTTGCAAGCAGATGATAATATAGTCCGTGTCAACATCTTAGGATATGACAAGAACCAAGTAATGTATTCAAGCGATATAACATTCGCAAAAATGGTATCGGTTATTACTTACGAAATTGCTATGTATGCTGATAAGGCGGTAGTTCCATATCGCTCTACTGATAATATTGATGATACTTTTGTTGATGCTGCAAAAAGCACCGAGAGTATAGAGTTTCTCAAAGACAAATCTAATTGGCTGATTATTGGGAACGATGATCTGGCTGATAAATTTGGGGTTGACAATATAACAATGAATGATTTCGTCAATGGAGAACTTGGAGAATATTCTGAAGGAGCTAAGGCAGCAGAAAAGAGATAAACATATTAAACCGGAAATCTTGACCTTAGCAACCATAAAGAATAGGTACGGAAAAGACCCGTTACCTGAGTTACGCAATTTATGGGCAAAAGGACTGGTTAAGAATTGTAGAACTTTAAATGATTTAGGCTTTATATATAATGGATAAGGAGTTAACAAAAAAGTTAGTTGCACAAGGCAAGGCTTATGTACTTGACTTGCGAGGTGGTAATGTTCCTTACAAGGAAGGTAATGCTGCGGCAGTTGATTTTTACTGTCCACAAGATGTAGTTTTGAACATGCCTTGGGTGAAAATGGGTAGAGGTCACATAAACCTGCATTTAGGTGTAGAACTTCCTAAAGATGTTGGTTTGGATATTCGTTCACGTTCCGGCTTTACGGATAAAGGTATGCTTGTAGATATGGCTTTCATCGGCAAGGATGAAACACAAGTTGGCTACATGACTAATGTTAGAGCGGATATTGATATTTGTCTAGGTCTGGTCGATGAAGACTATAGGGACGATATTGGTGCGCTTTATAGAGTAAATTCCGACCGTTATATGCCGACAAAGGATAGCAAATTTAAACTTGATTCTGATTACGAATATTATGTTTTCGTAGTCAAGAAAGGTACTCGTATTTGTCAGGGTGCATTCCGCAAGGTAGAAAATCCAAATTGCATTCTAGGAGAGTTGAACATGGAAAATAATCGAGGTGGAGGATATGGTCATGGCGGAGCAAAATAACTATGGATGTTGCGAATATGCTAACAAGTATATCTTTGAGATTAGACATTTGGCAGACATGATTGAATGCAAGGATAATGCCGCTTTCGTTTCATCTCTTAGGGAGGACTTTGGAAAGCTCGGATTATTTTCAAGCGCAGCCAATTTCCTTCGTCTTATGTATGAGATTCGAGCATCTTCTGAAGACAAAGAAACCTTACGAAATCATATCTGCGTAATGGCGATGGAAGCCTTGCTTACGCTCTCTTGGTTTATTGTCTCAGATTATAACGACATCATCGGGTCGCAAATCGAGTTTTTCAAAACCAAGAATAAGCGGTATGGAAACGCTTTCTCGGAATGTTTCTCTAAGGATGGTTATCCGTATGCATTCGGTCATTTGCAAGAGAAAATTAATCGTATTTGCTCTTTGCTTACTTTAAACGAGGAAGCTAAAGAAGAGCCTATTCTTGACAGCTATAAAGACTTGTTGGGATATTGCATTTTAACTCTAATAGAAATAAAATGAAATACCGGATTAAAAGAATTGAAAAGGTTATCAATGGGCAGAGTTCGTTTGAGCACTGCTCGTTGGTAGTTTCCGACATAGAAATGTTTAGAAAACAAATAAATGCAGACGAGGTTAACTTCGTCTATGAAATGTTGAACTAAAAACAGAAAAGAATGAAAGAACCAGACATTGAAATGAATCTAAAGAAAATCATGGAACGCATAAAATGGATTAGAGAAACTAAGGCCATCTTATCCAAGGAAGAAATAAGTCTTTCCATTCCATTGATGCAAGATTTATCGCAAGTAGGCAATATTTACGATAAATTTATGAGCTATCATGCCGGAAGAAATTCCACAATGGTACGCAAGCAATTTATCTTTGTTATTCTTTACCTTTATTCTCCTAGTGCCCTTGGCGGTTCTAAGATGAGAAGAGGGCTAAGAGAGAAAATCGCTAAGGTTTTGGGGTGTACATGTTCTAATGTGAGCCATGATTACAAGAATATCAGTTTCTATTATGTTACTTACCGAAGTTTCCGTAATGACGTGAATGAGATATTGGATAAGCTATTAATAGATTTGGGTTTAAAAGAGATAGGGGAAGAATAGATTCCCCTACCCTTTTTTATTATTGCAACTTCAACTGCTGTTTTATGCCTAGTCTTTTTGCTTCTTTACTAAAAAGGTCTATTTTACGTTTTACTTCATCTTTAAACTCATCAAACAATGCTATTAAAGCCTCTTGCTCGGTATCAAAAAGTGATTCCTCTCTAATTGTATGCTGTTTAGTTCGTTCACAATAGTCGGGTTTGTATTTATAATCTATCCACCAACCTGAAGGACTAAATTCGTTCCCCTCGAACCAAGAAACGTTGCAGCATCCCTTTATTATACAGCGTTGCGGATGTTCAAACCAACCATCTATATACCAAGCAATATCACCATTCCTATATTTTGGGATGGGTCTTTCCTCTTTGTTCGTATACTTATATTTTTCCATATTCTCGCTTTTTATTACTTATAGAAATCCCTATTATAAACACCTGAGAGCTTTTGCATATCTTCCTCTGTTATATAGTATTTTCGATTTAACTGATATTGAATATAATCTCCATACTCTACATCTTTACATGGAAAGAGCTTTCCGTTATCAATTCGTTTAAATACTATATTATAATCTGTCCTCACTCCTTTATTAATAATTGAGAAGTGACTTCCTACAGACTCTCGCTTATCTATTACTTCATACCAAAAAGTTTTGCCTTTATGAAAACTATCATCAATAGCCGCATAAACAACAACTCCTATTATAAAAAGAACAAATAAAAGCTTAAAAAAATAGTTATCTTTTTCCATACACTTAACTCTTTTTTATTTTTAAATACTTCAACTTTGCGAATCGGTATGAATTGTATATTCCACCAAGCGTTTTATACACTTTAGATGTGAAGCACTGAATGCAGCCTGTATAATCATCAAAACCTAAGATGATATACTTATCTTCAAGATAACCTGCCACGTATGCGCCAATGTCCTTACCTTTATAAAGAACTGGTTTTCCACAATACGCATTAAAAAATTCTTTATTTGTCATACGCTATACTATTTTAGTTCATCAAAGTCAAACCACTCTATCTTATCGTAGCATTCGTACATAGTTTCTATACGTTGTGTGCCGTCACCTCTAGTGACAATCCATACATCATCACTCATTGCTCCGTAGTGAAGAGCCGTAGGGTTTACACCGCCACCACTATATCGGAACATTACCCACTTTTTTAATGGTGGCTTCTCTTCCTTTAGGTCGTGCCATAACGATGCTGCGTTCACGTAAGGAACGTTTTCTGTATCGCAATCGGTAGCGTTAATCTTCTCTGTACTGAACGTTACACCATCTAATTCATTGTAATCTACCTCATCCTTGTTGCTACTGATGTTGAGATAAATCTTCTTTGGCAAATTCTTTATTTTCATATTACTTAAATTTAATAATAAAAAACTCTGTATAAAGCCACTTGTCGGGGCATAAACCTTTCTTTGGCTTGCCGATGCTAATGCTCTCAATCTCCTTTTCGATGCGTGGGCTATCCTTGCGGTAGCCGTTGATGAAGAGGACGTGGGTGAACGGAATAACCTTTAACCACTTATTTTTTATAAATCGTGTTAATAACTGAGCAATAGTCTCATCAATCAAAATGTATACAATGTTCCTTGTGATTTTTTCGTACTTACAAGGCTTTTTGTGTCTATCTTTTATTTGATAGAATAATCTTTTCAGCCAATACATTTTTATTTCTCTATACTCTTCCGTCTTCTCGCCAGCCACAATCATATCGAACCACTCCTTGCGGACAGTGAGGGTCAATATTTTCTTTTTCATCTTTCCACCTCCTCCCAGTCATTTGCGAGAATATTGCTACACGATATATCGACTACTGATACATGAGGTTTTCCTGTAATATATACATACTCTCTTCCCCAACTATTTTTACCAATAGAATAGGAATCTGAACTACCCCACCCATATCTTTTTACTTTCTTTCCTTCCTTCATTCTTCTCAGAGCCTCCGAGAAGTCAAATGTTTCCTTCTTCATTTCTTCTATCTTTTTAATCCTCATACGCTATTTATTTTGTTAAACTTATCGCCTTTGTGATACGGTGGTCTCGAAGTATAAAACCGCCCAATCTTTTTTTGCGATTTTCTTGAAGAATATCTAATGGTCTGTATCTACAATGTCTTAGATACCAATAAGGAGACTTTTTCAATAGCTTATCAAAAGCTCTGTTTCCTTTATCCCATGTTGAGCACTGTTCGATAACCCTTCGAAAGTCGCAAGCCATTATCTTCTTTGCCAATCTAATCTTCATACGCTATAGTTGCTCTAATTTATTAATTATTTCGTCAAAGCGGTGCATATAATCGAAGTTTGGATTTTCATCATACTTGCGCTCCATTCTGTCATATAGCCAACGTAGATGCTCCGCATCCTCGTGGAACTCTTTAATATCTTGTTCGTCTAAGACAATTTGTTTCTTCATACGCTATTTCTCTTTTCCGTAATACTTTTTTGATAAGTCATTGAATCGCTCATAATTCGGAAGCTTGGGGGAGATTTCAAACTTCATCGTTCTTACATCATACCCTCTATCAGTCATTTCTTTGACAAACTCTTTAGTAAAGACTTTATCGAAGAGATAATGAGCATCTGCTTGGGTCATAAACCCTAAAGGGTGATAAGCACCAATGCAGTTCTCTTTCTTTTTAAGCCTCATACGCTACTTCTTTTTGAGACAAGGACAACTTTCAGCGTGGATAACACAAACGCCATGTTTCGTGTCCACAACCAGATATTCGTGTCCTCTCTCAGTGAATACTGACATGCCAATCTTCTTTGCAGGTTCATTACTATTAGCCAATGAGCGAAAGCCCTCAAAAATCAATGCACCTACAAGTAAGCACAAGACAAACCAAACGGCTGACTTGGCTAAGTCTAAAATCTTTTTCTTCATACGCTATTTTATCTTTCAATTACCACAACTTACCTATCAGATGATGCTCTTGCTTATTGAGAGCAATGCCATACTTGAACATTTCCTCGAAAAGCATAAGACGTTCCTCATTTGTAGCCAACCGAGTAGATTTCTTTTTATCCTCGTTTATTGTAAAATGAGAGCCTACCATTAAATTCTTAGCTTCCTTGTGAAGATAAAGATAGCAGAAGAGGTTGTGAAACTCTGGTCTCCAACGCTTACATAACACAATCCAATCATTATCTATCACAACTATATTGCCTTCGGCAACAATATCTTCAAACATATTATTTTCCATACGCTACTTCTCCTTATCTAACTTGTTACCAATAACTTTTAAACGCCTATTATGTAACATTCTACCAAAAGTATTTGCTGGATAAAGAACAGGGTATTCTGTATTTACCAAACTAAGACTAGTGTTGCCTTGATTCCAAACTACTTCATAGGTGCTGTCCGTCTTCTCATGTCTGAGTAAATCATGTTCATAGATATAAGTTCCGTCACAATCCTTTGCGCCTGTGAATTGGCATACGGTAGAAGGGTCAATACCAACAACACTATAATCACTCATACTGCTAAAGTTATCTACTATGTAGGCTCTTTCTTTTACCCCAGCAGTACTTCTGATTAGGCTACCATAAACCCATTCTCCATTGTCAAGACGTTTAGCCTTGAACTTTATGTTTTCTATTTTCATAAGCTTATTCCTTTTTCCAATATTCATCAATTAAAAAACTAAAAAAGTCACACATAAAAGCTGCAAAAAGAATATAAAATCCAAGCATAACTATTCTTATTTAAGTTCTACTGGTTCATCTTCCCAAGTAAGTTCTCTTCCGATGAGTTTCTTGATGCTGCCTGATGGGAGACCTACATAAGAGAGCGTTGGTAGCCATATACAATCATGCGCTCTATAAGGCTTTCCTTCATAGATGGCTTCAAGCCCACTTTCATCAACTGCTAACCATGCCATAACTATTCTTCCTCTATTAATTTGAAGTTATTAATACTGTACCATCTTGGCTTTTTCTTGCCATCTAACTTGCAACATATCTTTTTGTCAGCACGTATTCCCATGACTTTTGTTCTATGGGAATCATGATACCCACCATAAATTAAGCCTCCAAAAAGTAATCTTGCCCAATTAGTTGTATTGTACTCGACAATACTTCCAAGATGAACTTTTCCCCATTCTTGTTCTGTCATAACTATTCCTCCTTTTCTATAAAATCACGTCCAACACGTTCTAACAACTCCAAAAAGATTCTGTGCTCATGATAAGTGAGTTCCCAAGGATGGTCTTTGTTTCTTTCTACATTTCTTTTGCAATGAGAAACGAGATAATTATAAAATTTCTCTGTTAGCCCTTCTATAGGTTTTACTTTCTTCATATTCAATTCTCCTCAATTTTTACACCAAATGGAAGTCCATCGGCAAACAACAAATTTTTAAAGCTACTTTCAAATGTCTCATCTTCATGTCCACCGAAATCACAGCCATTAGTAATTAAGCATGTGAATGCACGATGTGTTTGATAATTAGCAAAGTACTTATCTTTAACAACACCAAACGGCTGATGTTTCAGCATTTCTTGCCAACACTCTTCTGCGTTGGCAAAAGGGCGGTAGGCAGACTTTGGCTTGATGCGGTACTGAAATGAATGTGGACTGAATTCGTGATAATTTTTATCTACATCATTCCAGTTTGCCGATTTATTATCTTTTATTCTGTATTGAATAGATATTCCTTCGCTGAATGCCTTAATAATAGGCAATAAATCTACTGCTTGATTTCTGTTCATAATCAATCCTCCAATTCTTTTATAATCATTTTTACCAAGTGATAATTATCACCATCCCAACCTTCATCTAACGCTTTGCCATCAGAAGAAGTATGATACCTATTGACGTAATCAAAGATTGCGTTGCAAAAGAAATCATCACTTGTACCCTCGCCAGATTCTTCATCACAGAAACCTTCGTGACTTAGGAGTTCATCACATTCCTTGTGCATACAGATTGCAGACCTGTATTCTGGGACAAACTGACGAATATATTTTTGTCCTACTTCTATTTCACAACCGCACATATAACATCTGTGAGGTTTGCGAGCTTTACGCTCTGAGTTCATAAAATCCATAATTATTCATCTTTTGGGTCAACGAATGGTAGCCAGTACTCTACATCAGGAATATTCCATCCGTTGTAGTCTTTGGCTATCTTTTTATTTACTATATGTCCAAAACTAATTCTTCCGATTGTAGTAAGGACAATAACTTCTTTATCTACTGGTGGTAGCTCATCCTTGACAGATACCCATACTGGAGAAACATTTTTAGGCTTGCGGTCTTGTAGAGTAGCAGTATAGTTAAAGGTAAAAAAATCTACAGGATATTTTTGCCAATGGCTTTCTTCTATTGCCTTATTGATTGCTTCTCTTTTTGAGTTTGCTTCAACCACAACATATTTTGAATTAGATGTTTTGAAATAATCAACTCTATATATTGCCATTATTTAGTCCTCCTATAAATATCTTATCATTGTTTCGTAATCTTCTAAACATTCAGAAGGAATACTTTTAAAATATTCTTCTATTACAGACTTAGCATCATCACCCATATCTTTCAACATGGCAACAAGTGCTTCTTTTTTATCTGAATCAAACATAACCTTAAACATTTCTGTTATAAGGCTTACATGAGATTCATCATGTACTCTATCACGGAATGTTTCTAACATGAAATCATATAATTCTTTATCAGACAGCTTGCACATTAAACTATCCAAGTCTATTGTTACATATACGCTCATTGTTTTACTCTCTTTTAAGAAATTTATTAATCTTATCTCTTATCTGCAACTTGTAGTTATCTCCATACAGATGTTCTTCTGCCCATCTTAAAGCATCCATATATCCTGATTCATAACTATCTTGCATATCATAACAATCATAGATTTTTCTTGTTTCTCCCATATTCTCTTCTTTTTACCCTCTCCCTTTTACAGGAGAGGGTGGTTATTACTAAAGCTCATCAAACTCTTTTTGCAATCTCTGTTTTGTTTCATTCAGAAGCTGCTTGAATTTAGTCTCAAATTCCTTATCACACTGTGACAGTCCCCAAATGGCATCAGCAAGTTTACCATGTGAAACTGAACTCATATTTAAGAGGCTATCTACTTTCGGAATCAAACTTTTTGCTAAGATATTTGCTCTTTTTAATTTATTTATATTCATATTACTATCTATTTATACCTTTTAAAGGATGGTTAATCAACTAATTCTGCTCCAAGATAGTCATAAAAAGAATCATCATGACCTTCCGGAACAAAATCTTTATGCCATAATTCCCAAGGGTCTGTAGCACACCCTCTGTGGTCTATATAAGGATAATATACATGATGTATTTCTTCATATACATTATTTCGATATTTCACTTCCCACCTCATACTCTATCTATTTATGCTCGAAGCAGTTAAACAATCAAAGGCATCAAACCCAAAAATGCTACTACTAAAGCGATTACACTTAAAATAAAAACAAAGATACTTATAGGAATATACCATACACTTTCAGTGTTATCCATTCCAAATTGTACCGTAATATCCAAAATCATTGTTAATACTAATAATAATACACCCATATCTACACCTCAATTTATATGCCCGAAGGAGGTTAAACAATCATTTGTGTCGCAATCCCTAGACCAATGAGAACAAGAAGAAAACCTAGAAATTTATACTTAAAATCCTCTGCATGTAAGAACAAGTATGCTCCAGCTAACGTTAGTATATATTCTAGTACTATGATAATAATCGGGTTTATATCCATTTCTATACCTCCATTTCTGAATTAAGTCTTAAACCAAAGAGAAGGTGCTGCAAGCTGTGTACATAAGGAAGTTCTACGCATATACTGCTACTATAATCAAAGTCGTCAAACCAAAACTTACCATCTTTCGATGTATAAGTAAGAAACAATCCGTCTTTGTAATAGAAGTATGCACAATCATTTATCTTTGATTTCTTCCATTCATTCTTCTCTAGAATCTCTGGAGTTAAAGGAATGGGGCTTAAATCATGTATACTAGCTTGTTCAAAAGATGTAGTATCTTCTATAATACACAACTCTGACTCAGGATCAACCTTTATTATACTATAGAACTGTCCAAAGCATAAAACTAAATCACCTATTATAAGTTCTCTTGCTTTCATTTTCTACCTCGCTTTCTTTTTAAAAGTTTCTGACCACATTCCTTTGGAAAGGTTGTGTCAATAATGGGAACCTTTGGGAGAGATTCTTTTGAATACATATAATAAGGATAGTAGCCATCAACATCAGGATATATCATTGCTCACCTCCTTTCTTTGGCAGTAAATCATCCAAGTATAACCAACCTTCAATTCCATATATATTATGTAGGTTGCGTAATTGGTCTAAAACAAAACCTACATTTAGAATACTGACACTTCCGTTTATCAAGACTAACAATCTTCCTTTACCAAACTTTGGCTCTTCATTAGCATCATGCCACAAGTTCTTAAGAAACTCTTTGATAGCCCACTTAGCACCTGTAATAAATGAATTTTCAATTAACTCAGTTTCTGCATCAACTACTTCTTCAGAGCATTGCATGGGAGTGCCAAGAGTACTACCATGCATAGATGCTATAAGCTCAAATCTGTGAAGGTTTGCAGCAGTTTCTATTTTCTTATCGTCTATCATAATCTATCCTTTCTTTTCCTAAGTTCTAACATTCTCCTTGTTCTACGGCTTTCCTTGCCACTATGATAGCAAAGACGCTCTATTACTTGGTCATTACTTTTATAGGCACGAGCTTCATTATCAAATGCTTTTTTAAGAGATATGCCTGAAGATAATATTATATTATTTGCGATATTATCATCCATCATACCTAACCCTCCACATCTTTAGTCGTACCTAACAAGTGCTCGTTTCCTTCGTAAGGAATGCAGTGAAACCAAGCACAACCATTCTCACACATAAAGTGGTTTTCGTCTTTATAGCCGAAGAAACTCGCTTTCCATTTTTGGTCTTTATTATCTCTAACCAACACTTTGTCGAATGGTTTCAGCTCAACCTTTGGCTTCAAGTCCACAATCATTTTATGCTCGCTATCCCAATCTTTATTTTCCTTTGCGAGTGCGTCAAATAACTGCTGCTTTTCTGAGTCAGTGGCATGGCGAAATATCTTAATATCGGATGGAGATAATACTACAGGGCCTTCTCTAAGGTATGTGTCATGTTCGTTAGACTCACATAAAGCTGGACTAAATTTATACTTATCAATTTCTTTCTCTTTTCTAAAGATAGCAATCATTGAGCTTGTATTTATGCCAAGCATATGAGACTCAGCAAAAACTATATCCCCATCCTTGAACTCTGGTAGAGCCTTCTCTACTTCAAGGGTCTGACGATTGAGTTTACCACCCAACTTCTCTTCGAGATCTTCAAAATAATTTTCAACATTGCCACTGTCATTTATTTTACTAAAGTTACTAGTATAATAACTTCTATCAATTACTAATGTTCTATCCTCATAAGTACTTAGGCTATATTTACCTTGAAATTTAGTATAATTTTCATCTATGAATTTTTCAAAGATGACTCTTTGTCCTACCCCTACAAGAACATCACCTTTTTTCCAATCAAATTTATACCAGTTACGCATTTCCTTTGATGGGAAAATAATACACTCTCCATCATCATACAAGTTGCCATTTTTATCAAAAGTACCTTCTCCACCATTCATAAAGCCAAACTTCGAACTATAGAAAGATACTTTGAAACTTTTATCGTCTGCCTCTTTCAACTCACATTTACCACAAGCAGAAGAGTACAACTTGGTTCCTTGTGGCTTATCCTTCAAAATTTTTGCTATATTAATCTTTGCTTCCATAACCTTAACCATTTAAAGATGATAATAACTACTTGATACCTTTGCACTCCAATCGAAGCAGCCCACGGCATCCGGCTTTAAGAAGCGTTTCTCTAACTTCTCCAAAGCCTCTTTATACTTCTGCTCCATGTGCTTGCAATGAAGTCTCTGAGCTAATTTAAGTTGCTCGACAACACCCTTGCGAGCAACTCTATATTGTTTATCGGACATCATAGCCTTATTCGTTCACATAGTTGATTACTTGCTCTTGACCTTGCTCATGCAAGTTATCGAAAGCGTCTTCTATAACTTTAGCTGTCTGATCGCCATTAAGGTTCTCCAGCATTTCGCCAACTACCTCTATCTGCTGGTCTGTTGCTAAAGAGCAAAACTTGTCAATAAGAAAGCTCTTCTGTGCATGGACGAGCATATCATCGAATAAATCCGATACATCTACACTAACTTTATAATATGCCATAATTTGAAATTTTAAAAGTAATTAGTTGTACCACACATCATTTGGCATAAGAGCCAATTTCCATCCATACTCTAGTTCATACCTTAATATTTTAAGGTCGTTACTCATTACAGACGAAAGACCTACAAACTTATTTTCGTACTCCATAGTCAAAAATTAGTAGCCATATTTATAACGCAAATAATTAGCTTCTGAGCCAAAATAAAGCTCAGTGTCGCTCATATTTGCCTCCATCAAGTCTTTCTCTACATCTTTATAAGAAGGCACGCAATCCTTAACTCTTTGGCAGAATAAAGGATATTTTGAAGAAACATCTTCTCCGTCTTCATCATAGATATTAATCTTATCTACATTGTAATATGGATAAGAAGAAATATTCCCATCTGAATGGATAACCTTTCTACTCTTAACGGACACCACGATTTCAGCAGGTTTGTTAATAGCATCAAACTCGCAAGTAAAATCATCAAGCTGCGCCTCAAAAGCCGCATCATTAATCTTTTCAGATAAGTTTTCAAAAAACTTTTTCATTTTCTTCTTACAGTTTTTATGGTGTGTCTCACCTTTTAAAATTAGTAACCTTTATTTCTTAATTACGATGCAAAGATACAAAGAATATTCGAAACATGCAAATTATTTAATGTATTTCGTTTGTCTTTTAACACTCTATAATACTGCTAACAAATAATTTGCTGACGTTAACACAAAAATCCCCACCACTACATTATTATATATAGTGATGGGGCAAACACCCAAGGGTATTTTGTCTTTGGGCTACTTTTCTTCCTTATCTTTAATTTCAACGAAATTGCCAATTCCCAAACGAGCCTTGTTGATGCAAGACGCAATCCAACCTATCAGATAGGCAGAAGGCTCGCCTCCGTGCTCCATACCAATAGCACCCTCGATGGCATCGCAGGCGTGAGAAGCTTCATGGCAACAAACTCCCATCCTCATAGAATTCTTGCTTGCAAAATTAATAAATGAACAAAGCTTCTTATTCGATTTTTCTCTAACGTTATCGTAGGTTATTGCGTCAGCATTAGAGAAATCAACCCTCAAAACCCCGCCATTTCTACCTTCAAAACACTTGTTAGCGTCCTCTTGGTTCATACCAATAGCGACACACAACATCCTTGGATAGATAACAGGGTCGTATTCGTAATATCCTTTCTTCTTCATATCTCATCGTTTTTATGTTCTTCCCATCCATGCCTCGAAAAAGCATACCAAGTATCACAAATATCAAGAGCGAGAATGTTGCCTTGGTCAATACAAAAATCGCTATCAAAGCCTTCAATTTGAACATACATCACTGCTATAGTATCATAAGGAACGCTACGACCTTCAAGACAAGGGCTTTTAAAATTCTTAGTCTTGTATAAACTTGTAACAATTGGCACTTGAAGAACGTCTGAAATATTCTCAGTGCTAATCTCTATCGACTTCTTAAACTTCTTCATATTCTCAACTATTTAAATTTCTCAAAGTAGAACTCAATTTGTCTATCAAAGTGCTCTTCGATTAAACCATAAGCAAGCGACATCTTTACTTGGAAAGAAGCCTTACCATTAAGCAATCCTTTAGCCTGTCTAGTAATCTCTGAGCGAAATTGTTCCAAACTCATATCACGCTTACGAAGATTACAAGACCTGCAAGATGGCATATAGTTCTCCATGGAATCATCGCCATGGGATACGACAAACTTTCCCTCCTTGTCGCTCCACCGAGAGTAACACCCTCGATTCTTCGGAACAAGATGGTCAACCTGCATATCCTTATACTCTATACTCTTGCCGCAATAAGCACAATGCCCATCGTATTTTCGATATATTTTAAGTCTATCTTCTTTTTTCATAATCGTTAATGTTACCTATCAATATGCCACTTAGAGCAAACCTTGCATAAGTAAGGATGCCAGCCGGAAGCCTTCAACTTCGAACTCTGATTCAGAAACTCCCAAGCATCATCCTCGTTTTCATAAGCTACCTTCGCCTTCCAAGACTGACCTTTTCTAACCCAATGCTCAGGATCTGGATGCAAATAACAAGGAATACATTTATTTCTTTTCTTCATAACTTCTTCAGAAATTTAAGTTGAAACCCTTCTGCCTTTTTTATTCCTGGGTATAGTTCCGTCAGAACCTCCCACACTCTTGTCTTGTGCCGATGCCACATAGTTACCGGATGCACACGTTCACCACTTGGTAATACATAGAAATCAGCCTTAATGGTATCAATATGTTCATAGTTTGCAGCTTTATATATAGTTCCCTTGTTACCTATGGACGTATCGGCATAAGATATAAGGTATTTGATTTCCTTATGCGTTGCCCTTATATACTTGTGCAAGAGAGAAAGACAAATCGTCTCGCTATACTTTGGCATATCATCAGACAACCACATTCTGTCAAATTCCCTTACTTGATGGTAATCCAACACTTCGCCCTTTTCAGTCTTGATATGCGGTCGGATTCCATACCCTATTTGCATAGCACCCCTAATCTTGCCTTTGTATAAGACCAATAGGTTTAAACAACTGTTCTTCGTTACCTTATGAGAGAAATGGTGTGGAACGATGATAGCGTCAGCCTGTGCCTTATCACATTCCAATAACATTATTTCCTTTTCCTTACATTCGTAACCGATAATAAATCCGCAGAGACCTAGCACTGGGGACTTGTTCAACTTTCTTCTTTTCATATCAATAATACCTCCAAAAATAACGTTTGAAATTATCAAGCAAATGCTCTATACAAGCATTGATTTCGCCTTCTCTCAAGAATCTATTGCAAAATTCTACCAATTCATCACGTACCAACCCACGTTTTAAGGCTTCGTCTCTCATAGCTCTTATCAGAGCATCCGTAATCTCTTTATTCCCATTTCTTACAACTGGATCACATTGAAATATCATACGCATAACTAAAATTTAGAACAGACTTAATTGCCTACTCATGTTCTTTAATTCGTTATTGGCAAAATCGACTTGTCGTTGGTCTATCTCAAAGCCGACATACTGCCTTTCAAGATTAACACAAGCCCTTGCCGTTGTACCGCTCCCCATAAATGGGTCTAGAACGACATCACCAACATTTGTTGAGTTTCTGATTAGTATCTCCATCAACTTCACTGGTTTTTCTGTTTGATTAATCAACCCATCCTTATCCTTGCGTTTGTTGGTAGGAATAGGAACACTCAGAATATCAGATGTACCACATTCATTTATAGGTCTGTCACCTCCTTTGCGGAGCATGATGATATACTCTTTCTGAGCCATATAATAACGACCACATATCTTTGCGCATTTATCCCATATTAAGCATTTAGTGAAGTGAAATCCGCTCTTTCCTATCACATCAAGAAAATGCATTAAGTTAAAATCATTACACATCAGATAACAATGAGACCTGTCCTTTAATATCCGGTACAAATCATTAATATACTCGGAAATATCAATATCGTTGCTTTTGAATATCTTACCCTTTCTCGTCTGAGAGTCAGTCCAATATCCTCCCATATTCCCTGAGCCGCCTCTAGACTGAACCGGATAAGCCACATCGGAACATACGAGGTCTATGCTATCATTGTCTATCAGCTTCAATAGCTTTCTGCAATCGCCTTGGTAAATTTTATTAATCTCCAGCATATCCAAACATATCTTTTTGGTTAGACATTTCTTCCTTAATTCTTCTCTGTGCCACATTGAAATAATCCTTATCCAATTCAAAGCCAAGGAACTTTCTGTTGGTACGCAAACAAGCAAGAGCTGTACTTGCGCTTCCCATAAAGCCATCAAACACCAAGTCGCCTTCATTTGATGATTTCAAGATGCATTGCATTAGCAAAGGGATTGGTTTCTCGTTCTGATGTACCAATTTATCTGATGGAACTCTATCAAAGTCCCATACATCCTCCAAACGCTTCCCATTTATGGTTCGTCTGCCTTTATTCAAGTACAGGATTGGCTCGTAACATTGACCACATTGCGCCTCTAAATCTCCAGCCGTATGGTTGTTCTTTCGCCAAATGAGCACATTCTTAATGGTAAACCCTGCATTCCTCGCTTGTTGCATAAAAAAGTCTAAGGTCTTGGCACTACAGAAAATATAAGCAGCACTATCATCCTTTAAAATCCGGTAGCATTCGCTCATATAATCAATAATCAATTGCTCATTATCATCATTGAGTATTTCCTTAGAGAAACGATGGTCGTCAGCTCTCCACCCAGTCTTGTAGGCAATGCAATACGGAGGGTCAGTAACAATCAAATCCACCTCCCCACTCTCTATTTGTTTCATTCCTTCTATACAGTCGGAATTGTATATTCTGTTTAATTCTAGCATATCAAATCTCTTTAATAGCGTTAACATAAGCTTCGTGAGCTTCTTCTTGCGTCCCAAAGCATCCGATATAAATTTTCTTCTTACCTATCTGGTACTGAGCTTGCCATTTTCTGTTGTTCTTATTCCACGTCACGCCCAAGTATACCGATGAAGTCTTTTTTGCTATAGCCGAATAAACCATATTGTATCTTGCAGTGCAATACTCCAAGTTGTCTACATCGTTATTCGTCTTGTCGAAATCCTTATGATTCACCATCGGCAACGCATCTGGATTATCCAAGAAAGCCTGAGCTACCAAACGATGGATATAGAACATTTTGCGTTTTCCGTTCTTGTAAAGCCATACCTTCAGATAACCTTTTGGTGTCTTGCAAGGTGCGATTTCCTTTAATTTGGACGTTCTCCCAATAGTAAAAACATGTCCCAGCTTGCTAACATAATACCTTTCGTAATTCTTTATAGGCTTTATATCACCAAGAAACCTTGTTATACATTTATCTTTCATTGTTACCTCCTTTTTCAAAGAAACTTGAATATATGGCTTGCGCCTCCTTTGTATCTAGCAAATCAATATCATTGTAAAACCTTCTGTACACAACGCACAGCCTTTCGTCATTTCCGATTTCTCTTGCTTTAGCTATTTGCTGACAAGACTCCATGAGAAATGCACTTATCTTCTCGTAACTTCGCTTCTGTGTCATCTTTAGCATATCCATGCTTACAAAGGTTTTGTAGTGGATGATATGCTTTTCTTGCTCGTATTCTGTGAGTATAAGCCCTTCCGGAATAGCAAATACCACTCTTCTTGTCTTGTCATCACTATAGAGCTGAACTGCACCTGTAAACGATGTATATATCTTTTGTAATATCTTTGCTATCGGCAAATCCTTTTTCAAATACCTTTCTGCATATCTCTTCAGAAAATGAACGCTCATAGCAAAACAATCCTCGCTATACCCGTCATTTCTGCTCATAGGAATATACTCGTTAGTTTCCTTCAGATAAATGAATACACCTGAGACAAAGACACCTCCATGCTTTACACCTACAACGATGAAATAATCGGCATTCCGTGTAACCAATTCGTATGTCTTGGTTATCTGTCTTACGTTCTGCTTTCTCATTTCACGTTTAAGCTCATTAGCTTTTCGCATCTGAAACTCATAGATTCTAACTTCATCTAAGTTTCGTACCCTACGCATCTCACCCGAAGTCATACTTGCTGTTATCATGCGCATTCCTCCTTTTTAATCTTTGACAACCAACAATCCCAGATTCTCGTAGCTACATTAGCCATCATAACTGGTGGAACACACATTCCGCAAGCAAACCAAGGCTTCATACCATTAAAGTCATAATCTTCCGGAAATGTTGATGCTAAAATCGTATCATGCGCTGAAATATAACTTGGATTATCAAAATACAAAAGCCTATCTTCCATTGCTGATATAGTATTGCATACTTTATCCTTTTTAAGAAACATATTATTGAACATAGAAAGACGATTATCCATCCGTTTGACAATATCACCGATAGAATTGTCTTTCTCGTTTCTATGCTCCCAATACTTCATCACTCCTTTTGGAATCTGTCTTCCACTATAGTCTGAGAACTCATCCAGGACAATTTCTTTCTCGTTGAAGTCCATATCTATCTTAGGCACTCGCTCGAACAAATCCTTCTGAACCATAAACGGCTTGCAAAGGTCTTTGCGTAATCCTAGGAAGAACACCCTAGGTCGATTCTGAGGAACACCCATATTACGTGCATTAAGCAACCAATGCTGCAAGATATATCCGGCATTATCCATCTGACTGTAAATCTCTTTCACGTACTCGATAGCTTCACCTTGCAACAAACCTTGGACATTCTCAAAAACCACTACCTTTGGTTGTAGTTCTTTAGCGAGGGCGATTGAGTAAAAAGCCAAATCGTCAAGCCTTTGTGCTTTCTGACCTTCTCGGAATACTTTTTCCTTTCCCCAAGCTTTTTGGCGGTCACCTGCAATACTGAATACCGAACATGGGAAACTAGCATCCAATATATCCAGATTATGCAACTCTTCCTTCATAATATGCCCCCCCATATTGATATTGGCAATCAGCTCACGAATATCACAATTGAAAGAATACTTGACATCGTGATTCTTCAAGTACATCTTCATAACCTTTGGGTCTATCTCGTTACATGCTACAACATCGTAGCCAGCTAATTTATAACCAAAGGAACTGCCACCTCCGCAACAGAAGCAAGACATAACCTTACCTTTGTCTTTTGTGAAATTAGCATCTTTTTTAGTCCATCTATAAGGGAACTTGTGCTCGTTTTTATACATTTATCTACCATAAAAAACAATCGTTAATAAAAACCGATGTATAAAAATAACCACAAGTAATATGGTTGTAAAAAGGGTTTCTAACCCTTGAATTTAGATTCTGTTTTCTTCGGCAATGCGTCTTAAATAATCATCCGCAGCGTTATCGTCTATTTTCGACTTAAGAGACATTCCTGTGTTATATCCTATCATTAAGGATACATTCTTGCTCTTTTTCTTGTTCTTTCCATATCGCAAGCTAAAAACCTTTCCTAGCCAAGCTATACCAACAATGCCATCTGATACAACTATTGTCGGCAACAAAACAAATACTTTATATATCATCGCAATCTAATTGAGAGTTAAAAATATATCTATTCTGATTCAACCAAAGCTCCACGTAGTCAGCCTTGATTTTCAGAAATTCTTCGTATGTGTAGCATTTCTGCTGCTTACCACCTTTGTTCCAATAATAGGCAACTCCTCCCAAAGAAAAGAAGTCTATCAAGTCCATTTCCTTTCGCTCCGGTTCTTCACGCTTTTTCTTTTGCCTATATCTACTTACAGCAAGCAATATGAGACAAACGCAAAGCAACACGGAAACCAGTATCTCGAATATTAACCTTACGTCTTGCATCTTTTCTTAAAAACAAAAACACGAAACTACCGATTGCAAAGTCAAAGGAATAGTGACTCGGACTGCCTTTCGGTATAGTCCATCGGGTTTCGTGTCTCTAATATCTTATCAATTTCTTAAATCGCCATTTTATCCTTTTTTGTTCTGCGCTTGCAAAGATAAATAATATTTCGCTAACCTGCAAACGTTTTAGTGCTTTTAATACTTTATTTGCATTATTTTAAACTTACCCTTTTTTGAAGTTCATCCCAAACTCTTCTTCCGTTACCTCATACATTACATCACCATATGCTACTCTTTGCTTGTCTTTTGCCATCAGCAATAAGTTTCTATAAGGTATCTCTTTCACGACTTCTTGGTAAGATAAGTGCAGACTATCCATAAAAGATGCAATCTGCCCTAAGAGTGTATCGTTACCTATGGTCGTGGTTTTGCTATCATCCTTGCCGCACTCTTCGCCAAAATTGATAGCGTCTGAAAATCCTTTATAGAGATTAAGGAATAAGCCGTTTGTAAGCCATTGACAACCTCTTCAAGCGTTCCTTTAGATAATTCATCACTAATGGATTCATCGCCTTGTATGAATACGGATAACGCCTTGCAAGCATCATCCAAATTCTTAAGCATACCTAAGACTTCCGCTAAGGTCTTGCCCTCCTCAAAACTATCAAGGTATTTAGCCGCCTTGACCAATTTTATAATTGTAGGTGGTGAAATATAATAAGCCTTTCCATTCACGATTATCGTTACGGTATCCTCTCCAAGAATTGCATCCGCAACTAATTTACTTGCCTTACTCATGGTTCTTAATATTAAAAAAGGGGAACGGCATTAACACCATCCCCCTCGATCATTTATTGCCTATGTCTTATCCCTGTTCTACTACCGCAGAGCCTTCCCATTGGTACTCGCCAGCAACACCATCGGTCTCGCTTTCCATAGCAACGGCAGAAATACCCAAAGTGATATTCTTGTCCTGCTGGTCACCCTTGGCTACGATAGCTGCATTTGAGAAGACAATGTAGTTTCCGGTCTTGGTCTGAGCAACGATGCACTTGTTGATATTAGCCAAATCTTGGCTAGAAGACCAACCTACTGCTTCTGCCTCCGTTGTAGTCTCTTCTCCGGTTGCCTTGTACATCTTACCACCCTGCAAGTCTACCTTGTTCTTCCATGAGAATACACCAATAGAGAATGTAATTGTCTTAGCACCCTCATCAGTCTTGTCACGATAGTAAACCTGTCCGTTCAGCTCGTTCTTGTACTCGGTAACACTAGGGTCATCCTGAGAATATCCCCATGTTCCCTCATGGCTGTTCAAGACCTCTGTTGCGGTTTTCAACCATGTAGCCAACTTAGCAGGTGTATTTGCCTCGGTAAGAGGAGCACCATACCAAATTCTCTTGATTCCAATAAATGGTTTCATCTTATCTTACGTTTAATGTTTCAAAATCAATAGTAATGTTTGCGTAATGACAACTCAACCTACTCTCTTGCTCTATGCCGTGGGAGCGGATAGAATAACGATACCATACATCCTCAACATTTCCGACTTCATTGTCGGACAAGGCTTCAATAGCCTTCTTTAAAAGCTCGTTCAATTGAGGATTAGCATCGCCCTCTATATCTTTGAGCAATATGTTTACCTCTATAGTACAATCGTTGAAATAAGTCTTATCTGCACTCATGCGCTTAGGAATAATGACTATCAAACCATCATCGGGAATCTTCTCACCGACCATAGGCTTTTCCCCATCAAGTCCACCCTTTTTCAGATGTCCTTTCAGTCTACGTTCCAATCCCATAAGTTCCAAGTCATCATAGATTACATGACCAGCATCTATTTCTGTTATCATCGCATATCCTCGATTTCTTTCTTGATATATTGAATACCCGAATCTATAACATCATATCCCCTAGAGGAAACATCAGACGCATATTCCGCTTTGTTGCCAATGGTCAAGGTATGGTCATGTACATTACTATAGTTAGACCTTCTGAGATTACCTGTGCGGTTTCGGTAGTTTCCGTTAGCCTTATCAAGTTCAACGGCTGTTTTACCTAACCTATCAAGGAATTCATCTACTTCCCTTTCTCCCTGCGCAAAGAAAGCGTCTATCTCATCCTTTATAACATCAGACATAGATACTCATATAACCAAGATAATTGCACTTAGGGGCATTATAGACCTTTCCACCTCCTCGGTAGATTCCATCATCGGAATAGACCTTGACTTCATCGCCTTCGGAAATCTGGCACTTGTCACAAACAATGTGATATTTCGGTGTATATATGCTACCATTATCGGTAGTGAAATGCTCGGTAGAGTTGTCATCGCACCGACAACGCCCCATTTCTTTCCATTCCTCAGAAGAGCTAATGACCTCGTTGTACTTGTTGACAACCTTATTCACGAACTTCTTCTTTAATATGTGAGGAGAATATAACATAACCTAGACATTTACCAAATATCAGACTTATCCGTGATAGTGGAAAGCCCTAAAGCTGCCACCACTTCATCATTCGGAGCAACACCATATTTTCGGCAAAGCCACATATAGTATTGCCCTATCCTAGAGTAGTCCCAAGAGACTGAGAATCCATTTTCGTTCACATTGCTCATATATGGGGCAAGCATAAGTTCCTCGATTACGGAAATCATCGCCTTGCCTACAACTTGCGAGTTGTCAGACGTATATTCTTCGTCAAGGTCTATACCTGACGAAACATCTTCCAACTGGGCATCGGTAATATTCCATGCACGCAACTTCTGTGAAATGTATTCTCTTATCTTCATGTGACATCATTATTTCTGAGCCTGACTCATAGCCTCAGCGATTTTCTTTGCAGCCTCCTGCTCGCTCTTTGCTTTTTCGTCAAGTTCTTCTTCTACATTCTCCTTTTGGGAATTCTCTTCGGTTGACTCGACAGCATCCTTTCTTGGAGTTTTCTCCTTTTTAGGCTTGCTCTCCTTTTTCTCCTTCAAAACTTCCTTCTTAGGTGTCTCTTCTGACTTCTTTTCTTCTTCCTTTACAGGATTTTCCTTTCCATCATTCAAGACTTCCTTTTTAGGAGTATCTTTAATTTCCTTATCGTCTTTTAGAGGTGCAGAATGGTTATCATCCTGCACCTCCAACATCTTGCAAAGCTTACGTTCGATAAGGGAGTTCATGCGTTCTTCGTCAAAGTCCAAGACTGCACCAACTTCATAGATGGTGTTAAAATGAAACTTATCACGGAACGGACTAATTACCTCACCTCTCATAAGCCTAACCTACTGCTTGTGTTGAGTCCAAAGAGTAGATAGCATCAACGTTATTCAAGATAGGAACAACCATTGCTTGTGAGCTGGTGAACTCACGGAGTGGGTCGTTTGTAGAATAACGACTAGCCAAGATATACTCATCGGCTGACTGATAAGTTACACCTGCAACTGGTCTTGTAGCTTCGGCTACGTTAGTCCAGAACAAATCACCCAAGTTGTCATAGCATGTAAAGGTCATGTGACCCTTAGCCCAAGGGTTGTGTGTTCCCTTCTTTCCGTTAATCTCGGTCTTGATTGTACGGGCTACACGTACCAAGTTGGTCTGCCACTTATTTCTGAAGATAGACGCAATCTGCTCAAAGCTCAAAATAGGAATATTGCTATCACTATTGATTGCAATGCCCTGATTGAATGCAAACTGAGCACGAACCTGCTTGTTCTTGCCAAGCAACTTGATTGTGTAATCATCAAGATAACAAGTAGTGATGGTGTTTTGGTCTTCCATCGCCTTGTCGTAAACCAATTGGATGTCATCAAGTGGAGTTGCGTCTTCTGCGTCCCAAGCCTTAGCACCGTGGCCAAACTTATTCTTCTCGGCAAAACCTACATCAACTCGGACACCAGTACCACCGGAACGAGTTGCCAAAGCTACACCTGTTGACAGCTCACTGAGGAACATATCTTCAATACGCTCGTAAACCGCCTGAATACAACGAGGAAGGTCTGCAAACAAGTTACGCAAAATCTGTGGCTGAGGCAAACGTTGCGCAATCATGTTATCCAAATCCTTAAGCTGCTTCTCTGACATGTAAAGCTTCATACCAACCTTTGGGATTTGACCCTCAGCGGTTGAAACCTTATCACGGCTCTTCAATGGAAGTTCTGCATCCATTGATACAACATCAGCAGCAACTCGTGTGTATTCCGCAGTAATTGATGCCCAGCGTCCGTCCTGACTATATGTGTTAGTCAAGTGGTCTCGGTACATATAGGTCAATGCAGTCTGATTCTTGCCGTTCAACTTCTCTACTACACTTGCAACAAGTTGTGGGAAGTATTTATTGACCAACTGAAAATAAAGTGATTTTTCCATCTGTTATCCTCCTTCTTTTAGTCTTTGTCCATGGTTGCATCAGACTCATCGAACTTGTTTGCATCCTCATCGCTAACCAAAGCAATCTTTGGCATAGCTGTAAGGAACGCATCCGGATAGTCTGCACCATTTGCAGCCTTAGCTGCTACCTTGTTAACTTGTCCAGCAGTCATAATTGCCGCTGGTTCACCGTTCAGAATGGAACGATAGAGAACACCCGCATACTTGTAATGCTCCAATGGGTCACTGGCAGTACCCAAAGCCTTATAATTGTCTGTTTCAATAGGTAATGGCTTGTAAGTTCCCTTACCATCTGTCACGATAACACGACCTGCGTAAAGAACTTCATCTTTTACGCCTGTCCAATCCAAAGCACGACCGCCCTTGATGTCGCCTTCCCATTTCTGAATAATGACGGAATCCTCACCAAAGACAATTTGCTTTTTTGTAGTCTTCAATTCCTGATTCATGTTTTTCAATTTTTAAAGTGACTGAACTAATGATGCGGCTACATTGTCAACGTCCTCCTTTGTTGGCTCGCCCTCGCTAGCACGATAGCTGCCCCCGAATTGTGGTTGTTGCAACGCCTTGTAGTTGTTCGCTACCTTGGAGAGGTATGTTTCGATAGTTTCATCTGTAGCATCATCACTCAAGGTGAAACCCTCGTTGATACGACTTTCGGGAATGCCCAACTCCTTAGCCTTTGATAAAATCTTCGCATCGTGGTCTGCCTTTGCCTTTGCCTTTGCAGCAGCCTCTTCCTTAGCCTTAGCCTCCTCAGCTTGCTTTTGGATAGTTTCTTGCAATTCCTTAATGGTCTTGCTTTGCGCCTCCATCTGTTCGTTGTAAGTCTTGGCTTGGTCTGTGTTCTTCTGAGTCAAGGTCTCAACGAGTTTCTTGAACTCTTCACGTTCCTTGGTTCTTGCTTCATCTGAAGCTTTCTTCTCTGCTGCTTGCTCTTCAAAGTATTTTTTGAGATAATCCGGCATTTCGTTTTTCTTTGCCAATTCCTCCAAGCGTTTCCTTTCGGCTTCTTCAGCGGCTTTCTTGGCTTCTTCTTCAGCTTTCTTCTTAGCTTCTTCTTCAGCAGCCTTGCGTTCAGCATCTTCTTTAGCCTTTTGTGCCTCCTCGAACTTTTTCTTGGCATCGGTAACTCTGCGATCATTGTCCTTTTGCAAGGACTCCAAAAAATCCTTTTGACTAGCAACCACTGTCTCGATGTTGTCATCAGTAACAAGCCCCATCTTATCAAGCATTTCGGCATGTGCCTGAAGAACTTCATCACCTAACCCAAGAGACTTATACTCTTGTTTTAGTAACTGGAAAATTTTCTCTTTCATTCTTTCGATATATTTGTTAAAACTAGTGCAAAGATAATACGAAAAGAACAATTAATACACTAATCTGTTTGCAAGTATCTCACTTTTGCCTAAAAGTGAGTAATAAGGGCATTTACAAGCGATTTAAGGCTATTTTATTATGAAATCGTAAACTAGTAGTAATACAAAATTAAACTCGCATATAACGAAAAAAAACGCCAAACATCCTCACGGACATCTGACGCTTGTCGAATAAAAAGAACCTAAACATTAATCATCTAAAAGTTTATAACATTTCGCATATAACCCAAATGATTCAAATTAGAATAAAACCGTCCATCACGCTCTATGAATTTACCGGACTTCACAATCTCACCATTATGCAACATTGCAAACTTAGAACCATGAGCTGTCCATTTATTCATTTCTTTCATATGTTCATTAGAACCCCAACCATATTTCTTGATAGTAGGATAAATGAAACGTTCAAAGCAAATCTGACTATCCGTTTTATCATGCTCGGAGCAAATCGGGAGCACTCCATTATGTGCGAACCAATAACCTGCCTTATAGAATGGATGGCAATTCTTGACACTGACTGAACCATGAGTAGCAAATCTAAAATGTATGATAACATTTTCATTTATATCTCGCTTCATCAATCTACGGATAAATGTAGAGAAATGCAAGCTCTTGTAATGGTCAGACTCGCTCACGAAACCACAACCATCTGGATTTCTCATATACGCTGCCCTCAGCTCATCTACGGATGGCAAAGCAACACCTTTCGGACATACAATAATAACACACATATCTTTACCCTTTCTTTTTTCTTTGTAATACTTTGTTTTTGTGTCCTAGGGCTTTTACCCCAGGACTACATTAATTAATCATTATTGGCTGCAAATGCATCCTTACGGCTCTGGAAGAAAGCCTTCTCTTCTTTATTCAAGAAAGGTATATCTTCGATATTCATAACCTCACTAGTGAAGACATTGTTTCGAGACCAACCGACAAGCTTTGCGCAGAACTTAACCCACATTTCAATCTTCTTGTAATTGGTTGAACCTTGTGGCGAAATTCGATAGTCTTGTGACGTGCATAGCTCTCTGCATTGACCTTGTAATATCTATCTCCATGAAATACATTACGTCTAATATCGTAATTGCCGTGGCAATTAGAGAAATCCTTGTCAAGCAAGCTGGCTGCCCAACGGCAATTACCTCTTCTTGAAGGAGCCATGAAACTATCAATCAATCTTTCAAGTTTCTGATAATTCTTGAAAACGTTAACATACTGCTCACCTGTCAACTTTGCTGCCCCAATATGAACGTGAAGACCACAAGTAGAATTAACTCTTGCACCTACAGCATCCAAAGACTTAATAGCCTTCTTCAAAGTTGCCATACCATTTGTATTGCCATTCAATACCGGACTAACAACCTCGTTAGGGTCAACATCACCACCAACAGAAGAATCACTAACAATCTTGAAATAGCTCTTGTTATCGGTGTGGTTATAACCCTCAGAATGAATATCAACACCATTCTGACGACCTGCCTCTATCAAGGCATTGCGCTCGGCATGAACACATTCAATCTCAACACCGAATGTATAAACGAATCTCGTTGAAGTTGAACCGCTTGGCACACAAACCTTCAACATATCGGAGATTTCTTTCTCACGAAGACCGCAAGCCTTCAATGCAACAATCTTTTCGTTGCGAGGCATCTTTGACTTCTTTATTTCGTCAATAGTCTCAATTAATGACTTCTTTGAACTTGCGAATGAAAAACCAGTCTGCTTAGACATAATCAATTGTGCTAGTTGTTTCGGGTCTTACCCCTTGGTGTCGCTCTCACCTTATTGAGTGAAACTTGTCACTCGGCAAATCAACCAACTTATCTTGATTGACGATGCAAAGATACAAATAAACTTTGAAACATGCAAGCTTTTTAATGTTTTTCTCTATATATTTAACTTACAGTAACTGATATATGTACTTTATTAACAATTACCCTCTTTATATACCTTATTATATATAAAAAAGGCTTCGATGTTCACACACCAAAGCCTAAAAACTTTACTAACTAATTACCAATTTTATCAACTATCTTCTTAAATCATCACCAATATCTTCTTCTACTCCCAAATCCGGCAGTCTGTCATACGCTTTTTGGTCATCACCACCTTCAGACTTAACACCTAGCAGATAGCCATTCCGAAAAGCATAATAAACCACCTTTTCCATATCTTTAGCCGTTGCGTTATCTGTCAAATGCAGCGTGGCGTACAATCCCATCAAGAACTTCCGTACATCTTTCGGATATACCTTGTTGTTCTTTTCTAAAGCGACTGCCATTCTTAACGGACTTTTCATATTCTTCAATTTTTCGTTAAACCATCAAATGAAACACAAAAAAGAGAGCCGTTCCGCTTGCTCCACTAGTTCAATTTCTAATAAACATTCCCTATCCCCAAAGGGACAAAAAATATAACTCTCCCACCAAAGTGGGGTTGTGCGCCCATCGCCAATGTTATGGGGTGGTTTCTTGTCCGCAGCACCGCAGCTTTCGCCACTTTTAACCACGAACCGCAGAGGTCAGAACTTGGACGGACATTCTGACGTGCCTATGCATTCATCCCTAACGTAGCTCCCTAAATCCATTCGGGGCTGAGGCTAATCCGCTCCGGACGATTGAATGGAAAATCGCTGTATCCTAATCAAAGGCTTCCGGAACTTGAATAAGCTTATTCACAACTTTATTCACTCCATCTGTTTTCTACGTTGCCCGTTGACAGATGTCCGAGATTCCAATAGAACAAACATCAGCTCTCTCCTTGTGTATCATTGTGCCAACGGAAGGATTCGAACCTTCGACCCTAGGATTAAAAATCCTATGCTCTACCACTGAGCTACGAAAGCGTAAAGGAATGGTTGGATTTGCACCAACGCCCCCTTGATTACCAAGCCAAGTGCTCTACTACTGAGCTACATTCCTCATAATACGACAAAAGTACTTGTGGTGCAAGGGAGATTCGAACTCACCGAACCCGCTATGGGAATTGATTTACAGTCAATCTTCTTTAACCGCTTGAATATCGCACCATTTGTGGAACATACACCTATTCCACCTCGTTGCCCCAAGTGGATTCGAACCACTAATGACAGAACCAAAACCTGTAGTGTTGCCATTACACCATAGGGCAATTTAGTACTGCATAAAGGATTCGAACCTTTGAATACCAGCGTGAAAAGCTGGCGACTTAACCACTTGTCTAATGCAGCATCTAGGGATTCTCACCCTAATTAGAGTTTCCTTGTTATAGTCTAGCTGGGCTGGGTAACTTGGGAACCCTGCCGTAAACTCCTAAGTCTTGACTTATTATGGTAGAAGCGACCTCTTTTAAGGCCATCTGTTTCAAACATGATGCAAAGATAAGCATTTTTTCTTAAACTTGCAAACGTTTTAGTGTTTATTTAAATTCTTTTAAAGATTTTTGCATCACTTATCCTTGCGAAGAATACCACAGAGAGCTTCTATAAACTTCTTTGCGTCATCACCCTTGATTTCGATAACATTGGAATTTCCATCAGGAATATCGTCACCTTTCTGTTCCTTATCCAAACGCTTACGGAGAGCCAAGTCTGGATTCTCAACCAAGATAGAGTCCAAAGCATAATTGCAAATGCGGCTTGCAAGCTCCTCGTTACCATTCGCATCACGCACAAACTCATTCTTGCCTTCAAGAATATCCATAATCTCGTTGTACTCTTCGGCATTCTCACAATTACGTGAGAGCATACCAATTACCTTGTAACGGTCAATCTCAAAGCTGACCTTTAATTTGTCTTTATTCATTCTTTCTATCTTTTATTAATTAAACATTATACAAAAAAAACCTTTCATAATAAAGTCCTCCCCTTACCTCATACCGGATAGCGTCTGACTCTTTGCAAAGCTGACGGATTCGCATATACAATCGTTTATCAAGCTCTTCTTCAAACAAAAGAGACAATTCCTTCCAATTGTCAACGACTGGTGCAAACCAAGGATACTGCTCCTTCACAGCTTGTAGCTCATCCAAGGTTACGTGTCCGTATTCTACCATGTCATAGCATCTACGGAAGTCACTATTGTCTTTAGGAATATTCAAATCTTTCTTTCGCTTTACACCCATCAATGCACTCCACATAGTCATTGAAGAGATACCCGTATCACAAGTGGCTACCCACTCTATCATTCTTTGCTTGTTCATCTTCTTTTATATTAATCACGCTAAGTCTCTTTATTAACTCTTCACATGCTTCTTTAGTTAATATGCACTTCTTGGAATCTTTAATACCAATAATCTTTTCACGAATATCAGCATCCGTGTCGTACACCTCCTGTAGCTTTTTCTGAAACTCAATTACGTCTTCGTTAGTAAGTTTACCTTTCTTCTCAACAATCTTGTTTGTAATATCGTTGTAAACACATTCGAGTTCATTACATAAACGAGCTTCTACCTTCGTTAGTATTGAGTGTACAAAGGTATCATAAAGTCTTTCCATTTTGCATTTCCTTTAAAAGTCTACTTTCTTTATTCTCAATGCGAGCCTTTAAGATACTCTTGAAAGCGGCATCCATTGCCTCGTATCTACTGGAATATTCCTTACCATCCGTATGACACAAGCCTTCCTCTACACACCATGATGTAGTTTGCCAACAAAACTTACCTTTCGAAATGTTTGCAACACAAATATAGTAACCGAAATGCTCTAAAATCCAATCTAACACCATATCATAGCTTGGAGCGGATATTGCCGGATGCTTACTATTCAACTTTAAGGCAGCAGAAAACTCAATATTGGATTTCTCCCACTCGGAATTTGAGTAAGCAATATAACTGCCATAATGCTCACTATATTTTCCACCCTTACGAACACCACCCTTTGCTGTCAAAGGGCTGGCGTAAGCCCAAAATTCGGCTATCTTCTCATCGTAGCCAACCTCCTTCAGAAGCTTGGCTATCTCAAAGGGAACTACCTTTGGTTTTATCGTCTGTTTATTAGCCATTTTTCACCCTTTCTAAACTGAACCCGATTCTGACTTATCTAATTCATCAATCGCCTGTCTAAGCAAAGGAAGAACCTTATCCAAGTCTTCGAAATCCGGTACGACTTCATTAACTCGCAAGATTGCTTGACCTAACAAGCTCTTAATCTTTTCTCTGTCCATTGCTCTTCTCGGTTTGTTTCTCTAAGTCTTTTAAATCTACCTTCTCAAATCGAGGAACTGGCTTACCATCTACCTCAACATTACCAAAGAACATTTCCTTTGGTCGCACCCAAACTTCATGCTGTCCGCACACTGCTTGATACGCAACCTTAGCTTCAGAAGTCTCGCTATCAGTAACCTCACCAAGGTACTCATAGAAATTGCCCTTATAATGTCGGTAAATCGGCTTACTGAATCCACCATGCAGCCAATCGGCTTTGCCGTTGATTTTCACGTACTCCCTTACCGCATCGCACTTACAGGACTTATTCAGCTCTTCTACCCAATCAAAGAAAGCTTGTTTGTCCTTGATCTCTTCACTTGATACCATGAAGAGATAAGTGCAAAGAAGCATCTTACCTGCATCAGTATCATATTTTTTGTTCACCTCTTCAGCTAATTGCATCATAGGTGTATCTAAGCGATAATTCCAACTCATAATCTATCCTTTCTTACTTTTTAAATTTGCCAAATCCTCTTTCAAACGTAGATGGAAATTATCTTCTCCATCATCACCGGAAAGAAGCCAATCAATTCTTTGGGCATAAACCTGAGCTTTCTTCAGAAGTTCAATACCCTTTTTAAACTCCTTGATGGTCTCTTTAGATAAGCCGTACTTGTTAGGCATCGTATGATGATGCTTTCTTACATACTTGTCTTCATCCTCTTCTAACCATCGGTCTTCGAGAAAGCATCTTTCGTCTTCCTCATCCAATGGATGACCATCAACATAATCTTCTATCTTTGTATATATGTCAGCAATTCTATACTGAGCATAATCAAAACGTCCACCACTCATAGACTTTTACTTCAAACTTGAACTTACTTCAATGCACTCAACCTCGCTTCTAGCTGCTGGATTATGTTATCTATAGTCTTTCCCCTATAGTCAATAGCAATATCCTTCAAAACTTCAATCTTAGCTTCAATTTTAATTCTATCTCCTACTGTCATCATAATCTATATTGTTTATTAAGATACGGTGCTTGCAAAGTTGTAATGCACAATATATACATAACCACCATACATCTTTCCGATTGTTACTTCAACGAAATCAAAGATAATGTCGCCATCCATCTTGTAAGAAATCAAAGGCTCAGTTGGGAATGCATGATGTTCTGTATTGAAACGATACACTTCTTGTGATAGTAACTGCTTGAATACATCAACCTCACCATCCTTTGAAAAAACACCTTTAAACTCATCTTCATTGTCAATTGCAACAACTACTCCAAGTTCACTTCTGACACATACACCTTCATTTCTACCACTTTGTTCATTATACAAGACGGGTAATGTGTAAACACCTCTTGATTCTTCCATATGCTTGTTCTTAATTTGTATTTTGTTTTTATCCATCAAGTTGCTTGCATTGAGCTAAGTCTATTGCATACGCCCAACGCTTAGGAACAAAAGACATCGTAGGTACGAACCTATCCGCACGCTCAATACATACATCTTGCGTCCGGTAAATCAATCCGTCTGAGCCTTTTACTTGCAACTCTACTAGAATTGTATGGTCTAGCATCGGGAACTTGTCAATATCATGCCAGACTTCACCTCCTTCAATGAAGGAAGGTTTAATATGATTAATCTTTGCCATTACCTAATGAATTGTATCATCAAAAGCCTTACTTTCTATTTCACGCAAAGCTGGCTTTACGCCATCTTCGCCTATTTCTTTTAACTTAATTTGAACAAGAGTTCTCTTCAACTCGTAATTCATTAAGTTATTTACTTGGCTTGCTAGCTTAGCTTGTGCTATAGCTTGATTAGCATCTATTTCTCCTTTATCCAACTTAACCATTTGATTGCATAGAAATGCAGCCAATGATTTTGCGTTTACTGGTGTACCTGTTATCATAATATTTTGTATTGTTTATTTAAACTTTTGAACATCAACATTTCGTATAGCATAGTTATTATGGATGATGTTGAAATACCTTTCTTTAACTTTCCTGACTTCGTATAGAATAAGCCTTTTATCTTCTTTTTAATTATAGATATTTTGGCTGGACAAATAAAAAGGCTGTCTTCTATATCTTTCATCCAGTCTAACAGCGATTTCATAAAGCCTAGAACCATTTTTAGCTCTTCTTCCGTTAATATATGAATTTCACTATTACATATAGATTGCATTACTTTTACAGCGTCAAACCAACAATATATCTTGTTTCTAAAAACTTTGACTAATATAAAGTTTGTTTTTCGCCAATCGCCATTGTGATATACACCTTCCGTTCTAGTCTGTAGGTTGTTAAATTTACATTTACCATACTGTTGCGGTTTCAGTCCATACTTGACTAAAAATTTTTTGGCTTCACTAATTGCGATTTCCAGTTCTTGCCCTTCTTTTTCCTCCATTTCCTCTATAAAGGAAGTGTTATCTTTATAAAATTTCGCTACTGATTCATACTCGTCCATCGCTACCACATATAAAAGGGTTAGACTTATATTCTCTATTTATAGTCTCACAGCTACCAAAGCACCACAAATCCTTGGATTGCTCCTTGTGTAACCTTGATGACTTTATATAATAGCCATTGTTGACATCATAATGCTTACGTACCATGATATTGTCGTTTACCACTCCGACCTCATCATCCGTAATTACATAGAACATTCGACCATCACTAAATGCATTTAAGCCTTTATACACTCCATTAGAGACTACCATCTTTTCATAGCCGTTCGTCTCCCAGTTGGCATAATCCCAGATGGTTTCCAAATCATCATCATTCAGAAGATTATTGTCCGTAATAACCTTGCCAATTACCTTGAATTTGCCGTCTTGCATCATTGCCTCAACAACAAATTCATCAGCAGCGTTAAAGTCGCTAATCTCTATGACATTCATAATACTTGTGCTTTATATTCTCGTAAATCACCCTCTTTGCAGCCTTTGCTCTTCTATTATTAGCAGAAAAGACATCATCATACAAAGACATATCTTCACTCTCAAAAGCCACATGCTCACCTTTGTAGCAAGCATCAAAACGGCATCCTTTTTCAGACTTAGCCGCAGTAAACTTTATCTTACCAAACTTAATCTGCATAAGCCCTATCCTAGAAAAAATATTAATGATACTATTTCAAGAGCAAACAAAAGCATTAATGCATTCTCAATCGTGAATACCTTTTTCATTTTTACAATACAGTTTTACGTGTGTCTCACGTTCTAAATTTATAATGTAAGGGGATTTTATATCCCCTTTATTGTTCTTACTTCAAAACTCGATAAGTTTTATCGAAATCATTAAAACTCTTCAGATAACCCTTTTCGGTCAAAGAATTTAAGATTTCTCTCAACTCATCCTTGGTATTATCCAAATCGAAATCATACAAGTCTTCAAAAGTAAAGTACTTGTTACCACCAATTACATCAGCCATCACTCCGATGTTGCCATAAACCATTGTTTCTTTCTTACTCAATCTAGTATTCATAACGAATCACAGTTTTTACGGTGTGTCTCACCTTTTTAAATTAGTAACCTTGTTTCTTAATTACATTGCAAAGATACAAAGAATATCCGAAATATGCAAATTATTTAATGTATTTCTTTTACCTTTTAACGTTTATTATATCTAGATGTATGAAATTAACTTTCTGTAGCAGAAAAAGCCAAAGAATCCACCATTTCATTATACATATTACCTCTATGAGCTTTAACCCAATGGTATCTTATAACCTTGCCTTTCGCTACCTTATTATATATAGGCTGCAACTCTCCTAACTTGCAAGCCTGTATTCTCTCTATAGCTACTTGACAATCCACATACACATCAACAGAACACAAAGGAGGGCAATCACCCAATGCATGAATGACCGCCCTTATTTCGGCTCTCACCGAATCGCTCACTTTGGCTGTGATAAATGTATATTTTCCACTTTTGATAATCGCTCCCTTATGAAGCACAAGCCAACCGCAACCACACTTATCTTTCTTGCTAGAACCATCGGCATACACCTCATAGCGCACACCTTTAGCCTCATCAACAATCATCTGAGCAACAACCTCCAAAGAGTCATTGCTCATCACATTGGCTATTTGCTTGGCTTTCTTCTTCATAAGCGACTAAATCAACCCTCGTTCCTTGAACTCATTCATCAATGGTGTTGCTAAGACCTCAATATCTGGATGAGGCTTTCCGGTAGTTCCAAGACTTCTCAGCTCGAAGAAATGAAGCCAATCACTCACAAATGCGGTATGAATCAGCTCCGTATTGGTATCAAGAGGAAGAATAGTTCTCGCATCTTGTGGCTTAAGACCATCATCCTTGACCAAAGACAAATACATCATTTCGCATACTCTATTGGCAAACCACCATTTTTCTACCGGACTCCAATGCTCATAACTACCGATGTTCTTTGATAGGTCAACAAATGTTTCACCATCAAAAGACGATGGATTAACCGCATCATCTTCACCAACCCACTTTGGCTTGTTGATAGCAATCTCTCCTCCGAACTTATCCTTACTATAGTTGCAATATCTAGTGCTTTGTTCCGCTACGGAATTTACACGATGTCTGTTAGCCTCTCTACTTACCGCAATCTGAGTAGTAAAGCGGACGGTTATTCGTTTCTCATGCCATTCCGTAGGCTCGCAGATATAGTCCAAATCCTCAAACCAATTATTTTCAACTATCACTCTGTAGTTGGTTGTGATATAGTAATCGTTACCTATCTGCATCACCTTGGAATACTTGTTCTCACGATAGTGTTTGACCAGTAGAGACTCCGGAACAAAGAAGTCATTATCGTAAGCAACATGGAGATAGATTGTTCCATGCTCGCACATGGCAAGATGGTTGCTGCTTACCATACGCTCAACGAAAGGCTTTGCGCTGTCTTTGTCTATCTTCATACTTGACGCATAACATGTGCGACCACACAGCTCTATCTGCTTGTAAACTCCATCCATACCCTCTCCTTGGGATAGGATTTCATATTCCGGTTCTAATATCTTCATGTCCTTATAAGTTTTGAAATCGACTACAAAGATAACTATTATATTCCACTCTACCAAAAATTAGCACTCAGTTTAACAACACTTATCTATATTGTGAAAAACAAAAACTTTCACCATAAAAAAAAGAGGAGAGTGCATCGCGCATTCCCCTCATACTCGATTATATATCAATATTACTACAGTTTAATTGTGTGCCTCACCGCTTGCAAACATATCCGTCTGCTCTGATGATTTATATCCGATGATTTCCAACACCTCCCCAAACTTGTTGTCATACCACTTTGGAATGGTTTGCCCAGGCACATCCTTGTAGATGTCATTCAAAGCATACACCAAACCTTTCTCGGTGACAGAATAGTACTTGTGAACCTTGCCATTTGTACCCTTTCGGGTCTTCTCTTCCAATAAGCCAGCAGCCAATGCCAGCTTATTGAACTTGATGGCTGATAACTCAACACCACGTTCTTTCAATAATTCACTGACTGCGTGCGAAGCACCATTCGGAGCGTGGACGTAATCGGGAACCGGAACACCATAAGGCTTTGCTATCTGACTCACCAACTGCAAGCGAGCAGCATCACTATATCGCAACGAGTCCATTACCCAATTGGCAACCGTCAACTTGTCTTGCAAGAAACTTTGCTGAGGCTTCACTTGCTCGGCTTGCATTTTGGCTTGTGCTTGCTCACGATGCTTGATTTCCAACTCCTCCCAACGCAAAATCAACTTCGCTCTTGCCTCATCATTAAACTTAGTCGCAATGTAAAGACTCTCACGTTTGGTAAGGGAATAACAAGGTCTTGTCTCTCCCTTTTGGTCTTGGTAATTAACGAGCTTAAAACCTAGCCCGTTAACCTTTACCCATGCTACCTCCATCTTACGAATAGACTGCATAACATTCTTATGCAACTTATTTGTCATAGTTGCAATTTCTAACGAGGTGATTCTTTCTTCATTACCACCTGCTTCGCCAGCATTAACACTGCTCGATGGGAACACAGGCGGATTCACCATCATCCGGTTTACATTTTCTGTCATAGTAACTCCAAATTTAAATTGTTAATACTTAAACTTGGCTGTGGTGGAAACGAAAAGCCCCATCCGCTAATGTGGAAAGTGCGGACAGGGCTTGTGTCACTCATCCACTATTGTAGAGCGATGGACGGAATGACGACACTCCACGCTTGGAGTTAATGAAATAATATCTTTAATATAAATTATTAATTATCTCAAATATCAGTCAGTCGTGCGCTCTACTTCACAACCTTGTTATTTCGGTTGCAAAGTTAATACTTTTCTCTTTAACTTGCAAACGCTTTAGTGTTTTATTTAAAACATTAACGTTTGTTTTACTTTGGAGGACTTCTGTCCTCGCCAGCACGACCAGCTATCGTGGCACGTTGCTGCACATTACTTCTTCTTTCCATTATTCACGGAATTTAATTGTTAAACATCAAAGATAATGTGCAGTTGTTTCGGTGTGCCTCACCTTATATATTGTTACGCTACCATTAATAGCATTTCTTTTGATTGCATCTGAATCCATTGGCAACCATTCTTTCTAAAAAAGATGTCCGAATCGAACCGCTTGCCATCCACGATAATGTGGCTACTTTTGCATTCGAACTTATGGTTTCGGGTTAGTGGTATCAAAAGGTACGTATTACCCTCTTTCTTGTCGTACACAAGCGTCAAATCCGTGCCGACAACTTGTGATACCACCTTGCGTTCATCTGAGCTTAAAACGCCAATCTTGCCATCATGCTCAACGTAAAGAGCATCCATCAAATTCTTATCCATATCTCTTAAATGTTTAATGTTCAAAGTCCGGTGCAGTTTAGCGTGTGCCTCACGAAATCTATTACAAGTCACACTCGTATGAGTATTGCTTTTTCAGCTTGTTCAATGCGTTCTCGGTAACGTAGTAGATGTTATCGAAATATTCGCTTTTCTTGATGCTTCGGCTTTCCTTCAGCTCTACCTTGTGATTGAATGTCACTTCGTAGCGGTTTGCGATGCTTGTAATCAAGAAATCGACCTCACGCTTATGTCTGTCCAGATCGGTCTCTTTATACTCTCCACGCTTGAGAAATGCGTCCTTGTTCGTCTCTTCGATGGTTGCAACCATGTTGCCTTGCATCACGATAATCTTTGCGCTCATATCTAGTTTCTTTTTAAATCCTTAATAACCTTGTTAAGCAACTCTAATCAAGTTGTAGTTCTTGAATTGTCTCCACTCGCCCTTGACTTCATCCCAATACTTTGTGCAGTCCTTACAAGCGTAACCCTTGCCGTTAGGAGTGTAGTCAATATGACTCTCCATCAAAGTGCCGAAAGCCTGACGAATCTCACCATTCATCTTCTGAAAGTAGAATTCAACGACCTGCTTCTTCATGCGAGCCTTCAGCTTTATTACCTGCCAAGCTTGCTTCAAGCATTCTGCCCAACTCATATAAGCACCTTTAAGCTGAAAGGCTCTGTGTGCCATATTCATCACTTCTCTCATCATATTCTTAAATGAATTAGCCATAATCAACTAAACGGTTTTACGAGTGCCACTCGGAGGTGCAACCTCAGCTAAATTAATAATGTTATTGTGACCTTTGTTTCTTAATCACGATGCAAAGATAACGCTTTTATGTGATATAACAAAATAAAATATCACTTTTATGCAATATTTTGATGTTTCTTAACAAATAACGCTTGAAATTCATATATATTCACAATAAAACACTTTAAAATCATATTTTTGCTTATTTTCTTTGTTGTTTCAATAACTTTTTGTATCTTTGCACCAAATTAATAACACATATAAGTAATGTATATATGAATATAAAGAAAACGATAAAAGATAATGGATGGACTCTTGAATCATTAAGAGCCAAAATGCAGGAGATAGAGGGGCGTGAGGTAAAACAGTCTTCTATGTCTCGAATAGTGAATAGTGCCAACCCTACAGTTGAAACACTTCAAAGGCTTGCAGATGCTATGCAGATAAGTATTTGTTCGTTCTTCGAAAACGACCAGCAGGGCACTTCTTTAGTCTGCCCTCATTGTGGTAAGCCTATGAATGTAGAAATCAATTTAAAAGTGCATTGACTCTTATGGAAATAAATATAATGTTATCGGGCTTCCGTAAGTTAGCTGATTACCAAAATGGTAAATTTACGTTACTAATGCCTTATGAGCCAAACCGTACAAAGCATTATGGTGTATATTTAATAGTTTTTGGTTCTGGGTATTCCTTTTATGTTGGTGTGTCATCTAATCTAAGAAAACGTGTACAACAACATTATTGGGGAATGAAAGGTAAATATCATTGTTTGCCTCTTGTTCAAAAGGCATTTAACAAATATAATTCGTTTGGTATATACGCATTAAATGAGAGCAACGATGCTGCTTATGAAGATGACTTTATAAGAATCTTGCGACCACCTCTTAATACGGATTATGTTAGTGACAAAAAATTAAAGTACAATGAGCTAAAAGCTGCAAGCGAGAAGTTAGGAGTCAGTTTGTCTTCTTTGTTAGATGAAAACAGAACTGTTCGTTTTGTAGAGGATAGGCATGCCAATAATTTCATCGCCCTAATAAAACAAGGTGGTGAGTTGTATTCCGCATCGTCCATTGCTGAGGCTAGGGACTTGCTGGACAAGTTGGAAAGTGTTAAGTAACGTAAGGAACATTCCTTGCAAGTATTAATAATTAAAACTTTTACGGCTATGAATGATTTTTTCAATTTGAGAGGTACAGCGGTATTCCGTGTTCTCTCGTTAATTAGTACAGTAGCACTATGGCTAACTATATTATTGTTTGCCATCGGCTTGATGATGGGCTTCTTTGGAGAGCAGGAGACGAAGGCGATAGGATGGGCAATGGTTGGATTCTCAATCTCTTCCTTTATCTCTTGCCTATTCATGTTCGGCTTCTGTTACCTGATTAAGATAGCTAAGTCTTACGACAAGGACAAGCAGGAGGATAATAAGGAAATAGTATTCCAATACAAGGGCTACAAAGGCACTTTCACAAAGGATGACAATACTGGAAGGTTTGATGGCCACATCATCGGGACAAGCTATTCCTACTCTGGCTACAGCCTTTCAGAGACAGAGCTGGCATTTCAAGCGAGAGTTGACGAATTACTGGAAGAAAAGAAACTATAAAAAGAAAGAGGAGCGCATCATACGTTCCTCTTCTTTGTTTTACGCATCGAAAGCCAAGAACAACTCAATGTCGGTTCTAGGATATACTTTGTTCAGATTATCCATAAACTTTGCCCAATCATAATCTGACACCACAACCAAAGCATGAATGGAAGAGAGATACTCCTTCAGTTTTGGTATTCCCTTTTCTTGGTTAATGAACTGATGAAATCTCTTTGTACGGTTTCCATGCTCATTCTTTGGATTTCTCTTGTCAAGTTCCTCCATAATTGGCGCTATGCGCTCATAGACAATATCTCTTATCCAATTGCCCATAACACCAGGCATATTCCTCGACTCATGCCACGTCCAGCCCCTCATCTTGTATATGTCCATAAAGAATTGGTCGGGGAACACCTTAACCCACTTCGCAGCCTCCTCTAATAGGAATTGATTAAAGAACGTTTGCAGCTTGTCCTTAACCTCGCTCTTTTCCTTATCAAAGCCTGTTGCCTCATCTACCAATGCGATGATACCAACCCTAGCGAATGCACGCATGAGGATTTCGCATTGCTCGGCTATAATCTCTTGTCTAGGTGATAACGGAATGTTCTTACGTGCCTCCAAAAAAGCATCACAGATGTCCGCCAAAGCGGTTGCCTTATAACCATGAAGAACCTTTCCATTATCGTTACACACCAAAGGTGACAAGTGGTCCAGTTCTATGTATTTGGAAATAAAAGGGTTAAGAGATTTTTGATTTAAATATCTCACTAATCTGGTCCCGGCAGTTTGCTTACCATCTTCCGTATCTACCATCTTTAATGCTTCTTGCATACCACGACCAGATATTACCCTAGTTCCGTTGCCCAAAATATAACAAGGTATCTTGGTGCCATTCAAGTCAAGTTCTCCACGATATTTAACCATATTATCTTTATAGTACAGGTCTTCGACCTTAACACCTAGGATATTGGCTATCTTCTTCATGGTCTCCTTTGTTGAAGTGCCATTAACAATCTTGCTAACACCGACCTCCGTCATGCCTATCTTTTCAGCCAACGTTTTTTGAGACATTCCTATCTCTTGTAAAATTTCCTTTATTCTATTCATAATATAAAAGTTTAATTACGCTTGCAAATATACAACATTTGGTTTAATAATCAAATATTCGTATTAAACTTTTATATTTATTTAAGAATATAAAGGGTATCACGTAATATGACACCCTTTATAGCTTTTACAATCTACTCATCTTGTCTTTTAATTCGTGAATATCATTGAATGCTTGCAGCATAGGCTTATGCCATCGCTCTTGTCTCTCATCAATCGACTGCAAGTACATCAAGCTTTGTGCAAGAATGGTCCTACCCTCATCAACGGCGGTCCATATATTACCTACATTACCCATAATAGTATTCACGCTAGCCGTTAATAAACTGCACTCTGCACCACCATTACGAGCTACAATAGCATCCAACTTGGTATTTATGAGCTTCGTTTCCTCATACGTTCCCTCCGTGGCAATCTGTACCGCAGTGAAACGACCATTCAACTCTTCTCCTGTATCTTGGCTCATTGATTCAAAAGAACCGGAAGAAGCGGATTGCTCGTAAGATTGCTTGTAACCCGTAATATCAGCAATATTATCACGAATAGCCAAACCCTCTTGAACTATCTTGTCATACTCTTCTTTAAGATTATTCAATTCGGTTGGCGTGAGCTGCCTTCCTCCATTCTCCTTCATCTTGTTTGCCCAGCTCTCATAAAGAGGCTTAAGCTTTTTATTCATAAGGTCTCCCAAAGCGAAGTTAAGCATCGACTGGTTGAGCATTGTAGTGAAGTCATTAGAAAAATCCTTTGCAGACTTACTCATATCCATAAGATTGTTTATGAAGTCACTCTTCATCGAATCAAAGGTTGTTTGAGTCAAATTCTCATTGATTTGCTCCGTCAACTCCTCTAGTTTTCCCGCCAGTTCTGTATATTGCTCCCAATATTCCGTCTTATCATACTTACCTTGGTCGGTCATGTTCTTCCATACATCCGCATTATGTGTACGAATGTCAGCCATCTGCTCTGGAGTGAGCTTATATATATCCTCCAAGGAATTAACCTTGTTTATCGAAGAATTGGTATAACCGCCTCTGACTGCCGATTGCTGTGCCAAAGTCTTATTGATTGCCGCATAATCTTGTGCAGAAAGATTCCAATAATAAGCATTTGAATGGTGTGCCCCATGATACCCCATCTGTGTTTTGAGAATATCCATCGTTTGGGTATTAACCTGCTTTTGGGCATCATAAGCAGCATTATAATTGCTGACTGCCGTATAACCGGAAGACTTGTCGATAGAATCCTTTAACTTATCAATAGAATACATCAATCTGTCATTGCTCTCGGTCAGCTCTTCTGTTTTCTTCGCAACTTCTGCACCATTACCTCCGCCAATACCGAACATCTTGCCCAACGAGCCAATGGTTTTTATTCCATTCATAGCCGCACCTATGTAGTTTCCGCTTGCAAAATCAGAAAAGGCTTGTGTTCCACTGTTCAATGCATCCATTCCGTTATTCACGGCTTTACCAAAGCCTGTGTTTCCGAGACCCAAAGCATCGACTAACCCAGGAAGGTCTTTCAGCTTCTCTTGGATTTTCCTCAAGCCTTCAGCCCATTCCTCTATAGTATCATGCAAGCTCTTCTTTGCAGCATCCTGCTTTACCTTGGCTTCTTCCTGTGCCTTTCCGACTTCCTTCGTAGCCTTTCCGACCTTAACCTCTGAAACCGCCAAATCATCAAAAAGCTTACGTAACTTCTCCGTTTGGCTTACACTGAGATTCTTGGTAGAACCCATAAGTTTGTCCTTATTGGCAGAAGTGATATTACTGGTATCTATGTTAACCCCACTTTCAGCAAACACGCCTTGGATTTTTCTCCTTTGGCTCATATTATCAGCCTTGGCATCAAACTCCCCCTTTCTAGCTTGTGCCAATCGGTCTTGCGCATCCTTCGCCTCATCAATAAGCCTACGGTGTTCACGGACTGCATCATTAACCAATCCCCATCTATCCTTCTGCTCTGAAATCGCATCATCAATCTTGTAGATTTGGTCAGATACGGTTTTCATGTCATCAATTTCCAACGTACCCGAACCAAGCAACTCCTTCATTTTCTTACGAAGGTCTTCAAGATAAGGAATACTCAATCGGTTCATATCCTGAAAGACAACATCCCAATTGATAGAATCCTTGAAATCCGTAAAATTCAACTTCTTCAACTGGTCGTTCATCTCCATTTCCGCACTCGCTGCGTCAAAAGTATCACCTTTCTCTCTAGCAAGGTCTATCTTGTCCGTGTATTCTTTCAGAATAGCATAACGTTGTTGTTCTAAGCTGCCGTATTGCTTCATGAAATCCAACATGTCCTTTATCTCTGCTTGCTGGATTTCCTTCAGCTTTAATTGCCTCTGTTTCTCAATCAAGGCAATTTGATCTTCTGAGTTCTGCCCAATGGTCTTCCCAAGATGATTACCCTTGTCGTCAACCATTTGTGTGCCCAATACCTCTTTGCGGTATTCCGCATCAGACTTACCCTGTTTCCACATGTTGGCTTTACGACCTTTTCCCGAATTTACCCAAACGATCTGGTCTTTCTTCTTCTTAGCCTCAACGAGTTTGTCAATAGAATCCTCTATAGCCTTTTTCTCCTTGTCAGAAGACATATTAATTTGAGCAATCTCCTTTTCGGTCTCATTCTTAATCAATTCCGTTCTTCGCTTTGACAACTCATCGCTGGCTTTCTCCGAATAGGATGAAATAGACTTGGAATAGTCCTCCTCAGCCTTGCGCTTATTACCAGCCATCGTTTCCTTTTGATTTGCTTCACGCTCTGCCTTAGTTGCCGCACGTTCCGCTTCACGTTTTTTCTTAGCTTCAGCAGCGAGACGTTTCTTTCTCTGACCCTCAGTCTCGGTTGGTGTACTTTCTACCTTTTCCCCCTTGTATTGAAGCCCTCGGTTTTCATTATAAATAGTCCAATAATCCTTATTTACACCACCAAACTTCTTTGTTGTATCTCCTGGCTTATGGGTTTCCAACCACGCCAATCTAACTCTTGCACTCCTAGCCCTTTGGCTCTGAGACATATTCTTAATCCAAGCTGGCAATGATTTATCATCATAATCCACCTTGATTTTCATATGATAAGTTCTCTCGCAAATCTTTCGGATTTCATCCATTTTAACAGCCATTTCCTTAAAAGACTTTTTCGACAATCTGGTGCGTGCGGCATTCTCGCTTGTACTATCAGAAAGCTTATTGATAGCATCCCTGGTTTTCTCTACTGCCGCTCTTGCCTTATCCTCCGCATCAAGAGACTTTTGCTTATTTACATTGGCACGCGTGCTTGCTGCAATATAGCTATATGTCTCAGCGGTTATTTCTGCTATTTGTTCTTTTGTCAGCTTCAGATTGAGATAGTACGCTTCAATATCCTTGTATACATTTCCAGATACCCCTCGTAGCTTTTCTACTGTTTCTTTGTACTTGTTAGTCCTTTTATCCAATCCATCGATTTCACCTTGCAGCTTCGCCATTTTATCCAAATCTTCTTGGCTTACCAACATAGTCGCCATCCCTGCTTGTTCCTTGGTAAGAACACCATCCGTGGCATTTATGAAATTCGTTTTAGCTTTATCCTTATCGTTCTTGTATGTATCATAAATCTGCTGTATAGCATTTTGATGTTCCATTGCCACCGTTTGTTCCTCAATGACACCTATCAGATCTTCCTTATGCTTTATAAGCTCTTGTATCTTTGAAGCTTCGTTTTCGGACTTCATGATTGCGGAATCGAGCACTACACCATATTGTTCGTATGCGCTTTTCAGTGCATCTATCGTGTCTTTATGACTTTCCGCATCCTTTCCATCCCCTAAGATAGCAAACAATGCACGAACCTTTGCACTTGCCTCGGATGCTTTATTACCTAAATTTGTTGCCTTTGTCGCAACATCTTCTGTTTCGTCACCAAACATAGAGAAAACAGAAATAGCTGTGCTCACCAGAGTAACGATGGTAGTTAAAGGATTTGCAAGCATTGCAGCCCAAAGACTACGCAAGCTTGTTGTCAAAGCATTAGTTGCCCAAGAAAAAGCCGATTGAGCCAAGGTTGCTGCCTTTGTGCCAACTGACATCATTCCTGTAACAAAGGAATTGCGTTGCTTCGCACTTGTATTCACGTTTTGAGAAACCGTATTTGCTCCGGTAGCCGCAGAATTAACATTCTCTGTGGTTGTGTTTGCCGCATTAGACGCAGATTGCCTTGTGGTAGCTCCCATATTAGCATTTCGTGCCGCAAAGTTCGCATTCTCAGATGTCGTATTCCCTTGTTTGGCAGTAGTATTCGTATTAACCGCAGCCGTATCACCCTCTTTTGCCGCAACACCCTCATTCACCAGCTTATTTATCTCGTCCGCACTAGCTCCAGTTTCTCCATAGATTCGGTTTTCCTCCTCTATAGCTTGATTAAGCTCTTGGGTTACACCTTTAAGGTCTTCTTGCATACCCAATACTTTTTGGTCTGCGATATATGCCTTTTGGGAAGCCTCATAACTCTTCTGCTTGAGGTCGTTCAACTTTTGCTGCTCAGCTACATATTGATTTACTGCTTGGTCTCGTAATTTCAAATCATCACCAAAGCTATCATCATAACCGCCCAAATCTGTCACGTTTTGGTATGAAGACTTTACCTGCTCCTTTTTTGCGGCTACAAGTTCTTCTTGCTTCTTGATTTGAGCACCGATTTCCTCAACAATTCCATGTTGTTCCCTTGCCTCTTCTTTGGCTAATTCGATGCTTGCTTCTGCCTGTTTCTTCTTTTCCTCTATAGCATTTGTGTTAAGAATAGCCTTACCCAAAGGAGTATTGTTAGCCTCGTCTATAGCGGCTTTCTTTGCAGCCTTTGCGTTAATTTCAGCAGCCATTTCCGCATCGGCTCTCTTCTGTCGTGCGGCTTCCTCTTCTATTTCTTTTGTCCGCTTTGCGTTCTCATACTCCATGCGCTCATTATCAGCAGCCTTTTGCTGGGCAACCAGTAAATCTCGCTTTGTTTGGAGTTGTTGAGCCATCTGCTCGGTGATAAGACCCTCGTTTCTCGCCATCTCAATTTGCTTTGAGACGATTTCCTCGGTCTTATCATCACCAATGTTTGACGTATCGGCAATAGCATCACCTAAAGCCTTGTATCTATTTGCCCGATACTGCTTGGTGTCTTTACCATTTAAGGAACGGAAGTTGTTTTCTTGGTCTCTTGCCTCTCCTAACTTAGAATCAAGTTCCTCTGTGATTGATGCCATTGTCATAGCATTCTGAACCTTCTGAATGCTTGCCGCTGCCATCAAGCCAGCCTTGTAAGTTCCGACCATAACAACCGCTGAACCAATAACTTTAACCAAAGTTTCCCAATTCTCTATCAGAGAAGATATTAAGTCAAGACCTGTACCAAAGATTCCTTGTGTCTTTTGTCCTATAGAGTTGATTGCTTGGTCTATCGTATCTTCTATGTTCGACCAACGACCTTGAAGGGTTTCGGCTTGCTTGTTCATCAAGCCTCCGAATTTGCTACCCTCGCTTGACATCTTCACAATTGCTTCTTTCACCAAATCAGCTCCGACCTTTCCATCTGTAACCGCTTGCTGAACCTCTTGGGTTGTCTTACCCATAATTTGCCCCAACGTCTCTGCCATCGGAATGCCTCGGCCCATAAACTGGCGCAAGTCAACTGTAAACATTCTTCCTTGTGAAATGGTCGTGCCATACAAATAAACAAGCTGCGACAAAGGAATATTAAGGCCAGAAGCTATATCACCCAAATGTACCAAGGTATCATTTACTTCATTGGCTTGAATTCCATATGCTAAAAGTTGTTTCGCGCCTTCTGTAACGTCTGTCATGTTGAAAGGTGTGCGAGCAGCAGTTTGGATAAGTTCATCCATAAGCGCACCAGCCTTTTGTTCGCTACCCAACATTGTTGTAAAAGAAATTTCTAATTGTTGGAATTGAGAGCGGACGTTAAAGATGTGCTCAGCCAATTGTTCAAAGCCCAAACCTCCAACCAAACTCATAGCTAGTTGTCTTGCGTCTCCATTCAAACGACCAAATAATGAGGAAATACCTTCACCGACAGTAGGGGCTTGCTTCATTTCCGCAATCATTTGGGCAAAAGCATTCGTCATTTGATTGGTCATATCCTTAGCAGGAGATACAGAACCCGAATACTTAGCATATTCCGTTTGCATATTCTGTAACTCTTGTCTCGCTTGCTTGCTTAATCCCGTAAGATTCTCCAATCTAGCCTTTTCATCTTTCAACGAGGCATAGCCGGATGATATGTTATCAGAAAGAATTGCGCTTGTTCCTACATCAAGGCCACCTCTGCGCATTTTGCTTTCCATTTTCGCTATCTCGTCTGAAAGCTTCTCTATCTTTCGCCTGGTCGTGTCGGCTTGCAATTCAAAAGCATATACTTCCCGTGTCAAAGATTGCATTTTCTTAGCATAATCGCTGCTCATTACCAAAGAATAACGACCCATTGTTTCGCTTAATTCGGTTACTTTACGCTTTTGTTCCGCATATTTATCCGTGAGGTCTTGAACCACAGATTTATCTGTCGCTCTCGAAGTCTTCAACAACTCACCACGCAATCTTTCAAGTTCTTCCTTGGCTTCCTTGATTTGGGAGAAATTCGCTCGGAGGTTAAATTCTAATTCTGCCATATTTTATGTTTTATTGGCAAAATTAGCTAATAATCAAAGGAATAACGAATGAATTAAAAGGTATGATTTCACAAAAAATTTAAGTGCAAAGAATAAGGTCTAGACACAAAAAAGCCTTCCACATTCACATGCAGAAGGCTCGGTTGTTTACTTATTTTTCTTCTATATATAAAGACCGTCAAATCACGACAGCCTGTAATTCTTTTGAAATTCCATGTAAGCAATCAAGAATTTGCTGCTTACGTTTTTTGCTAGGCTCATGGATTCCCATTGCATACTGACGCATCAGAGAAGCATTAATGCCAGCTTTCTTTGCGACACCATTTATATTCAGATATGAAAAATAATCGAAGAAAGAACCTATATCATACCGGAACTCAAACACCAATTCAGGCATTTGTTTTCCCTCTTCTTCAAGAAGCTCTTTAATCTCTTCCTTTGCTACAAAAATATCATCCATCGCTTGTTTTGCAGAGTTGCCAAATCCGGCTAGATGGAAGTCTGGAAATTTATCCACCATATAGCAAGAAAAATTCTTTTCTTCTTTACACTTTTCTACTTGTATAATTACCTTTGTTGCCATAATTCCGATTCTAAACTTTAAAAAGAGGTCTTAAACCCATATCAACGTCTTGCTATATAAGCGAAAAAATTGCTGGGCTTAAAGCCCAAGCAATCTTTCAAGAATACTGTCGTAAGTCTTTCGAGAAACTTCACGACTGCCGTGCCGTGGCACTGGACATTTAAGTTTTGTTGTTGGACTAAACCAAATGTCGTGATTACCACCATGCCGAACCACATAGCAACCTGCTTGGGTCAGCTTTCTCAATAATTGACTAGTCTTCATCATATATAGAAGAAATTAATAAATAAGTAAAAGACCTCTTTTGTCCTTAAGACAATGCAAAGATATAACTTTTTTGTTATATATGCAAATAAAAGGATAACTTTTTTGTTATATTAACCTCAATTAACAAAAAGTCTTCTACATTCACATGCAGAAGACTCTGAGTTCTATATAACAATTGAAGCCACACGCTTAAAAGGTTGCGGCTCTATAGCTTTAACGCAGACAACACGCTTTTTATTGTGCTGAAACGGCTTTTAATATCATTATAGGATGATACGGCAAACATTGGCAAAGGTCTCACATTCCCTATTATCAAAGCACCTTTGCGCAAAGACTCCTTGATTTCCTTCATCGTTTGAGTGAATCCATATTCAGCCTGTTCTTCCTTTGGAACAATCACATAACCATCACCATAAATGTTTTTAAGATAGCATTTCTTTCGCTTCAGCATATCCCAACGCAATTTATCTACCAAGGTCATATAATCAAACTGCTGTTTATCCTTGGCTTGGAATAGCTTCTGGACATCCTTGTAATCATCCCAACATAAAGGAGTAATACCAAACTTTAATTTCATCCATTCATGCGAAATCAATTGACCATCTTTAAATGTAGAAAGAATTTCTTCCTCCAAACCATCAAAACCATTTTTCGTATCTTCTTTCATATTTTCATTCTTTTAATGTTGCTCCCTACTAAGGAATCGAACCTTAGATAACCACCATGTAGGGAGTTCGTCTCTACTAAACCTCACCGAACCTTACCATACTTTACCGTACCTCACCTCACCAAACCTTGCAATACTCCACATAACCTCACCTCACATAACCGCACTAAATATTTTTATAGCACAATGGCGAGGAGTCGAACCTCGCCTACGACCTTCATTGTGTTCTTCTCTACCACACCTCACCTCACTAAACATTACCGCACCTTACCATACTTCACTAAACCCTACCAAACCTCTCCGCACCATACCTTATTATTGAATGAATTATTTCTTTTCTACTTTAAACGCTCCATAAAGCTTTCTGTAAGTACCGACATGATAGCGAAGACCTGCAATCTCAGCCACCTGTAATACTTCCTCCTCGTTCAGCTGCGTCTCATCGAACCAACAAGTAACTTCCGTTGACCACTCTGGGAATATCGCTCTTGTTGCAGGGACTTTAATTGAACCTTTGATACCGCACGCTCTTGTGTCAACATAAGATATTGATGGGTCAAAATAACCCTCCTTTGTGCGACCAACTTCAAAAAGTTCTTCCGGTGTCTTGTCGTTGTCCTTGAATTGCAATACACCATCACCATAAAGGCCGAAGGAACGCTCGAACTTCTTGCCAAGCTTACGTTCTTTGGCAGCAGCTTGAAAACTACCCTCTACGTGTGACTGTGGTAGCACATACTCACCATTACGATAATACAAGGATGCAAGGAATTGCAATCGGCAAATCTCCAACAAATCATCATCTGTCTTTGTTCGCTTGCTAGTCAATGGCTGCAAAAGTTTCTTGTACTTGTCGAATGGGTCAACCACTCTTGGATTGTGAACCATCAAAGGCTTAGTGCCTACCAATTTCAATGAAATCGTCTTCATTACTCTACATAATTATTAATTAAACACGGCAGTTTTACAGGTATGCCTCTTACCTTTGGGGCAAAACAAAAGCCCCGCCCGCTAATGTGGAAAGTGCGAACGAGGCTAAAAGTATAGAAAAGTCCGAAGACTCTTAATTTTCTTCTTATCTCAGTAACCATGCTTTCCACTTCACGGCTAAACCATTTCTGATTTCGTTTGCAAAGGTAAGCATAATTTCTGAAACACGCAAATTATTTAGTGTATTTCTTTATTATTTTAAGCTTTGTTTTCTTTTAGAAACCTATTTTTAAAATTACACCTTATTATTATAATAAAAGTATCATTTCAAATAAACCCAATTTGTTGAAATGTTACTAAACGTATAACTTTGCTTTTTTGCCTTTTGCGGTTCTTTGTCAAAGTCAGCCGTAACAAACAAATGCGTTCCGTATAATTCCATATTCATTGCTTTTGTTCTCTCATCGCCCTTATCTTCTTCCAATGGGGAAACTTTAGCCAATTCGCTATCAAAAGCATAAAGTTTAAAGAACAAGTCTCCTTTCTGTTTAGAATATTGCATCAATGCGCCATAAGGCTTTTTTACAAGAACAATAGCATTATTCAACTCCTTGTATTCATCACTACAGCTTTCCACGATTTTTTGCTGGTCTTCATTAGAATTTACACGCATCTTTTCCAAATGCTTTCCTAATGATACATACACACTATCCAAAATCTTATATGCACCATACTTATCATAGAAGGCATATCGAGAAGAAACGGCATCTTCAAAATCAGAGCAAGGAACTATTTCATTCTTTGCGTTCATAGCCTTTTTATTCATTATGGCTGAGTTCCAATTGATAACAAAATCCGTTGCTACGAAATCCAAAGAATATATTAGTCTATTGCTATTGAAGCGATAATCAGACAACGCCTTCTTGTAATTAGCCATTTTTTCAGCCTTAACTTGGTTGGAATGGTACACGTAGCCACCAATTCCGCCACCTATCACAACGATAGCTACGATGATGGCAATTATCACTTTCTTCTTCATAATCACATACCTTTAATTATTGAACTTTGTGGGGAACGCCCCACGTCACTTAACACTTTCCAACTTATCCAACACGACCCTAGCCTCAGCGATGGATGATGCGGAATACAACTCACCACCTTGTTTTATTAGGGCGATGAAATCACTAATAGCATCTACTTTGTTCTGCTTATCAAACAATTCTGCTACAGGACAACCTATAGCGTTTGCTATTTTTTCGATAGTTGATATACGCAAGTCGTTTTTCTCGCTAAGTAAACGAGAAACCGAAACTCTATTCATACCCATCCGGTCTGCTAGGTCTTGTTGCGTTACACCATATTTATTAAGAACATCTTTAAATCTCATAATACGTAATACGTTACATTGTTATTTTCTTGCAAAGATAAGAATAATCTTTGAAATGTAGCATATATACGTAAAAGTATTAACGAAGTTTAAAGAATAGTACGTTATAAATGAATATTTGTTAATTAACCTAAATACGTTACATTTTCTTTCTAAAATATTTGGTAGTGTAACGTAAGTATGTTACCTTTGCATCGTGATTAAGAAACAAAGGTCACAATAACATTATTAATTTAGCTGAGGTTGCACCTCCGAGTCGGCACTCGTAAAACGGTATAGTGATTATGGCTACTACATTAAGAAATACATTGAGTGAGGTAATGAAGCTTGCTTGGCAGTTCATCAAGAAGAATGGCTACACAATGAGCGAGGCTTTAAAGGTCGCTTGGATGAACATCAAGCTGAAGGGGCAGATGAAGAAGCGCATCGTGAAGTTCTACTTTCAGAAGGTTGATGGCAGCTTGCGTGAGGCATTCGGCACATTGAGTGAGAAGGTTATCCCAGCTACACAGGGTGCAGGTCGCAAGATGAATGACACTTGCCAAGTGTACTTCGATACCGAGAAAGAAGAATGGCGTTGTTTCAAAAAGGCAAACCTTATGAGAGTTGCATAACAGATTTCTAACGATTTAAAAAGAAACTAGATATGAGCGCAAAGATTATAGTGATGCAAGGCAACATGGTTGCAACCATCGAAGAGACGAACAAGGACGCATTTATCAAGCGTGGTGAGTATAAAGAGACCGATCTGGACAGACATAAGCGTGAGGTTGATTTCTTGATTACAAGCATCGCTAACCGCTACGAAGTGACATTCAATCACAAGGTAGAGCTGAAGGAAAGCCGAAGCATCAAGAAAAGCGAGTATTTCGATAACGTTTACTACGTTACCGAGAACGCATTGAACAAGCTGAAAAAGCAATACTCATACGAGTGTGACTTGTAATAGATTTCGTGAGGCACACGCTAAACTGCACCGGACTTTGAATATTAAACATTTAAGAGATATGAATAAGAATTTGATGGATGCTCTTTATGTTGAGCATGATGGCAAGATTGGTGTTTTAAGCTCAGATGAGCGCAAGGCGGTATCACAGGTTATCGGTACGGATTTGACGCTTGTGTACGACAAGAAAGAGGGCAATACGTACCTTTTGATACCATTGACCCGAAATCATAAGTTCGAGTGCAAGGGTAGCCACATTATCGTGGATGGCAAGCGGTTCGATTCTGACATCTTTTTCCGCAAGGATGCTTGCCAATGGATTCAGATGCAATCTAAAGAAATGCTATCAATGGTAGCGTAACATAACATAAGGTGAGGCACACCTGAACAACTGCACATTATCTTTGATGTTTAACAATTAAATTCCGTGAGCAATGGAAAGAAGAAGTAATGTGCAGCATCATGCCACAATGGTTGGTCGTGCTGGCGAGGACAGAAGTCCTCCAAAGTAAAACAAACGTTAAGGTTTTAGATAAAACACTAAAACGTTTGCAAGTTAAAAAGAAAAGCATTAACTTTGCAGCCGAAAGTAATAATGGTTGTGAAGTGAGAGAGCACGACTGGCAAAAGTTGGAAATAATTAATATTTAATATATTTTCATTTGCTCCAAGCGTGGAGCATCGTCATTCCGTTCATCGCCTTACATAAGTGGACGGTTGACACAAGCCCTGTCCATCCTCTCTCACAATATGGTGGACGGGGCTTTCCGTTTCTATCACAGCCAAGCATTAAATATTAATTATTAAATAATATGAAAGATTATTTAGAAAAGAATTTGAATGATGCACCCATGCTGGGAGCATTTGTAAATCAGAGTGAGGAAATCAAGGTTGAAGGCTTTGAACTCATCAAGGTAGAAGAACGTGATGGTAATCAAGCCGTCAATGCAAGAGAGCTGCACCATAAGTTGGGTAGTAAGCAGCAGTTTGCTAATTGGATTCGAAACCGTATTGAAAAGTACGGATTCGTTGAAAATCAAGACTTTTGCTCATTTAATAAAGTTATTAAACGAGAAAATGGTGCTACTACTATTACAGAGTATGCCTTATCTTTGGATATGGCTAAGGAGTTGTGTATGATTGAGAACAATGAGACAGGCAGGATGATTCGCAAGTACTTCATTGAGGTTGAGAAAAAAGTAAGAATGCAGAGTGTTCCATCTTTGCCCGATTTCACTAATCCGGCTATAGCAGCAAGAGCTTGGGCTGACCAGTTCGAGAAGAACCAAGTACTGACCTTGGAAAACAAACAGCAGAAGGAGGAACTTGCCAAGGCATCGCAGGAGATTGTAGGACTAAGCGCACAGATTACAACGATGAAGCCTAAGACTACTTACTTCGATGTGATGATGAAGAACAAGAGCACAAGCGTGATTACATCAATGGCGCAGGATTACGGAATGAGTCCGCAAGCATTCAACAAATTGTTGCATGAGCATGGTATCCAGCACAAGGTTTCTGACCAATGGGTCTTGTACCGCCAATATTTGGATAAGGGATATGTGAATAGCGAGCCAGTGACCATTACGCACAATGATGGAAAACAAACCATCAAATACAACACGAAATGGACTCAAAAAGGGCGTTTCTTTCTCTATGAGTTCCTAAAGGAGAAAGGTATCTTACCTTTGATTGAACGAAATAATAATGGTGAGACACACTAGGACAACTGTAAAAGCCCCAATCTCGTTAGAGGTTGAGGCTTTCTTTATTTTTACATTTACATCTTATCTAACCCTTAGAACAACAAAGACTTTTGCGCTAATTTTCAACGACTTGTATTTTTATTACAGAAGTATTGTTATTTTACTTTTCAGCTTCATTGTACTCATAATCCCAGAGGAACAACTTGCCTTTGACGTTTCTAATCGGCTCATCGAACAATTTAGCATTCTTCAAGAACCAATGATATTGGAAATCTTCAGCAAACGCATCCGGATAAGCCTCATGGAATTGAATATCATCCAACTCTACGCTGCCGATAATGGCTGACGTTGGCAAGTCTTTGAAGTCCGGAATAACAATACCATGCTCTTGGCAATATTTCTTCATTGCGCTCTCCTGCCATCCGTCAAGTTTTTCGGGTTTGGCTTGGCTAGCATGAATAAGGAAACGACCACGGAACTTTCTATTCCAGGTTCTGTTTTCAATGGTCTTGCAGCCGATAGCGATTAACCAAGCATACGGCTGGCGAATTGATAATACTTTCATAAGCTCATTGTTTTATTGTTTACATCTGCAAAGGTAGCAAAAACCTTTGAAAAATGCAAGAAAACTCTAATTTATTTTCATGTTTTCTTAAAATAATCTTGAAATAGCTTGCATTCTAAAGACGGTAAGAGGTTAAATCCTCTTCCGCCTTTTCTTTCTAATTCTGTCCCAATCCGGTTTTAGCACATCCATCGTGCTGACCTGCGTTATTTACATCCATATTCTTGTCTCCTATTATTAGTTTTAACGCTCAACTATCTCAATATACTGGATAGAGTTGCAATCTATGTATTTACGTGTGAATACTACAGTATTTCCACTCCCTATCGTAAGTGTTCTGTTCTTTGTGTTGCAATTGAAAGAAGTTTCACCACCAACACTATTGAAGTCGAAACTTATCTTCGCTCCACCTATCAAGTTGATAGTTCCTCTAAGACCTTTGCTCTCGGCTTCGTCCAAAATAACATTCACATGACCTGCATCCATATTCTTATCTAATTAATTGTTATAAACCTTCTTTGCTAAATATGCGAATGATGGAATCGCTATCAATGTAATCTCTACTTCCATCCGTACCAAGTATTATCACAAGATGTCCCTCTTCGTCCAAGATTACATCATCTGTAGCAGTAAACGTCTTTATTTGCTTACTGAAGTTTACATGCGATACCTGCCAATTTGCAAGTGTAATTGTCGCTAGGCAACCACACTCCTTCGCATCTTCCAAAATATTTTTGATAACATCAATCTTCATAGCTTTATTATTTTAATTCTTGTTCTACGATGTCGAAATTATCCCACGTTTCTCCTTCGCTGTCTGAGATATGGAAGAAAGAATCTGAGATATTGCATAGATAATCATCGCAATTCAGAACTCGCTTGTAATTCTCCAAAGTGTTCATCCCTTTGTGTCTTATCGCTTTTCTTGCCTTATCTATGGTAGAGAAGACTTCTGCGTCAACCTCCACTGCTTCACCCAACCCATGTTGGTACGAAGAAATTACTACATATACTTTCATAGCTTTAACCTCCATATTTGTTACGCTACCTTAGATAACGTTTCTTTGTCAATCTCAATCCACTGAGCACCATCCTTACGGAAGAAGATTTTACTCTTGAAACGCTTACCATCCACATCAATGCTATTACCCTTGCAGACAAATGTGTGGTTCTTTGTCAAAGGTACAAGAAGGTACGTTTTGCAGTCTCTCTTGCGTTCTACAAGCGTTTTGTCCGTCCCAAGGATAATTGATACCCTTTCGTTCTTATCGTTCTTTAAAACGCCTATTTTGTCTGTGTGCTCGATATAGAGCACATTCAAGAAATTCTCATCCATGTTCTTATGCACTTAACATTTTGTTATACTTCTTCTTGTTGACACCTCGTTTAACGGCTTCATAGAGCAAAGCCAAAGCAAATGCTTCATCCTTGACTTTCAAAGCCTTCAAGGTATCTCTTTTGACGTTGTAGTTCTCATCAACCTCACACAATGGTACGTAGCCTTTGTGTTCGAAATTTCTTCGACCAATCGCCCAAATTTCGTAGCCATCCGGAAACTCATTTGTTTTCTCGAATACATAACTGCCATCAATAAACTTTTCCATAACCAATTGTTTTAAGTTCTTTACCTTATGTTTTCTTACTCCTCCCATCGGAAAGCGCCAGGGTCTTTTACAACTTTCTTGCTGGCTTCGTCCCACATATAACCATCATTAAACCACTTTGGGGCTTTACCATTGATTACACGTTTCGCCTCTGCTATGCTAGCATAGTCCGGTTCAACTACATTATCAATGCGAACGAATACCTGACCGAATACGTCCTCCACCTTGGTAATATGATGCCCTTTGTAGAACACTTCTTTCAAACACTTAGCAATTGTCTCCATATCTTATACTCTATTTGTGATTAAAACCAAATTGTAGCATCACACCATGTGAAAATATCCCAATGATGAATGTTATCATATATCACTTCTAAGTTGTTCTCTTTTACAAACTTCACAAACATATCGTAAACCTCACCATTTACGAACATATCCATAAAGCCATCTTGAACATTATATGGTTTTACTTGTACACCAATGTTCTTCAACTCACTAACAATCTCAGAATGTAACATATTCGATTTTAATTTAAAAGTCCTAAACTAAAGGGGTGATTAAAGGCTCACCCCTATTAAAGCCTCGCCAAACACCTTAGAACGTGTATATATCTTTATGCAACTCGCAAAAAGTTGTAAGCCTTGAATTGTCTCCATGCGCCCTTTTCTTCATCCCAATAGCGGATGCAATCTCTTGATGCTGCATGACCAGTACCATTTGGAGTATAGTCAATGTGGCTCTGAAGGAGAGTACCAAAGGCTTGTCTTACCTCACCATTCATCTTCATAAAGAAGAACTCTACTACCTTGGTCTTCATCGCTGCCTCAAGCTTTACGACCTGCCAAGCCTGTTTCAAGCACTCAACCCAAGACATTGAACTTGATTTCAACTGATAGGCTCTATGTGCCAACTGCATTACCTTTCTCATCTTGTTCTTAATTGAAGTAGTCATATCCTCAAACCGTTTTACGAGTGCCGACTCGGCTGCATAACAGCAATTAATAGTTAAACTTTAAAGCCTTTATCTCTTAAAGACATTGCAAAGGTACGAATATCTTCTCATATCACCAAGAGAAAATACGAAAATCTTCTTATATTTAACCTTTGTTAGTACGAATATATTCAAACTGCCATATTTATTCACATTTATTAGTAATATTTTCTTCTTACTTTCGTAATTTAATCGTACCTTTGCAAACGAATAAGTTCGTACAATCATTTAATATATATAATATGTATAGACTAGAAGAAATATTAAAGCAAAAAGGCATCACAAAGACTACTTTTGCTAAGATGTTAGGGATAACCAAGCAAAGTATCCCTAACATTATCAATGGCAACCCTACAAAAGCGAGGTTGGAAGAAGTAGCACAACTTCTTGGTGTTCCAACTTGGCAATTGTTTGTTGACCCAGAAGACATCTACTGCGAGTGTTCACCTAGGTTTAACTTCTGCGCATTTGTCCGCTCGGAAAATGGAGATACATTTGTAGCGTCTTCCTTGCAAGAACTTCGTTCTATTGTTGATAAGCTGGAAACTTCTTCAAATATGAAATAGAGCCAACCAAGTTAGCTTGTCTTCTTTGGGGTAAACCTATTAATATGGGAATCAATTTAAGGAGGATTAATCCTCCTTTAAATGTTCCTTTATCCACTTTTCATATGCTTTTACATTATAAAATGAAATAATTTTATTTACCGCTTCTTTACGTAAATCCTTTATGTATATCTCTAACATTGTTAATACCCTAGAACAACGATAAATTGCATAAAGATGAATTGTTTCATTCAACGTATTACCCATTATTGTTTGCGAATATCCGGATTGCGAAATATTAAATGCATATTTCTTACCTATTCGCCTAAACTTCAAAGAAAAAGATGTCATTTCCCTTATCGTTGAATTTAAGCCCAATGGCATAAAAGTACAAGTTTCAGCAGAATATATTCTTCTTCCATCTGCCAATAAATCTTTGTCTATCGCAAAGCCATTTTTCCACCATTTATCATGGAATTCTTTAAATTTCAAAAAATCCTTCCATTCATTAGAGATAGTAACATCATGCCAACAACCTGTACCGATACGTCCAAGTATTTGATTCCAACAAAAATAAGCATGACTTTTCTTTAATTCGTAGAATTCTTCAAATGTATCTGCTTTTACATACCCCTTTCCTTTTATAAAAATAGAAAAACTCCCATCAAGAATTTCTCTTATTCTTGCACGTTTCATAAAACCTTGTTCGTAAGCTCTTACGTATATAACCCCACGTACTACAGCTTCAATTTTGTAAGGGAATCCCTCTACAGAATAATACACTTTATTTTTATCAATTTCCATAATTTTTCAGTTTTTTGTGTGACTCACTTTATGTATGCAAAGATAAGAAAAATTCTTTAGACAACAAAGAATTTTGCTTTAATAATAACAACTCTTTTGCTTGATTTTAGAACTTTTAATAGCGAACCCATCGTTTGATACATTGGTACGTATTGCCGAAATCCTAGATGTGCCAATTTGGAGGCTATTCTACAAGGAGACACCAAAGGAGCTACAACCAGAGCAGCCATCCATTCCGCAATCTCCGGCTATCATCTGCCCTCATTGTGGCAAGCCTATCGAGCTGGAGATTAAGGCAAAGGAGGGGAAATGACATTCCTCTCCTTTAACACTTCTATTCCTTCTCCTTCAAAAAGCCTATACCTGCATGAACATTACCCAACTTATACCAAGACTGGTCTAAAGTCATAACATAACTACTGAAGGATTTTTCCCCAATATCAAGGGTGAAGTCTTCATCTACATCTGGCTCTCCATGTCTTACGTACCCCTTATTAGGGGTGTATAGCAATCTATGATATGAGCCACTCTCACAAATATAAAGTCCGCTGTTACGCCAATCTAAACTCCAAAATTCCGGTTTGTTCACGTAACAAAGCATTACATCGCCATCGTAAATAGGAATACTATGACTTCTCTCATCCTTCTCTCCAACGAAGCTTTCGCTATCAACATTATCAGACTGACGAATAACAGATACGATGGAGTAACCATTTCCAATAAAGTCCGCTATATCTACATATGTTCTTTGCTCTCTAAGGTCAAATTCCTGTTGGCTTCTCACGCCATCTTTCTCAAAGATTACAAGTATTCTTGTGTACTTATCACCAAAATTGACCATACTTAGAATCAAGCCGTTGTTCATGTAAGACGCATAAGCTTCTTTGGCTAGAGTTAATACACGCTCTAGATATTCCAATGGTTTGTATCTAACTAACCAAGACTGACCTTTATGCATCTTTTGCAAGTACGAATACATATTCATCGCCTCGCATTCATCTATTCCATACTTCTTGCAGACCAACTTAAACTTATCCGGATAAACACTAGTTACAAGTCTATCCAATTCGTCCATAGCTTGCATGGCTTTCAAATAATCATTTGCTTCCATTTTACTAATCTTTAAGTTTCTCAATTATATAACCACGACCTGTATAGGTACAAGACAAGCCGATATACACTAGCTGATGTAAAAGCCACAATTCTTCAGAGAACGGCAGTCTATCACACTTTACGAACTCATCTTCATCCTCAAAATCAGATGCTATTTCCAATATTTCTTCCTTTGTCATTTCTTATATTATTTATTTTTTAATACTATCAAACACACCAACCGCAACGACCAACGCACAACTCATATTCCAATTCGTTGCAAATGTCATAATATTCTTTTTCCGTTATATTATAGCGGTTTAGAACTTCCTCTGTTGGAGGCTTTGGGTCAAAGTGCATATCGGCACAAGCATAAGGCTCTGCATCTTGTCTATGATGGTCATACATATCACCAAAATCATTTTGTTCGGCATTCTTTCCGTTAATAGTGAATACCTCTGTACGGCAAGGTAAAGCATGATGCGTTTTTATCTTTAATTCCATATCTTAATATATTTAAGCTACTATTCAAAACTAATAATTATACAACGCCCTCTTAAGTTTAATCCTAAGTTCTTCCTTTATTTGCGACACTTTATCATAAGAATCGTAATATCGTCCATAGTTGTTATAATTAGACCTATCTACACAATGCAACCCGATAATAAGTAATTCCAGCTCATCATCAGTCAAAGAAACTTTTTTCATACGCTTACTTCTTTTGATTAAAGTACTTTTTCAGTTCTCTAAGGATGAACAATCCTCCTATTTTGAAGGATTGCTCTATCACTACTCGATGTTCCTTAAATTCGTTTTGGCTTCTTGAAAACCGAAACGCCTCGTTCTCTAGTATAAGCACAAACTTGTTAAATTCTGCATCGGTCATTGGCACTCACCTCCTTCCTTTGGAAGTAAGTCTTCTGCATAAAGCCATTGAGTAATTTGCAGACATCTAACTAGTATTTCCCAACTACAATCTATGTATTCTGTTCCAAATCCATTATTGTTTGTGGTTTTAAATATGATGTAACTATGACACTTCGGCTCTACGCTAGCAGGATGCCATAAATCCTTCAAAGACTCGTTGACAGCCCACTTAACACCTTCTTTGAAGCCATTTCTTCCTATAATATTTCCATCGCTGTTAAGAGGGTATTCCTCAAAAGCAGCTTCTTCTATTTTCTTTTCGTCTATCATACCTCCACATCTTTAGTTGTACCTAATAAATTCTCGTTACCAGCATAAGGAATGCAGAATTTCCAGATGTTAGCCATACATTTATAGTTATATTTGCTATTATGAGTCACCGTACTTTCGAAAAGGTCAATGTTCCATTCTTTACCTATATCGTCTCTGCACAACACCTTGTCGAAAGGCTTGAAGACTGGCTGCTCCTTGCTCTTCTCCCAGATAGTGTAAGCCTCTTGAAACGTGATGGCTTCGCCCTCTGTAGCTTCTCGCAATTCCTCATGTATGCTGATACGCAGGTCGAAGGCTTGGTCGGTAACGAACTTCTCGTTCTCAATTTCATACTGGTTGCCGAATGTCAGCGTGTCCTCACTCTCGTTCTTGCCGATGAGTTTGCCGATGATTGTCTGCTCTCCGTCCTCGTCTTCCTCGTTGAAGACGTAAAGGTTGCCCAACTCAAATACTGGTTTCTTCTTCGGCTTCTCTACTTCCAGAGTCTCACGATTGAGTTTGCCTCTCAGTCTTTCCTCTATAGTATTGATGTAGGTCTGAGCAGCATCATCTTTCTCAATATCGAAGTCTTGTGTCATAGCAATATTACGTGTATGAACATAAGAATATCCAGCTTTAGTTGCTTGATAGTTCAGCTTACCTGTGAAAGTTGTATATGTATCATCGTTAAACTTATCAAAGATAATATGTGAGTTAACATCTTTACAAACCAACACATCACCCCTCTTCCACGAGAACTTAGACCAGTCTGCCATTTCCTTAGAAGGTTGCAATACACATTGACCTGCTTTAAAGAATTTGCCATCGTACCAAAATCTATGTTGGTTACTTGAATTGAGTTCTTTAACCACAATAGATTTCTTTTTACGTACATCAAGAACTTCTTTAAGCTCTACTGCTCCACATATTGAGGAATACAACTTAACTCCTTGCGGCTTATCCTTTAGAATTTCCGCTACATTAATCTCAGTTTCCATATCTGACTTTTTATATTCATTTATTCTTCACTAAAATATTTTTTAACAAACGCTCGTTCAGTGAGCCATTTTCCTAACCCTACTCTAAAGTAACGCTTTGGTTTGCCTTTCGCAAACCCATATTCGTCACGAGGTGTATTAACACTCATATGTATCTTCGGAACATTATTCACCGATACGTATGCGGTTATGTATTCATCCGAGAAAGCCAAATGCTGGACTTCACGGAACTTTACATTTTTAAAGAACATTTCCATCATAAGCCTTAGTCCTTATAGATTGCATCAAGAGTGCTTCTGAAATTCGGATTATCAATAACGGCTTGGGCATCTTCTTTGTTCTTGAAGTAAATAGCTCCTTCGTTATAATTACTACTTGAAGTAATACCATATTCGCTGGTTCGCATAATATTATACTTACATTCATTAGATTTCCAATCCGGTTTCCAATCTCTATTATAGTACTTAGCTATAATCATTAACCTAGATAATGCAATTAGCTTATCCACATTCATATATGAAACTTGAATACATGCTGGACGAATATCTTTGTCTGCTAAAGCTGATATGGCATCCATATAGCCGATTACCCTCTTTCTAAGCTTAATAATACCAGCTTTCAAGTCACTTTTTTCAACGTCCACTTCCATTCCTTTAGGAATATCAAGGACTAATTTGTTATCTTTAATTTCCATATCTCTTTTTCATTTTAGAAGTTTTTATATTCAAAATCTACACCGAGAATTTTACGATTAAGCATTGCTACATCCATAGCTCATTAATTTTAAAGCACTACGTCGAAGGTCTCTCGGTTTGAACGGATTCTTCTTCAATATTTTATTTCGCATCTTGCGGATTTCCCACTTCTGTGTAAGACGCATAGCCTTTAACAAACGATAGTCTCCGGCTAGCTTTCCTACATCCGTTTTGCCACAATAATAGCCTTGTCTATAAGCCCAATATCGGGTTTTATAGACTTGCTTCATTATCTTCTTAGCCTGTCTTATTTTCATATCAACCTCACTTTCTGCGAAAAAACGTTCCACTACACCAGTCGCTGCTTTCAACATCATCATGTAGTTTGGTGCATCTGCCGATAAACTCATTACCTTTATAATGCTTACAACGACCACACTCCTTTGAATTTCTCAAAATTGCACGAAACACGCTAACGTTAGCACTCGGCATATTTGCCTTATTCCATCTGATAGTTGCTTTCTGATAGAGATTCTTTAATCTAGGAATGAATCTACTCTCTTCCTTAAATGTATATTTTGATTCGAAGTAACGTGTGTCCGTTCCTCTCTCCATCATATTCAAAATTTTCTTAGCTTGTCTTATCTTCATACATTACTTGTTTTATAAATTTCACATGTCCCCTCATAAATAGTGTTATTACTATAAATGTCATTATATTGCGAAATAGAAATTAATCCATTTACCTTCATTTCCCGAAGAATGCCATCATACACACTTTCTATTGCTCTTCTCTTCAATTGCTCCATGCCAGATTTGTCACGGCAATAATATTGCATTTCAAAGCTTGACATTGCAACTCTTGAATGAAGCTTAATAACTTGTGGCTTTATGTATCTAACCTCTATCTTTGGTTTGATGCCTAGTTGGTCAGCTAGCCATTGCTTCCATTTTGGCTTTACATCTTCTCCATCCAAACAAACAAGCAGGATGTAGATAAAGCTCATACTAAGATATAAAAATTCTATATTCATACACTACTACTTTTTTGTTAATCTTATCGCCTTTGTGATGCGGTGGTCTTTAAAACGCAATTGGTCAAATTCTAACTTATACCAATATCTTCTTGACCACCAATAATCATTCCGGCTCTTCAAAATCTTCTTGGCTTGCCTTGTTTTCATCTTGCACCTCATTTTTGGCGTTTTGTAAATACGTCAAGCATTCCTGTAAATACGTCAAGCAATCCTTTCCGATAGTGCCTACCGCCTTGGAATAATCATCCTCGTATAATGATTCGTTACCATCATACCTACTAAGATATTTCTTTCTTTTTATATCAGCACCATCCATGATTTTAAGCTTTGCCACAATCACTTCATTACTGGTTGCCTTGCCAAGAAACCACAACATGTTAGTTAATGCCAACTTGTTTGGTTCATAAGCGTCAACATTAGACAATTCTGACAGCCTTCCTTGAATGTATCTCGTTAGTATCTTTTTGTAATTCATACCTTGTCCTCCTTATCGGGCTTGCTTACCCACATAGTTTCGTTCTCCAACTCTTCAAGTGCTTTTTCAAGTTCCTCAAATGCTTTTGACTTTTCTCTGTATCTCTCATCCGAAGGTATCATAACACCATCAATAGCACTACGGAACCTGTTTCTAGCACTGATTAATAATAACTTTACTTCATTTAAAGTATTTCGTTTGTAGAACTTTGGGACTCTGCTAACCTGCCACCATGAATAGCATTCATCACTCCAAGGTTCAATCCACACAGGTTCTTTTGTGTCTTTATCTTGGCAGTATACAATTCCACGTACTTCATCATTAAGCAAGAACGCCTCTATATCAAAATCCAAATCGTCTAATGTTGCATAAGTCTTGCAATACTCATTACGTTCCCTAGTGCCTTCTCTTACAAACAACTCAAAATCGTTAAATAAATCAATTTTTATTATCTCTAAGTTATTGCTTTTAACAACTTCTAAAAGAGACTCCTTGACGTTCATTTTGCTCATTGCTTATCCTCCTTAATTACTGGTTCTTCAATAATGTATTCACCTTCAATTTCAAATGGTAAAACGTTAGTAATATTTGCTCTGTAAACTTTACCATCTAAAGCCTTAAATAAAGGATGAATAACTGTAGGTAAATGAGGAACACATTTGTTGCAATGATGCACAACCTCAAAATGCAAATTTGAGCCATCACGCAATTTGCTTCCACAACACTCACAACTACCTATTCTGTATTTAAAATATGTACGTGATAAAGCAGATTCTTTTCCACAAATATCACACTTTCCAAATTCCATGTATGCCATATTTTCTTCTTTTTACCCTCTCTCTGTTACCGAGGAGAAGCTGTTTTTCTACTTTATTAATATAGTCTTCTAATGCTCCTATTTTATAATTTTTTAGGTACAAAATATCTGTAATTTAATGCTAATTCTTCAAGCAAATACTTTACATCATCAGCTACTAATTTAGCAAGTTCAATTGATGAAATTGAAGGATTTGCAGCTAATCTTCCTTGAAGTGCTGTTAGAGTATAATTGTATGCATATGTGTCTATTGCACACTTAAATTCTTCATAGCTATTTTCTGTAATAGCTTTCAAATCACTAAGCCAAATAGCCAATTGTCTATGTTCTAAAGAACAACCATTATTACAATTTTCTTGCTCTTTAGCTACCTTTTTGCAATGTTCTATTGCTTCATTTAATGTCATATTCATTATATTTATATCCCATAAGGGATGGTTGGTTACTCTGGTGTCTTCGTTGTGTATTTATCAGATGAAATGTGCAGAAACACATAATCGCCATCACTGGTAGTCTCGTTAATATCACAAGAAACACCTTCTGCTTTGTCAAATACAAGCATTTCACAATCTTTGCCTACGAAGCTAATGTAAGATTGCAAATGCCCTATCAACTCACTTGCTTTCATATTACTATCTATTTATATCCTTTCTTTAATCTTACGCAATAATCAACAGCTTTGATTGCTAACCAAATAGCATGCTTCTGCTTATCGTCAATAAGATTATTTCTAATCTCAAATAGCGTCTTCTTTGCTTCTGTTGCATTCATATTACTTCTATTTATGCCCGAAGGCGTTAATCGTTACAAAACCAGTAAACTCTCCAAAGGAAAGCTATTCCCCAATCTGGATTTGGATTTCTTACTATTGTTGGCAAGGGGAAGAACCAATCTATTTTTCTTGATGATATATACATACTTATAATTGCATTAATTGTTTTATAGCCGCCAAAACAAAACACAAGCCTATAGCAAAAACAAGCAGCCATTCATAAGCAAACCATAAATCTCTGCAAATTTTTATGGCTACATACATAAATGCTATGCCTATAGCTATGAATATTATTGATAATGCTACCAACATACCTACACCTCCATTTCGTTTTTAATACCCAAACCAAAGAGAAAATGTTGAAGTTCATGGACATATTCAAGATAAATCGGTTCCGCTTCTCTAAAACGTAACATACTAATACCAGCTTGCGTAGTTATTTTAATATCTCCCTTTATGAAAGTGACAAAACGTTCATCAAGCGGAAACCACCGATTCTTTCTAAGAATATTTGTAGTGAGTACAACTGGCTTTATATCCTCAACACCAACAAAGCAGTACACCAACCATTCTTTAGGGCAAGATAAGTCAAAATGGCATCCGTCTCTTGGCTCTTTGACAACCATTACTTTGTTGTCATACTCAACAATATCGCCAATAATAAACTTCTGTTTCATACGCTTTAATATTTGCTATTAATGAAATCCTCATACTCACCTATCGTGATTTCCTTGAAATCAGAGTTCTGCTTCTCGGCTCGGATGCTGTCATCAAAGTAAACGAAAATGCGGTCTTTGTGACGGAGGAGCTGAGTAATAGAGAAACGGCTAGCTTGAGAGACTTCTATATTCAGTTCACTCATTACCTTGAAATGGTTAGCAACTGATTTATAGGAGAGAAGAACGGAGGCTATTGCCTTACCTTGCTTGCTTCGCTTATTAGGCGCAATAGCAACATAATAGCCATCCTCTAATCTTACACTATCTACCTTCTTCCATACCTTCTTGTCTAGCGTATCGAAACGGTCAGAAGGAACCCATATAGCAGTAATCTCATACACTCTTGTGAGGGTTCTGTTAGGCTGATAGCCCTGATATTTTTCAAATTCGAAGCCTACGGCTTCTTCAACTCTTTTCATGTAGGCTTGATGCTCTTCAAATTCTGCATCGAGAATACTCTTAATGTATTCATAAGCCTTACTTCCCTGTTTTGGTTCGTACAACATACGCTTTACTTTTTATGATTATTATACTTATCCTTATCTTCATCATAAGGACACTTGAATATTAAGGGACAAATTCCACAAGGTGTAATCTGTCTTTCCTTACATCTGCTTCTTGATTCGTAGCTCATACACTTTACTCCTTTACTTCTTTAAAGATTACATTTTTGTGGTCTGAGCGCTCTGTACCAAAACACGGAAAAGGACATCCATAACATAACTCAAAGAAACATCCTTTACAGCTGTAACCTTTATGTTCGACAGCTTTAAGAGTAATAGTAATCTTTTCTCCAACTTTAATCTCTTTCATAATCAAAACGCTATTCTAAAATCCTTACCTTTCAAAGTAGGTCTCTTTTTGAGAATGAACTTCTTTAAATCTTCAAAGTCTATCGGGAAGAGCGCACAATATTTATACTTTAATGTGCAGACGAATCTTCCGTTGAGCATAACATCGAATGTGAATATCTTCATAGGTCGCCTCCTTTCTTTTTAGGAACATACTCATCTAACTCATCGTCAAACTCATAGCAGTCTGGGCAGTAATGCTTATCGCCAATTTCTACCCATTCGGATTCCATTGCTTGTTCTCTAGCAGTACAGATGTCCACCCAACAGTCAATGCCATCATCCACACCATAAGTCTTTCCGCATCTGTCACATACAACAGAGTACATTGTTACTTCCTTAATCATGATTGCCTCCTTCTATAATTAAGTCAAACAATTCATCTGCGTATATCCAACCAGTCAAATGATACGCTTTGACTTGCTCGTTCCACATTTCTTGATAAATGTTACAATCGGTCTTGGACATCATATCGTATAGGTTGTAAAGATTTCTATAACAGCAGTCTATTGAGTATGCAAGAACTCTTCCTCTGCCAATTTGAGGAACTTCGCTAGCAGGGTGACACAAGCTCTTCTGGAATTCATTGATAGCCCACTTAACGCCATCCTTAAATAATTCTGCACCAAACTCTTGACAGAAATGATGCTGGCCATCAACCTCTGTGTCTTCATTATAAGACATTATAGGCAAGTCTTGCTCATACAAGTCTGCTGCTCCTTGTGCAGCTTCTTCTATTTTCTTATCGCCAAAAACCATTTTATTAAGCTTCATAACCATTATTACGTAGTTCATCAATTAAAATCTTAACATCTTCTATAGATTCTCTTGCGAGAGTTCGTAGATGAGTTCTGCGAACTGCTTCAGGGCAAGCGCATCTATTATCATGTTCATAATCTTCCCCTCGTTGTTTTACTTTATCTCTAAACAACTCGGCAGATTTCTCATACAAAAAATCTAATTCTATTTCAGATAATTTCATAATCAAACCTCCTCTTTAAATTCGGACTAACACTACAAGCCTTTATTTCGATTATCGAAAATATGCTCACAAAAAATCTTCTTAAGTACTTTCATATACCTAATCTTTTATATCTTTAATATAGCACCACTTTGTGATGTTGTTTCTCTTTACATAATCTTTCCAATAAACAAAAGAGTAAAGATAATCAGCTTCGTACTTAATACCTCCATCGTCTCCATCATACCATTCCGTAAGAATCCATTCTTCGTAGTTTGGAGCTTCTTTTGCAGAGTACCATTTAGTCATTGTTCACCTCCTTCCTTATCATAAAGTAATCTTCTTCAACTTTATTATGTAAGTAGTATAAAAGTTTTAACTTTGTGAGTTTTTCTAACTTTCTTACTACATATTTTATAGTATTAGGACTTATATAACCGTCAGTCCAACCTCTTTTCAAAAGCCATTTAGTACTCTCCTTGTAGAATAACTTCTTGCATTTTCGTTTATTCATTTTCAATCTCCTTCACATAAAGTTTCGTTAACCTCATCATTGTATGTATGAGTAACCGGATTGTACTCGGAATGGGTTGCATATACCCTACCTTTCCGGTTAGTGAAATAGATAGCAATTCCTTGGTCATAAAACCTGTACACTGTTATACTATCAACAACAAACAATTTCTCGACCTTGAATTTGTCAACAGAATCCGAGATTTGGACTCTTGTACCCTTACCTTTGCAACCTACCAAAATGGCAGCAACGGCTATTATCATAATTACCTTTTTCATATCAACTTCTTTTCTTCTTGACGAATCCGTTATTCATCATAACCTAATATGCTAAAGAACTCATCCATTTTTGGATTTAGATTATTTGCCATTAACATATATGCCGGAACGGAACGACCGATGTTGCACTCTAACTTCAATGCATGTATCATTACTGAAGCTTGTTGGCTTGAAATCTTAACCCTATCCAATCTGGAAAGTATTTCGCTCTGCGAATCTGCATTACGAAACACTTTCTTGATAAGACTTTCTATGTACTTACGCTGCTTGTCCGTCATTGCTCTTATTGTGCTCAAGAGACTCAACCAAAGCCTTCAGACCATTGAAAGTAGCATCCACCAACTCCTTGCTATCGGAAGCATCAAAATACCAATTTCCAATAATCTTGCTATTATTTTCGGCAAACATCGTAATACTCGTATGAGTATTTGAAGACGACATCTGGATAGACTCCTTTGTTCTACCCATGAGGCTAGCAATCTTTGCCAACACCTCTACATAAACATTATTCTTTTCCACTTTCTTCTTACAGTTTTTGTGGTGTGTCTCACCTTTTCAAATTAATAACCTTGTTTCTTAACTACGATGCAAAGATACAAAGAATATCTGAAACATGCAAATTATTTAATGTATTTCTTTTATTATTTAACACTCTATAATAATGTGAACAAATAATTTGCTGACGTTAACAAAAAATCCCCACCACTACATTATTATATATAGTGATGGGGCAAACATTTAAAACAAAATAGCATTATGGATTTCTACAATTACTATCTAGTATTTTCTTTAATTCTCCATCTACATCAAGTACTCCACCTTGCCAATCGGACTGAATATCTAAACTGAACCAACCACCTTCTTTTGTGCGAGCAAACCAAATTTCATTCTCATCATACTCTTTAATAACACAACCAATGAAATAGTCAGTTGTTCCATTCCAGATCCAACTACACACTTCTGAATTAGTCTTGAATGCTTGCTTTACATAATCCGGTGCATAGACATATAAAGCTACATCCTTTATGATTGCCTTATACAACCTAGAGCTACAGACCTTCCCATCATCAAAGAAAGGAACAACCTCACCTATTTTAGGTATACGCTTTATATCTTTCATTTTAAATCAAGTCCTCAACATAAGCCCATTTATAGATGGCGTTGGACTCCGTAAACTTCTTCCACCATTCCTCACCCATGAAATTCAGATGCTTGAAACGCTTGCGAACCTTGGTCAAACCGACAATGCGTCTGTTGTGCTCAGGCAATTCTTCTACCGGATGCCAAGCACTATCCTTTTGGCATTTCATTCCCAACTCCAAGGCTTGTTTGGCTATCTGCCTTGCACCTTGACTAAAGTCTATCTTATCTATCAATAATTCTAAGTCCATAATCAGATTGCTTTTATATTAACTTTGTCATCAAAAAACGCTTCAAGCACTTCCTTGGCTTTAGCATCTGCTTCATCCAAGTCTTTGCACTTGACTACTTGAACACCATAGCCTATAGGGTTACGCAATTCGTAGCATTCTTCAGCCTTTACCAACCGGAGGAAAATATCTCCACCTTTGAAGCGGTACGAATATCCTCCTGTTGCCTCGTTCCATTGTCTAACTATGTTCCTCACCGCCATAATATCTTTGCACTTTTTCCAATGTAGCACTAGCACCCTCAATGTAGGCTGCGATAATGACATTTCTATATAGCTCACTATTTTCCTTATCAATTCCTACCAAGCCTTCTGTTGATTTCAAAGGCTCAATTGTAAATTTATAAGCCTCCTCTACTATCCAGCTAGGAACTCCATTTGAAATCAAATTCTCACAATACTCATTCATAATTTAACCTTTTAAAATTAGTGGATGAGAAGGGATTCAAACCCTTCTTGGTGGCAATACCTCCCCAGTGACCTAGTACACGGAATGTTTAATCAAAAAATCCGCTCCAAGTTTGCGAGGGTCGCATTGCTTTCAGTTGCCAATGCCACTCATCCATTCGTCAGCGACAGATGCGAATTTGAAGACTGTGCACCATTCTCAACCTTGCCCAAGGGTTTCTGCCGCTGACTTATAGGCATTTGCCAATGATTGCCGACAAATTTCAAGTGTTCACATCTTACGATGCGGTATTAGCTATCTCCTTGCCCAAGGGAACAACCATTAGCGATAGGCTATTTGTAGTTATGAAACTTTCAAGTAAAGCCGTGCGACTCCTAAGTTTATCATCCTGCCCCCACGCAAGGCATCACACGGCTTTGACACGTGGGTATTTGGTCGATTATGGAAATCCTACCTTGTTTTTCTTATATCATTCCGCTGCCAACCTGCCGCCCAGTCTACCGGAGCTGCATTACAGCAGTGAAAAGACGTGTTCACATTATATAAGGCAGCTCTGAACTCATCCAATTCTTCTGCCGTGAACGGACAATCCTTGTTTACTCGCCTTGTCATAATTTCACTACTTTATAGCCAAGCCGACTTGCAAGATCAAGGAATGCATTAAAGTCTTCCTGTGCAAGTTCTGTCCCTGATACTACTCCATTCTCCAACGTGAAGTAACGCTTTGTATTGTAAAGCACATCTTCTAAGCAATAAGTTTCTTTCATCCTAATTCTAATCAATAGTAAACAACCTTTCGACTGGTCTCTTTGTTATATTCGGGTTAAGAGAGTTTGTTACTTCCTTTTCCCAAACACATCTGAACTCCTGTGGCATCTTATACTCGCTGATAAAGACCTTATGTCCTCTTCTAGCCATTTCCATGCACCATATATAGAAACTTTCGTAATCGAAGTTCTTTGACACATCATACTTTTTCGCATCTTTGTAAGGTATATCGCTATACACGATACTCCTATCCGGTATCACAAGTTCATCATAACTGCCGCTATAAAACTCGACACCTTTGAGAAGGGGTATATCACGCATTGTGTTTTCTATCTGCTCCCTTATGTAATCCCTTGCCTTTCCGTTCTTGCCGACAACATTATGTCCGCTATAGCCACCATCAAAGAATCGGCCATTAAAACTCGCCATAAAGCCAATTAGTCCGACACCTGCTTCTGTGAAGAAATTATTCTTTCCGTGATAGCAGTCTTTTGCAAAGTTATACAACGTCTTACTAATATGGTTGAAGACAACCCCATCATTCTGAAGATACTTCCACATTTCGATAAGATACCTATTCTTATCGTTGGCAATTCTGCGATACGTGTCCGGAACGTTCTCAATAACGCTACAGCCACCACAGAAAGCATCTACAAACGCATCATGTTCCTTGTCCAGCATAATCGGCAATATTTCATGCACGATTCTAGCCTTACTACCCATGTACTTCATCCTATCAACTTCTTAATCATTTTAACACCTCGCTTACCAAACTTTCGCTCGACAACCTCATTGTAACTAACTCCATCAATGGAACACTCATCAGGATAGCACTCTTCAAGCCAATCTGTGAACTTCAGCAGATTGAAGACTAACTCTTTTCTCGTTAAAAGAAACCGCATATCTATGAATTTTCCAAAGCTTATTCCAAAAATTTTCTGAAACTCATTACCCATCGGCAAGAACTCACTTGGTTCTATTTTCATCAGCTTGCTTTCTTAGATGTCACACCCTCCAGAGAATAATCACTCTTCATAAAGTCACTAATTCCTATGTAAGTTCGCTGCAAATCCTTCTCATCGTCTTTCAAGTCTTCCGTTGCATTGATAGCTGCCTCATTTAATGTCTGTTCGTCAAAGACACCTTTTCTCACCTTATCGAAATAAGAAAGAATTTCTTTGGTCATCAAATGGTCTGCCAGTCTCTCGAAATCCTTATCCATCACTAACGCCATGAAGTCATAGGAGTTTTCAAAAGCAAGTATCGGAGCAAAATCCTTGAACGCTTGCATTAAGTTAACATGCAAATCTTCATACAGCTTACGGATGATATTCTCATAAGTTCCCAAACAGAGGTTGGTGAGATTATACAGGATGATTGCATTCGCATAAACTCCCGATTTTTCACCAATCCCTAAGTTCTGTAATCTTAAAGCAAGCTTATCTCGCAACTTATACAAGTCTCCACTAATCTTGTCATAGAACGTCATTGCGAATTCTTCATTAAAATCTGCATTAGGAACATAAGCGTCATAATACTTAACCACCTTTCGAAGGTTCTTCTTGCAGTCCACCCACTTCTTCTTAACTTCAAACCTAACGCATTTCTTCTTCAGAATACTTTTTTCGATTTTCTGCATAAAGCACTCTGCTAAGACCATTTCGACATATACATACTGCTGAAGATAAGCCCTAGTAACGACCATAACCTTATTCACTTCGGTTTCGGTCATTCCATTCGGAACACTGATAATTATCTTCTTGCCACCTACGTTCAACAAGACTCTTCTGAAACAATTAACACTAGGCATGATGTTTTCTATTAGAATATTCAACAACCTTGTTATAGCACTCTGTCCTTACCAAATCCTCGACCTTATTCAATACGATAACCTCATGGGTATCATTCATATTGACTTGTGGACAGCAAATCTGATAAAAAAACTTTGTTCTGATGGTAAAACCAAAGAATTTGATTTGCTCCTTGAATACCCGACCGGACACCACCTTATCAAGTTTCTTCTTGCCATCGAAGAGATTCAAACTCTCCTCTCTACGATATACAATATCGGTCTTAACCGAAAAAATCTTTCCTAACATAACTATTCCTCCAAATTTCTAAGCGTTTCAAGACTCTCATCATTATCAACATCATAGCCGATATGATATTCATTACCAATTCTAGCACCAACATATACCTCTTCAGCATCCAAGATATATCGGAACATCTGCTCACGAACCTTTATCTGCTCATTATCCAAGCCTAGCTCATCAAAGCACTCTTCCTGCAATAACTTATATGGTTTCGCTCCTATATAGGAAACATAAGCCAGCTTTCCATCCTGACGCAATGGCTTCCACTTCTCCCACCAATGATTGCGGTACTCCAATATACCTATTTCTACTCCATTGGCACACTTATGATTTACAATTCTAACTTTCATTTTCTATCCAGCTTTCGGAAGTCCTTTCTTCCATTAAAATTAATAATCCAATAAACGCCCCATCCCCGAAGGGATGAGAAGTGTAACTCTCACCTCGAAAGGTGGTTGTGCGCCCATCGCCAATGTTATAGGATGGTTTCTTGTCCGCAGCACCGCAGCTTTCGCCACTTTTAACCACGAACCGCAGAGGTCAGAACTTGGACGGACATTCTGACGTGCCTATGCATTCATCCCTAACGTAGCTCCCTATTCCATTCGGGGCTGAGGCTAATCCGCTCCGGACGATTGAATGGATAATCGCTTAAACCTAATCAAAGGCTTCCGGAACTTGAATACTCGAATTCTACCATTTTTCTGCTCTCATAATGTTTTCCTATATTTATCTAACATTACTGAATTAATCTCAGACCAAAAGGTTACAATTACGTCTTCGAAATCAACATTATGTTCCTGTGCTATAAAATTTCCAGCACTGACGAAATCAAAATAGCCTTCAATCGTCTCTTGTGTACCAGTACATGTTCGTGTTATGCCATTCTTGACATACTTAGCCACAAAATAATAGCATTTCTTCATCGCAATAACTCCCTAATAAATTCGTTACGCATCGGCTCAACGATGCTTGTGTACAAACTCTGCTTATCTTCGGGAATGTCATCCGGTGTAATAGAGAACATCAACAAATAAGACATCGGAATCTCCAATACCTTGCATATTGCATCAATCTTACTCTTACGTGGAAACGTTCTTCCAGTCTCCATAAACAACATATTTGTCTCGCTACAACCGATAGCCTTACCAAGTTGTCGTTGGGTCAAGCCCTTGCTTACCCTCATTGTCTTAATCGCCTTTCCTAAATCCATTTAACCTCCTATTTTAATTTTTCAAATCTATTCTTAATTGCTATCATGGCATCCTTGACTCCATCTTTGTACCCAACGGAATATAAAGTGCAATCCTCTTCGCTAGGTTTTCCGGTTTTTGATTTCAGAAACTCTTCTATCTCACGGAAGCCATGCTCCAAGAATCTAAGAAACATAGCGTTCTTCGTGATAGTTGGTCGTAGGACATTTTTAACCCAATCCCATCCATCACCATAACCTAACGTGAAATTTGAATTGCTACAATATTTTACTTTTGGTTCTTCAAGCCATTGTTTTAAAATTTCTTTCTTTGTCATTTCTTTCAGTTTTTGTGGTGTGCCTCACCATTTTAATTAATAACATTTGTTTCTTAATCACGATGCAAAGATACAAAGAAGTATTGTAATATGCAAATAGTTTAATGTGTTTCTTATCACTATTAATATATTTTAATCTTACTATATAGAATCTACTATTTGTTTTGCAGTTTTTTACATTTCGCTCTCTTTCAAATACCCCTGTTGTCTATTACCTTTAACGTGTGTCACACGCTTTGTAGTTTTTGCACCTTGCAGCAATTTCTGTCAGTCTCTTCCCTTGTACTTTCGTAGTGCTACCTTTCTTGCATTTCAAAACATTTCCTATACTTGTATTTTGTATTACCAAGAAATGGACGCAACGAAAACAACTTCTAAAATTCTTATCCATTTGACATTTCCTTTTTAAGTTTCTTTCTTTGAGCCAAGAACATAACAATCTCCTCGAAATCATCGCAATTCAAGAGCATTTGTCCAACCTGCCATTCCGCTGCTTTCTGCTTGGCATCCTCCATGCCCTTTGCTAAGAATGTGATTTTCTTGTCTTGGCTTCGATTTTCTACAGTTACTTCAAGTGTTCCGAATTCAAGCTCGGTAGTCTTCATGCAGAGACCCTCATCAAAGAGCCTCAGCAAATGATTATAAAGGTTGCTCTTTTCCATTTTTCAATCTTTCGTTTTCTTGTTTCAACAAGTCCTCAAACTCCTTGCGCTTTGCTCGCATATTCTCGAACCATTTACTTGGTGTTACAGGACACCCCATAAGCCAATGGTCGAAGTTTGGAATAGGCAAATTGAACTCACTTGCTTCAATAGTATAATCGTACCACTTCAACAACTCTTCTTCGGGAGCTTCCTTGTCTATATCAGTTACAATAGTAGCCATATCGAAAGTTAAATCACCGCAATTGGCTATTCCACCAACTTGGCCACCTATCCAAAATGTCTCCGTATTATCCAATCCGTAAAACTCATGCTTCTCACAGAATGCCTTCAAGTAAGCATTGCAAGCATTCTCGTAATCATTCTTTAATTTCACCTTATTCATATCACATATTCTTAAAAAGTTTCTTAATCTCGCTCTTCTCCACCTTAGGATGGGAGCATATAACAACTTGCGCTCTTGGATTGTGTCTTACCTGCCATTCACAAGTGTTGCAGCCCAAATCACCAACTTTATTAATGGCATTGGTATATCTGCCTTTCTCATCATAGGGGCAATCAGTAACAAAATCCTTTCGTCCCCAGATGTACTCATCTATCTTGTATGAGATAGCATTTGCTTTCTCCTTTTTCTCGTTAATATTTAAAAACATCATATCGTCAATATTTAAAATAAGCATAGCTGACCATCATCAGCGACCTTAACATTACTCTCAGAAAACCAAAGTTCCTTGAATATCCTCTCCATGCAAGCTACGACAATCGAATTTCCAGCAGCCTTTTGAAGACTTGACTTCGACACTCCACTTTCAAGCATCTTGTCTATGTATTCTTCGTCAACGTTCATTAAGCGGAAGAGTTCTCTCGGAGTCAAACGCCTAATGCGCAACCTTGTCTCTCCAAGCACAACCAAGGAGTCCTTGCTCGCAGATGTAATGGTATTGGCTATGTTCTTTCCAAGTTCGACCTTTGAACTATGCTTTTCGCCTTTTATCCACTTCCCCTCAGAACGAGTTCTTATAGCTGCACTCATAGGTTCTTTCCATTCATTCGATACAAATTTCTCTTTACATAGCAAGTCATCACTAAAAAAGTACTTCTCATCCACATTTTCCTCCAAGACATCAACCAAGTGTTTCTCTAGCTTTGTCTTTCTCGGAAAATGATAATCTATCTTATCACCATCGTTTCGTATAGAGAGCATGAATACACGCTTTCTGTTCTGAGGAACACCGCAGTCGGCTGCATTTACCACCTTAGCGAAGTTGATATATCCATATGATTCTAACTCCTTGCGCCACTTGTTAAAGAACCCAATGAACTTTGTTTGAACCAAAGCCTCTACATTCTCCATCAAGAGGTATTTCGGTCTCTTGGTAATGATGGCGTTTCTTGTGAACCAAAGGATAGAGGAACGTGTACTGCTTCCCTCCTCTATTCCTTTCTGCTTTCCGGCTTGCGAAACAGACTGACAAGGTGTTGAATATGTCAGCAAGTCAAAATCAGCAACCTTGCTCCAATCTATCTTTGTCATATCACCGAAATTCTTGCCGGACAGACTAGGAAAGCAAGCATTATGTAATGCTATTGCACTTGGCTCTATCTCCGACCAGCCGATGCACTCGTAATCGAAATCAGAATGGTTCTTCTTCAGTCGCTCCAAAGCCATCAGTTGAGAGTCATATCCGGCACATAGTTCAAATGTCCGTATCATCATTAAATATCATGGGTTTTACAAAAATCCTCTACAAAGCTATCACCCCAATCATCCTCATGCCAAATCTTTGCTACTTCAAGTTGCCCCATTTCCTTTATAGCTAACAAAACTTGCTTTATATCGTTTTCATACTTAGGCAATGAGTTTTCCATAATCGGAAATAAATCCTTTATCTCTTCAAAAGACAACACAACATCAAACGAACCACCTCTACTTGGCGTTACTTCAAACAACTCTTCAGAAAGATTCTTTGCGGATTTCAACCACTTCAAGAATTGCTTTCTACTACGATACTCACAATATAAATTGCTAAACTTTACGTATAGCTTATCAAAACCTAACTCTTTCATAATAAATTAAATTTATCTTTAATTATCTGTTTCAAACACCGTCTGCTTGCCTCGTCTCATAGCACGATACTTCTCAGGAGCCATTGGTAAGCCATTCTCTTTTAATGCTTTCTCATATGCACCAAAAGCCAAGCAATCCGCTTGCTCGTTCAAATCATCACCATTATGCCCCTTTACCCAAGTCAAAATAACAAGCTTATCCTTTGCACACTTACGATACAACTTAATTAAGTCTGGGTTCTTTATATCTGCGCCTATTTCCCAATCTGTATAGCGGAACATCTTTAATGCGTACTTAGAATCACTTCGAACCTCTACGACAGAACCTTTCGGGCAATAATTAACGGCTGATATTATCGCCAACATCTCCATTCTGTTATTTGTCGTATGCAAGCAATGATGTGTCTTTACCTTTTCAAGTTCACCTGTAGCTGTATTCACAACGATATAAGCCGAGCCACCTGCCTTGTGAGTGGAATAATTATCGCAGCTTCCATCGGTATAGCAAATATAATTTGGAACTAATCTTTCCCTACGCAAGTCTTTCTTGCTATTTTTATCTTTCGCCTTCATTTCTTTGGCTATTGACTTGTGTAATTCTTTATTTTCGTTAATTTCTCTTATCTCTTCTGCTTTTTGTTGTATATCCAAACATCTTTTACTATTTTCATCAAACTTCTTTATTGTTATTTTGTCGCTGCACTTATAAGTGTACTCAATTATCTCGGAACAGGCGTACGAAGCTGATATTTGGTATTCACCATTAGGTAATTCTACAAAATCATAGCCTTTTGGTAAGTACACATACACATGGAACTCACCTCTGCATTTTCTTAATGCCTTAGTCAAAATCGGGACAAAACGACTTTTAGGATATACCAAAAGACTCCGACTTGTTGCGACACTATCAATCATTTTTTCTCCTTCAAATGTAGCAAACGCATAATAATAACTTCCTTTGTCACCACACACATTACCAGCTAAACTTATATAACATTCATACTTCTTCATAATCTCGTATATATAATAATAACACGTAATATAATAAGGAACACGTTAGCCTATTAAAGACTCCCTAAATATATATTCCAACTAACTACTAATATGAAAATGTCCAAAATAGAACTCGACCTTTAATCAGGTATATTGGTTAATCCTATTGATCCATTATAGTATTTGTTCGTGCCTTTTTTAAAAGCACCATGTCCCTTCAATTTATAACCATAGATTCTGTGCTTGATAGCAACAGAAGTCTCTCGGTCTCCAAAAGAGTAAGAGCAAGGTATGATTAAATAGTGCAGGTTGCCTACGTTAAACGTAAAGTTCCTACGACCAAACCTTTGCAATGTTCGCTCCACCTCTCCCTCGTTTCTATCATCTGCCATGTGCATTTCCGCATACGTGGACTTAATCTTACCTTCGCTGATAAGATTCTTCTTGATTCGACATATAGAGCCATGACCCATATTCACAACCTTTGCAAACGAGTTAGTAGTTAGTTGATGCCAAGCACAATCATTATTACCAACGTTAAAACAGTCTTGACGAGCACCACTAATAACCGAAGTGTACAAAATATTATTGACTATAGAATATAACTCCTTTAGCTTATAGTCCTTGTTAATAGGAATACGACAAACGTAAGCCCCTTGGAAGCGACCGCCCTTTTTATTGGGCTTCCATTCTTTATCACGGAACGTATTCACGATAAATCGCCCGTTACCAAGTTCTGTAAAGAGTTCATCCTCCTTGACATCCTTTAGCAATTTTCTTGCTTTTGAATAGCCTACACCGAGGTTTTTCTTTACATCCTTGATGGTTAAGTTAAAAATAACGGAATTGCGACGTTGCATCTTACACCAAATGGCAAAGCAAAGAGTCTCCTTGTGCGCCTTCACTTCTTGCGATGACGCACCATAGGTGTACTTCCTTACCAAGTCCATACGTATATGTAAATAATGCTTTCCCATAAATTCCTTATTTGTTTAACTTATTTGTGTTTCGCCTACTCCAACATTTATAGCCCATTATTAACTTAGAACTATCTAAGGATGTTTCGACTCAAAACAAGGATTCTAAAAAGAAATCCTTACCCTTCATTCGTCTGACACCGAAATCTAGGTAAGGATTATCGTGGTATGGCTTTCGCCAAGGAAAATCTTATTGATTCTTGTAAGCGTGTCAGCACCAACAAAGCACGCTGCAAAGATACTAATTTATTTTCAAACTGCAAGGGCTTTAATGTGTTATTCTACTCTAATTGTGCATTTTTAACACACAATGCAATTTTAGTTACGTATACAAAACTACAAATGCATTAAACTGCTTGCAATTTTGACATTTAACACTCTAAGGCATTTTCAAGACAAAAAAAAGAGCAACCTTGACATACTCCTTCACTACTTGCAAGGGATTGTTGGGTGACTAGCGTGGCTGCGCCCTTGCGAGTGCTTAGGTGACTTACTACCACTCCCCAATTCGGCAATGCCCTGCCGAAGTATATTCTCAGCTGCGAAGAGGTCTCTAGGATGAACAGCACCACAACTAGGACAAGTCCAAATCCTATCAACCAATGACAGCTTATCATTCTTATAACCACAAGTGCAAAGGCGGCTCGATGGAAAGAAGCGGTCTATCTTGTGAACCTGAACACCATACTTCTTCGCAACGTGTTCCAACTTCACAACGAAATCGCCATGAGCCAAGTCTGACATCTTTCGTCCCCAACGCCTTGTCATTCCCTCCAAGTTCAAATCCTCCAAGCAAATCAAGTCGTAACGCTTACACAACTCATGCGCCATCATCCACTGGAAATCGGAACGCTTGTTCACAATGTTTCGATACAATCGCTCCAACTCCAACTTCTTGCGCTTGCGGTTGTTGCTGCCCTTCTTGCACTTCGAGAAGTTGCGAGACCTGCGCCTAAGCTCCTGCAAGTTAGCTTTAAGGAACTGAGGGTTGTCAATCCCACGACCTTCGCTCAAAGTCATGTACTTCTTCAATCCAAAGTCGATACCCACGGATGCACCATCGTGTGACTTTCCGTAAGGTCTGGCTTCTTTATCCAAGCATAGGATGATGAAGTACTCACCAAGTTTGTTGCGCTTGACCGTCACCCTCTTGACCTTGCCATCGTAGGGGCGGCTCAAAGAAAACTTGAAAGATTTCTTTATCTTGTTTATCACTAACTCGTTTCCATTGAGGGTATAGCCACCTTGTTTGAAAACAAATGAACTAAATTCAGATGCTTTCTTGAACTTTGGTGGACGCTTCGCATCGTGCTTGAAGAAACGTTTGTAAGCTATATCCAATCTATCCAAGATTTCCCTAACGGTATGACTATGCAATAACGTTGGCTTATATCGCTTAGAAAAATGCTTAAATATCGTAAATTTTGGAATGTACTTGTGATACAACTTGTAATATCTCTTCTGCAAGGCAAGCGCACGATTCCAAACATAGCAAGCCTCACGGAGCATCTTATCCAAATGCTTCGTCTTCTTTGTCCGATATAGCTTGTACTTGTATGAAATCATATTCCTAAATTTTAAACAGTTTTTGAAAGGTGTGTCTCACCGAAATCCACTTGCAAAGATACAAAATTTCTTCCATATATGCAAGGAAATAAGCAAGAACTTTCACCGAAAAATTACACCATATATTGTTACGCTACCATTGATAGCATTTCTTTTGATTGCATCTGAATCCATTGGCAACCATACTTGCGGAAAAAGATGTTCGAATCGAACCGCTTGCCATCCACGATAATGTAATTACCCTTACACTCAAACTTGTGGTTTCTTGTCAAAGGTACTAACAGGTACACCACCATATTCTCTTTGTTAAGCACCAAGGTTAAATCAGTGCCTAATACATGTGAAATAGTTTCACGCTCATTGTCGCTCAACACGCCAAACTTCTCGTTGTAGCTCACGTAAAGAGCACTCATCAAATTCTTATCCATATCGTTTCTAACTTTAAAATCCAAAATATAATATATGTGCAGTTTAACGTGTGCGCTCACTTATCTAACTCTTAGGCAGCAACCCTAATAAAGTTGAAGAACTTCATCTGTCGCCAAGCTTGTTTCTCAACGTCCCAATACTTAACGCAGTCCTTGCAAGCATATCCCTTGCCATTTGGAGTGTAGTCTATCAAAGACTCCTGCAAAGTACCGAATGCCTGACGGATAGAGCCATCCACCTTCTGAAAGTAGAACTCGACAACTCTCTTCTTCATTGCCAGCTTCAACTTTAACACTGCCCAAGCTTGCTTCAAGCACTCTGACCAGCTCATTGTTGCTGATTTCAACTCAAAAGCTCTGTGTGCCATCGCCATCACTTCTCTCATCATATTCTTAAATGAATTAGCCATAATCAACTAAACGGTTTTACGAGTGCCACTCGGCTGCATAGCAGCAATTAATAGTTAAACTTTAAAGCCTTTATCTCTTAAAGACATTGCAAAGGTAATACTTTTATTTTACTCTACCAAATAAAAGTACTATTTGCATATTACTTTTAACTCTTGTTAGTAAAACAATAGCATTACATTCTAAATATGAAACACTTTTTAATAATATTCTCTTTTTACTTTGCCAAAATTTGCGTACCTTTGCGTCAAAATAAAGTATTACCTTTAATATATATAAGATTATGTTTAGAATTGAAGAAATATTAAAAGAACGTGGTCTTACCAAAAAGGCTTTTGGAGACCTTATAGGGACATCAAAACAAAACGTAAATGCCCTTTTGAAGAATCCGACACTTAACAAATTGGAAACAATCGCTAACGCTCTGGAAATTCCAATTTGGCAACTCTTTGTATCCCCAAACGAATTGTCTGAAAATAAATCGGATGCTACAAGTGATTTCATTGCCCTTATAAAACAAGGAAATGATTTGTTTTCAGCCTCATCCATCGCTGAGGCTAGGGATGTACTGGATAAGTTGGAAAACAAAAAGGAGGGGAAATAAATGTATTATTTTCAATATCCCCCCCAAAAAAAACAGAGGGGAATACTCACGCATTCCCCTCCTCCATAAGTTGTTACCTTAAACCAATCTAAAACCTTAATAACTAAAAACCAACCTAATAAAATAACTTTTTCTTATATTTTACCGTGAGAAAGAAAATCATTGTAACCAGCATCAAGGAAACGACCCAAAAGGAAATCATACCGAATTTCCAATAGAACAAATCCCATCCCTCCAAGTCTTTCTCAATATATTCCTTTTTGGTCTGGGCAATACTCAATTCTCTGTTTAGGCTATCCCTCTGAGCCTTATATATACTCGCTCGCTCTGCTATCTCCTTATAATGAATAAGGCTATCACGAACCTTGGATAGTTCCTTGCTGTCCCTGTATCTAATCTCTATATGAGTAGAATCCTTACCTAGCACCTTACCACTCTCATCTACCCTTGTCTTGACATCATCCTTGATGTAAGTGGAATCCTTAACCTGCTTTTCGGTCTGCTCCCAATGATAAGACAGCAAGCTATCCCGAATAAGCTTGACCCTTTCGTTGACAATTGAGTCCCAATGGGCATAAGTAGTTGTGTCTCGCACCACTTTTTCTACATCTACATATCTTGTCGTCCGGCATCCGTACATCATAAGCATGATGAAGAAACCTACCAATATGGTAACGAGCCAACGCCACCAATCAAATCTAAGCTCCATATCAACCTCCTTTTTGTGTGCAAAGGTACAAATAAAACCAATAGGAACAATTTTTCTGCCCACTCTCTCTTTTTCAAAATTTCAAAAGTGAAGAAAAACCACCACCCAATTAAGGATGATGGTCTTACTAATGCCTTAGTTGAGCCTGTATCTCGTAAGATTACCAAGTGATTATCTTTCCGTTGTTACATACGAGCTTTCCGTATTGTATATTTCCAACTCTTCGAAGCCATCCATGCAGGTTCACACTTTGCTTTGGGTCATTGTTCACAATCGCATTGAGAAAGGCAATTCGTGACACCTTCAACTTATCGAACAACGACCATTGGCCTTGTTTGTATGAATTGATAGCAGCCAAGGTCATGTTACCCATGATACCATCAGCTTTTGTTCCTACGATAGTCTGAATCTTTTGTACGGCTCTGCTTACTCCACTATTATAAGCAAAGTCAACCAAGAGATTAGCCACCGACTGGTTGTTGATTTGGTCAGCTTTACAAGCATCCCAATAGTATTTCTTGAATATGTGATGCCATTGTTCATCGGTTATCTTCTTCAAGTCCGATGCGGTCTTACTAGCACCATAAACTTTACGGAACGTCTCTAGAGTCACGCCTTTCATCGTTGCGCCTCCCCTATCACTCTTTTTGTTAGAATATCCACCCTCGAATGAGAGGATGAATGGTTGTAAAATACTTGAGTCTGCCATAGTCTATTTGTCGTTTATGTTTTGATGTTCGCCACGTTCCCCTATCGTCTTGGTAATGCCAGCCGTGACGAACAAACTAGCTACACTACCAACAAATGCACTTAACCCCATCAAATCGGTCTTGATCGTCCCATAAGTCACCACTTCCCACACTAAGATGAAGCATACAACTAAGAGCATCAAGAAACCTATCAAGGTCACGGACACTAAGAAGAATGCCTTGCTTGAATGTCCGCTATTAACTTGTATGAGTAATTTTAGATACTTAACCATATTTTAATCCTCCCTGTCACGATATATCTCATTTTCTTCCTTTTCAACCAACGTTTCTAAGGATTCTCGCTTTCTTGGTGGGGTTCTAAGTTGGCATCCATCCTTGATGCATCTGTTCCATTGTGCCTCATGCAAGGCAAGCTTCAAATCGTTCTTCTCATCCCTAAGATTGCGTATGGTAATACGATACTGATTGATTTCCTCATACAATTCATCTACTTTACTATTAAGATTAACGACCGACTCGTTGGAACGTTCATAGAGAGCCTTCCACTCATCGGCATATGATGAAATAGTCTTATTCTCTTCCTGTGATGCGAGTGCCGCCTCCTTTCGTTTTCTACTATTATAGTACAGCAACGTGGAGATAACTCCAGATGCGCAAAGAAGATTAATTCCCGTCTGTATTAATTGAATAGTTTCCGCTGTCATTTCCTTATGTTTTTTGTTGCAAAGATAGCTATTTATATATAATAATGTGAAAATAGCCGAGTCAGAAAACTACACAATTAATTTTTGTGCAAATAATCAAATTTTTCTTTAAACTAAGTTATAACACATTAAAATATTTGCTCTATCAATAAAATTTCATTACCTTTGCAAATACAGGTGAGTCACACCATAAAAAACTGAATAAAAATGAAGATAATAGAACAAGATACAATAGACATCATTAAGGCGCACATAAATGAACGACCAAGATACAAGTTGGCACAAAAAATGGGTGTCAGCGTGAAATTCTTGTATAAGATTCTACATGATTGCAATTGTAAAATCGAACATAAAAGACCTGTTCCGAAACCCAACAAGAAGCGTGATGAACAAATTGCAAAGCTTTACACCAACCATTCAGTCAAAGAGATTGCCGAGATTGTAGGGTGTCATCCGTCTACAGTAGGAAAGGCGGCAAAAAGACTAAAGCTTACTCATTCGAATGAAACTATCGAAAGACTTAAAAAGAATAGTTTGGCAAATTTAAAGAAAGCGTATGAGAAAGCAACAATAAGTAAAAGGGTAAAAAGCTGGCAAAGAACCATGCAGATGGAGAAATTCAGAGTTATATCCTGCATTCCGCAACAGACAAGATTCAAATTTGCGGATATGCCTATAAAAGCATATCATGCCAAGTACAATCTCATAACAAAGCATGGATATTTCGCTTTCGAAGGTGAGCCATACACCATAGGTTATGACCGGAATACTCATAGGATGAATGAAGAATACTATAAGAACAAATATGGATTTTCTTTTGAGGAGGATGAAGAATGCCAAGAAGATTAACAAAAGAACAGATAGACTATATTAAAGTCCACATCAATGACTACCCACGAAAGGAAGTAGCCAAGGCTGCTGGTGTTACACTACACACCTTATATAAATATATCACTATTTTAGGTGGCACAAAAATAGACAACAAGTTGAGTAAAGAAACCATCAGCCAAATTTCCGTCATGTACCAAACGATGACAGCAAGGGAAATTTCCGAAGTGTTGAATATTCCTCAATCTACAATATTAGGACAAGTCAGTAAGCTTGGTTTAAAACACAATGTAGAAACGATAAATAGAATTCGCAAAGAGCGTAACAAGTCTTTGAGAAACTATTGGAATAAAGAAAAGTATGCCAATAAAGGCAGAAAGTTGCATATGCAATATAAAATGGACGAACTTAGAGTGTTGTCGGGTAAGCCTCAAGAAACAAGGTTAAGAATAAGAAAACTCTCCCCAAAGGCTTTGAATGCGAAGATGTATTTGCGAAAGTCTTATAACTATTTCTACTCTAAGGGTGAGCCATTTATTCTCTGCTATGACTCCGAGACGAAAAGACATCCGAAAGAGGAATACTATACACGAAAGTTTGGCTTTAAATTTGTGTGCGCTTAGTTTCCGTTTGCAATTCCGTTTGCATTTTTTTGTTTTCTGCAAACGGAATTTGCAAACAAGCCTTTGTTTTTTCGCCCATTCGAAAGTATGATATTACCTCCTATCACCTTAACTACTTGATTATTAGCGAATAAAAGAAAGTTTGATAGAGTTATTAAACCTTTTGCTTATTATTCGTAACTTTGCAGCCGTAACGTTACATAGAGTTAGTTTAATTAAGGTTTAACACAAAAAGATTATTCTTATGGAGACTTCAAAAACTTATGTTTTTAATCCAGAGGGTTCAGGTAACAATGGAGGAATGATGAGCTTGATAGCTCCTTTGCTCCAACAGAGAGGCGTTGACCCAAACGTTCTTCTTGCGATGAAGGGTAATAACGGATTCGGCAATGGTGATGGTTCTTGGTTCATTTGGCTGCTCTTTATCCTTTGCTTCTGTGGTTGGGGCGGTAATGGTTTCGGCTTTGGTGGTCGTGGCAATGGCGCAGGTCTTGCCAATGAAATCAACAATGACTATGGTCGTTCCTTGCTTATGGATGCAATCGGTGGCAATCGTAATGCACTCAGTAATCTCGCTACTCAGCTCAATTGTACTGAAGGACAGATTCAACAAGCAATCTCTGCCTTGACAACCCAAGTTCAGAACGTGGGCAACCAAGTAGGCATGAGCGGAATGCAAACCATCAACGCTCTTCAGCAAGGTAACATGCAGATTGCATCACAACTCGCTGATTGCTGCTGCCGTGTAAATAACAATATTACGGCTATGGACGGAAACGTCAAGTTGGCTATGTGTCAGCAGACTGGCACTTTGCAGAATGCCATCAACAATGTAGCCGTAAGTCAGGAACGAGGCTTTTCTAATGTTGCTTTCGAAACCAAGGGTCAGACATGCGACATTTTGAATGCTATTAAAGATAGTACTCAGACCGTAGTTAATGGCCAACGCCAAGCAGAACTCAGAGATATGCAGGACAAGATAGACCATCTTCGTGAAGAGAATGGAACTTATAAGTCTTCTGCCATGACTTCGCAGATTGTAGGTCAAGCTATGGCACCTGTCAACGCTATGTTGGCTGGCTTGCAAAAAGAGGTAGATGGTATCAAGTGTAAGCTTCCATCAACTGTCACAACCAGCTACAGCCCATTTACTGCTGTTCCAAATTGCGTTGCTTGGCAAACAGGCTTATATGGTCTGAATGGTGTCAACAATGCAAGCTTTTGGGGTTAATTAGGAAAGGAGGCTGCTATGTTATGGATGAGACCTTTTGCATGGGTTAATCGTAACGGCTCGGCAGCTATCGCATCTACAGGCGTGGTGGTGAACACCGAAAATGTTGTTTTCTCGTTCAGAAACCACGCCTTCGTGAATGCTAACTATAGGGGAACTATCTTTGTAAACCTACATCAAGCCATTCCGACAGGTACGACAAATACGCTGCCAATCCTTTTCGAGACCAATGGCGTAACCCAAGCTGTAACTAAGTTCAACGGCAATCCTTTGACGGTAGCCGACATTGCAGGAACTGGAGTTTATCAGTTTTGGTTCGAGCGAGATACTAACACCCTTCAGCTAATGACGGGTATTGTTTAACAATTAACATTACAAAGCTATGTTTCAAGGACTTCGACCTAACAGCATATTCTATGTGCTTGACAAGGGTGAAAACCCAAGTCTTAAAATCGGACAGGTTGTGTCGGTCAGTAACCCACAACCTAAGTTCCCGACATATACTCCTGGGCAATTCAACCCACAACCAATGGAGACTACCGTTGATGTTGTCGTAAAATTGCCGAATGAGCAAATGGAGTTCAAACAACTCCCATCCAACATGCAAATCGCAAACTCAGAGAACCTTGTGGTTTCTGAAAGTCGTGAAGCCATGGATGCGGAAGTTGAGGCTATGTTTCGCCATTCTAAGGAGATTGTGGAAAGCGAGCCATACCACAAGAAGGTTATGGAAGAGTGCGCAAAGATGCGTGCCATCTTGAATCCGCAAATAGCCAAAGACAGACAACAGGAAGAAGACATCAATAACCTCAAAAGCGAGGTCAGCGGAATGAAGGGAACTTTGACCGATATTAAGTCTATGTTGTCAGTGGCTTTGGAAAAAGTTAATACAAAAAAGTAAATCATTATGGGATACATGATAGAAATTACCGAAAACAAGGTAAATGAAATGTCGGAACTTGTAGAGAAGATGCTTAAGTATGGTGGTAAACTCATGCACTGCATTGATGAAATGGGGGATGACAAGTATGGACGAATGGGTCACAGAAGCCCAATGCCGGATTACCGAGACAATTGGGATGATGACGATGATGACCGCTATGGTGAAAGACATGGTGGTCGCAGAGGTGGCGGTTATCGCTATTAGTATTACACTTTGAGGTGGGGAGAAATCTCCACCTCCTTTAAAAGCTTTTATTATGGGAAGATACAAAATACCACTTGACGCATACGATATGAAGCCTGAAGGGATGATTGCATACCTTCGCTACAATGGTTGGCACTTCAATAAAAAGATGTGCGATTGGGCTATTACCTTAATGCGCAAGATAAACGCAACGACTGGTAAGCTCGAAAAAGTTGAACCGACAGAAAAAGATACAGTCGAGGAACTTCTTAAAGTCAACAACGTAAAGTTGGAGAATGCCGACAATTACGATTTCGTTTATGTCGCAAACATGGCTAGAGCCGATTTCTTTAAGTCTTCTTTAAAAGACGAAGCTGCTTTGGCTCAATTCATTAAGGATATGGTGGATGACCCAGACCAAGCGGACGGATTTATTTTCAATAGATTTTATGCCGATTGCAACCATAATGGTATCGGCATTCCATGGGATGATGTATTATGATTAAACAAGAAATTTACTTGGAGAAATACGATTGGAATGTGATTGTATGTCATGTAGCTAATCAAGAAGATGTTGACGAAGCTATGGACTTACTAAGTTCCATTGATTGTAAGGGGCAACCATTATTGGATGCATACGACCACATTTCAACCGATTCTTCAAACAAAGGATTGACATACACAAATGTTTCAAAGAAAACAAGTGTTGTGCTCATTTGCAAGTCTACTTCTGAAGGTGAGTATATAAATAGTCTCACACATGAAATGTTTCATGTAGTAGCACATATATGCAACCATCTGGGAATAGATATGCAAGGCGAAGAACCATGCTATCTTATGGGATGGCTTTGTCAGTCGATATTATAGAAGATTTCCTTATAAGTTTAACTTGGCGGGCAGACCTTGGATTTTTCCATCTGCCCTCCTATAAAATTACAAGAATATGAGTTGTTCGAAAATCAAAAATTACCTTTATGAACGTTTTAATGAGGATTTTAACGTTCTATCTGAGAATGAAAATCGAGTTATCATTACATTTGATGATAATGACTTGTCGTTACTCGTAAACAAGATGGAGAATAAATTATTCATTCTCGTTCCGCTAACTAAGATGCATTCGTTTGAACATCATCCGGATTGGATCTTGGTAGATGGAGAACGCATAAATAGCACTCTATTTTGGAAGGAATGCGGTTGCCAAGTGATAGAATATCAAGGTGATGCCCCTATCATCATCAAACAAGAAGCTATTGCGAGAATTATTAATGATTTCTTTAAAAACAGATAACGATTCAAAATTTGCATTAATTTATTTGCAAGAATATCCGTTTTGTCGTATCTTTGCATTGTTAAAAAGGTGAGACACACCAAAACAACTGTGTTTTATAAACTTCATTTTTTTAGGTAATGACATTAATATAAAGGATAAGCAAAAATATGATAGAAAAAGGATATTTAATCAAGAAAAAAGTACTATTTATTGATTTAGACGATACTATAATCAAGACTATTTCAGGAAACACCTTTCCTACAGATGTAACAGATTTCAAAATCCGCAAAGAGGTTTTGGATAAGATAGTAGAAGCATTCCCTACTCTTTACTATGTGGAAATAGTCTCAAACCAAGGTGGCATACCTCAATTCGTTGATGAACAGGAATTTATCGGAAAGATTAAGGCTATTGAAAGCTTTATGCAAAAATATCTTCGCCATCATACTGGACGCAACATCTTTGTCAACTCCATGTATTGCCCATCAAATGCAGAGATTTGCATGAGAAAGCCAAATACAGGAATGCTTGAGTCGTATTCTTCTTGGAAAAAGAGTGAGCTGCTGATGATAGGTGATGCTAGTGGAAAAGAAGGTGACTTCTCAGACTCCGACAAACAATGTGCGGAGAATTTCGGAATTGAGTACATTGATGTAGAAGACTTCTTGAAAATATGAAAACAATAAAAAAGAGAGGCAATCACTTACCTCTCTTACTCTTAATGAAGTGCAGAATATCCCACTTCTTCCAATATCGGGTGTGCCCACGCTTCTTGCATTCTCCGTTCGGGATGTCACCCCTAGCAACCATACGATTAAGAGTAGCATCAGAAACATGCAGCTTCTCCTTAACTTCCTCGGTGCTCAGCATCGGGTTGAGAGCATACGGCAGATAGTTCTCACAAAGGTCTTCTATCTCATCGCTACTCATTCCGCAAGCAGTTACCTTCTCCCCTCTCTTCTCTTGCTCGTCTGCTCGAAAGCAAGAGTCAGACAACGATTTTAATAACACTCCCAAGGTGTGATAACCAAATAACTTTCCCATATCATTATAATCTAGAGATTAAACTTTGACAGCCCTTGCCTGAGAAATACTTATCGGCAAAACCATATACATAAAATATAATAGTCATTACAAGTATTACAACATTAGCTTCCACCATTTCGTTGGTGGTAAAAACATTCCAGTATACGATATGAATAGCATTTATCCCAAATAGGTATATAATCATCGGAATACGCCATCTGTAGCAGAGCCAAAAGAATCTGCTCGCAATTATAAGCACAAGCGGATGGATGTAAACTGAAAAATAGATAAATGCTGCCGATACCCAATTCTCCTTAAACCATATGCACATTTCTTTTTCATGAGACGCAAATGTTACCATGCATGCAATATGAAAAAGCATGATAAACAGAGGCATCACTTCACAATAATACTTGAACCAAGTGAGTAGCTTCACGCTGTAGCCTCTACCTGCAAGGATAATTACGTTAATCATTTCGCTAACGTCCATACCCTTAAACATTACTCTTGACAACTGTACAACACCGACTGATTGAACTAACCGATGGACTTCATCTTCTTCCTCTTTAGTCATAAATTCTTCTCCTTTTTGTTTTTTGTGTTTATTATTTATTCTTAGTTCCTCATTCTTAATAATAAGGAACGTGCTGCAAAAATAAACAGTTCTGCACAAAAAAACATTCATTTTGCACAACTTTTTAGAGTTAAACTTTGCAAAAATACCAATCTGTAAGATTTGCCATTCAAAAATGGGGGGTAAATTACAGATTGTAAGTAAAAAGGATGGGCGACCGAAACAATCAGCCGCCCATATAAAGAACATCCTTATCCTGTTAAATATTACTTGCAGATGCAAGCGAGCATCTCCATATCGTCAAAGCCCTTCTCGCAAGCCTTGATAGCCTTAAGCAGCTCGGCTTCCTCGACCTCGGTGATTTCCACCTCGACCTCCTTGTCGGCGAGTTCGTTGAAGTATTCCATGGTCTTCTTGCTGAAGCCAGCAAAGTAGGCGTTCACCTCTTGCAAGAGGTCTGTGTCCTCCTTGGTGTAGGTGTAGCCCTCCTCCTTCATCTTGCGCTCGTTCTCCTGTGCGGTTTTGAGCTTGCCTTGCATTTCCTCGAACTTGTCATCCTTCAAGGACTCCTGAGCCTCCTCCTTGTCCTTGTCGAAGGTGTCGGCGATGGAACGGAGAGCCTTCATGTTCTTCCATACCGTCAACATGGTTTCCTCACTCAAAGAGCTTGTCTTGAAGCCCTTCAATGTCTTGTAGGCGTTGACCGCCTCGATTGTCTTAATCTTCTTCATAATTAACTTGGTTTATTATAATTAATTAATAAATAATGTATGTTAGTTCGCTCAGTTGGAAAGTGGGCACTACCGACTGCCGCCCTCGTACCCACCAACCAAGCTAATTGTTATTCCTCTGTGGTGTCAGAGGAAACGATGCCATCCGACAACTCATCGACGTGCTCCTTGATGTAGGAAGCAAATTCGTTGATGCTTGTCACGGCATCAATCATCTTCTGCAAGTCTGAGGTGTTGTAGTTCACGTTCAAGTTGTCCGTGGAATACTGGCTGAACGTGGCAATCTGGTTGCCGTCGCCGTCCAACACAACACCGTTGTCAACACTTACAATGCTTCCGTCACTGACGGCAACATTGCCCTTCATCTTGGTCGAATCGTTCACGATGTCAACCTCTCGCTTGAACTCTGTCATCTTTCCAAATGTTACTTTCATTATTCCTTAAAATTTAAACGCTTAAACTATTTTATTCTTCTATTTGCAAATAAAAGCAGAATAATAATCTATTTAACAGCGCAAAGATAAGAAAAATATTCCATAATTAAAGAATTTTATATTGTTATTTTCCGTTGTTTTTATATTTTTAACATTATTGATGTTACAACTCCATTTCTTGTGCTATCTTGTTGTTATATGTACTATAGAGAACCAGCTTATAAGATTTCCCCTTTATCAGCCAATCATTGTTAAGGTACGTCACCACATTGCTTTTTGCGTCTATAGTTCCTGCATCAACTATATATTCTCCATCTTTTAATGTATATCCGTTATAATAACTTGAATCAGCATACAACAAGTACAAAACATAACCGACATTCAGAACTGTACTTTTATTATATATTCTTATACACTCGTTACCATTGCTGTCTCGGTCTGGATATACGAAGTACATATACTTGCTATAGTCACCAGTCTCGTTCTTGCCATAGAACAGAATAGGAGAAACCCCAACGATAGGATAACATTCGATGCTGTCTGACGTTTCCAAATTTGGAGCATTCTTCAAATGGGGTATCGGAGACATAAATGGAACTGCGATATACAACAAATTGACAAGATTCTGATACACAAATGTTGTCTTTAGAAAATTATCATTCTTGTTGTTGGATGTAAGGATGCTATGGATAGCCAAGCTGTCGTCTCTAAGAAAAGCCACACCAAAGTAGCAATTCTTATAAGTAGCAATATCCCTAAATGGAATTTGAGTTCCACCTGAATCTTTGTCAATACTAATGATAAACGATAATTCCTCATCCGTGTAGGTATTTATGTCAAAGTCGTGCATCAAGCAAGTAGCATTTTTATCGTAACTCTTAAAGTCACCAAGCCTATAAGGTGAGCTACTGCCACCTGTTGGATGAACGTAAGTTACACCATTTGTAGGAATGTTCCAACCCTCATCGCCAGGATAAAGCCCATCTTCATTTGCGTACTTCATGTAATTCTCATACAAAGCCTTAACTGACGTAAACTTTGGTATGTTAAAGCCAAAATTCCCATCAGTACCTACTATTGCATTCTCGTCAAACAAAGACGGATGAATGACAGGCTTATGCCTACTCCACATGTTTATGTTGGTGGACTTACACAATGTGGCAAGGTCATTGCTACCCTCTCCAAGTACACTTTTTACATCATCTATGCTTACTGGAGCACTGATGATTCCATTGTTCAAACTCATAATCTATCACTTTTTAATTGTTCAACTTCGTTTTCCAAGTCTCTCACTCTTCGCTTCAAGCGGCTCACCTCATCGTCAACTTGCTCGATAGCACCAAAGGCAACGGCAATCAGCTTTGGAGACCAATAGTTGATTTTGAGGAAGCCCTTGTCGTCTTTCTCCACAAGGTCTTGCATGAAGGTGTTGTGAAGAACCCTTTGGGCAATCCAACCGATGCTATCCTTGTTGTCGGCATTGTATCGGAATGCAACCGTGCCACCCATCGCCTTGATGATAGCCAAGCTGTCAACGCCGTGTATGTCATGCTTCAAGCGTTCATCGGAACTCTTGTAAGCCGTAACACCGCCAGTGGCATAGAAATTACCATCCAAACTCAGCACAGGATTGCCATTGTTGTAATTAAGCCACATGGACTTCATTCCGCTATCGTTGCCAACTCGAAAGTTAAGGTTATAGCCTTCAAGTACCACATTCTTGTTGTTGGAGAAGTTTCCGTAGCCTATGGTGAGAATGCCATTATCATCCTGCGATATGTTCATCACATTCAGATACTTTGATGCTTTGCTATTCTTCCATAGCATTCTATATACACCTGTGTGATAAATGTCGCCGCCAGCGTACAATGCTGGAGTATAGACGGAGCTTATTCCTTGCTTAAGGTTGATGACACCCCCACTTTGGGCACTGTTCGCCTTGAATATGCTTCCATCGGCAATGCCGAGGTAAACGGTCTTGCTGCTATGGTCGTACTTAAGACCCGCCCACTGGTTGTAGTCCCATGCATCATTTCCGAATCGGAGGGCTGTGTTGCCTTGCAAGATAACTTCACCATCGAGGGATGAGATATACGTGCTTCCCATCTTCAAGCCTTTGTGCGAGCCGTCAACGAGGCTAAGTAAATTCTTAATAGTCGCCGTTCCGTTGATTGTCGTGTCCTTGAAATGCGCAGCTCCGCTCGTTCGCAAGCTCCAGTTGCCATCTCCGATGGAGGACTGGCTACAGATGTCTTGAACACCTATCCAGTTGGAGTTGTCCGAGTTTCCGATGTAAAGGTTGCCCGAACCGTGCTTTATCCTTGCCCCTGCGTCCAAGGTCATGTCGCCGACACCTGTCATGCTTCCACTTATGTTAGCCGTTCCATTAAAACTTTGTCCCCAAAGCGTTCTTGTGGTTTGGAGTTTCGTGGCACTGGCAGCATTGCCAGTGATGCTAGCGCTCGCCGTAATGAATCCAGCCCCATTCGTCAGTTGGTTCGTGTTGTTAGGGATGCTTATGCTTTTTGCTGCACTACCATCATAGCTTCCGCTTGAATATCCGCTCCAAGAAAGAGCACTTGGATTTTTCATCGTGCTAGGTCTTCCGCTTACGTTCGTCCAAGCAACAGAACCCGCCGATGCAGCGTAATTTACCGACTGTGACCCGATGTTTGATGAGTCGATGATGGTCTTCCAATCTTTCCACGAACCCGCAATTTTCTGACGGAAGTACATGTGACCATTAGTAGAATAATCATTGGCAAGCAAGAAGCCATAAGCAGAATCTCCTGTTCCCCAGTTCATCACTTGCACCCAAGAATTACTATTCGGTCTGTTGGTTACATTGTTCATCTCATAGATATGTGCAGCACCATTCGTAGCGAAGCTATTCAAATCTGACACGATGTTGTCGCGGCTATGATACATATACTTTGCATCCGCAGTCGCCGTTTTCATGTAACCAGCAAGGCTTTGGTGAGCCGTTAGGAATGTGCTGCCTTTGACAACACTGATAGTAGTACCATTCTTGGTAACAGACGTAACCGCATTACCACTGCCCGATACGGATATTGATGTAGCACTGCCACCCTCCAATGATGAAATCCTCGTAGAGAGCTGCTTAATTGAGTAAGCTGATGCAATCTCACTCAGCGATTCGCTAGTAAGCTTCAAGGCATCTGCATAGCTCTTCACACTACCATTCAACCCACCACCACTACTTGTACCATCACTTGCTCCGTATGCGCTTATTCCACCTGTGGCATAGAGATTTCCGTTAACCTTCAAGTTACCGTCCGAATCCTTCTCCAAGACGATGCCGTTGATGTTGACCTTAGTTGTGGTGTAGATTTCTCCCGACACATGCAGCTTATGAGATGGGGCAGTTGTTCCGATGCCGACGTTACCATTCACGCTAAGTCTGTTGGAGAGGTATACATCCTTGCTACCAAAGTTGCGAATCCAAGTGTTGTCGCTCATGTACCAACCGCCGCCGTGGTCTTCACTATACCAACCAGTGCTTCCCTTGCTTCTGAACCAGTTGTTTGTGTAGATAGTTCCTGCTGGTGCTGCGGAAGTATTGATATTGCCCACACCTGTCATGTTGCCGCTCACGTTTGCTGTTCCGTTGAAGGACTGTCCCCATAGCGAGCGAGCCGTTACAAGTTGGTCTGCTTGCTTCACGATGCCAATTCTCGTAGCACCATCAAGCAAGGTGTAAGGGCTATCCCCTGTGGTTGCTGGCAAGCTTTGAGCCTCAGAGAACGATGTATTTGTCACCAAAGTTCCTTGGCTTGTGAAATCGGCAGACGTGCGTCCTGTCTTCTTGATGATTGTGTAAGACAGACTTCCATATTGACCTTGGCAATTTCCCCAAAGTTGAACATTGCCAGTTGCATTGTTGTAGTACACACGCAACCTTGAAGACATGTTTCCAACCAACTCACGCAAGGATATGCTAAAGTTGTATGCCCCAGAGTCCTTCGCTCCATTCTGACGGATTCTCAACACGACAACCGAATAGGTATCGTTATATCCGTTGGAGAAGAGGAACGTGAAACTTCTATCATCATATTGGTTGCCTGTGACGGTAATGTCAAACAACTTCGCCCAATAGTGGGAAAGGCTTGCGGTGTTGCTGTTTACCGCTCCCGACCATACGATGTTGTCTTTGTGCCAACCATCGAGCAAATCCGCATTGAGGTTTGTCCATTGTGCGGTAGTCGAAGCTATGTGATTCGAGCCGTTGTAACCGAATTGCATACCTCCCTTGCCGAACTTCACCATTCCTGCGTTGTTGTTGCTAACGCCCATCAAGCCGATAGTGTTGCCTAAGTTACAATCACCAATGTAGCAATCATCGCCAATGCGCAATCCATTGTAAGCACCATTCAATGCGCTTGCCACAATCTTAAGCTGACCTGTGAGCGTTCCACCTGTCAAAGGCAAGTACTTTGCGGCGATGGCATCCACCTGTGACTTCGTATAAGCATCAGTAATGCCATACCCACTTATCGTTGTCGGCTTGCTTGTGAGTTCTGAGAAGGCAAGGCTGTTCTTGATTGCAAACGAGCCGAAAGCACCCTTGTTGCAATAGGCGAGGTTTGAACTTGTGCCACTATATGCTCCGTTCCAGTAAGCTATGAAGCTCATGTCAGGAATGATGTTGCCATCGATTGATGCGTTAGTCCATCCCGAAGTGCCAACCGCAGAAAGGCTCTTCTTTGTGTAGCTCTTGGTGTAGGTGACGGCTGTTCCACTAGTGGATATGCCTGTAACGAACACGTTGCTTCCACTTGGTTGAGTTACCGAACGCAAGCCATCAGTAATGCCAAATCCCGACAAGGTGGTTGGCTTGTTGGTGATATAGCTCCACGCAAGGTTTCCTTGGAACGCCGTGAGTGCCTTGATGTGTGGAGCGATGAAGTAAGCATCGCCTTGGTTCGTAACGAAAGAAAGGCTTACACCTGCTCCAATCTTATCATGGTCAGTATAAACCAATGCAGCCGATTGAGCACCACTTGCATCTGGGTTCTCGACAGTTGAGAAAACCAATTGTGGACCGCCATCGCCATAGGACAGCTTTCCTGCCGACTTGATGTAGTTTGCATCGTTGCCATAGGTACTTCCATAAATCACCAAGCGATTCTGCTCTGCCTTGTAACTTGTGTTGACGGTGACACTAGCCTTTGACAACTTCAAGATGTTGTCAATCTTGGTTATTCCAGTCAATGCTTGCTCGGCACTGCTGCCCTGTACCTGTGTCGTTCCTATATAGTGAGTATGGTTAGACAAGCTGAATGAGCTACCCTTCGTCAAGGTCAAGGTATGCCCACTAACAGATGCGGCTGTCACGGCATTGCCCGAGCCTGTTACGCTAACGGCGTTCACACCGTCCGTGATACCATATCCACTGAGACTTGTAGGCTTTCCGCTGATGTTGCCCCAAGCAAGCTCCTCGGCGAAGGCAAGTCTCTTCCAAACCGTCCAGCCTGCCATATTATCTCGCTTGCTACGATAATACAACTTGCCTACGTTGGTGTCCGTTCCGTCCGTCTTGGTTTGGCCTCCCGACCATTCCATACCAAGCTGACCACCGCCGCTATTTCCGCTGACAACCTCCAAGATGTTTCCGAATGTAGTCGGACCACCGCTGTTGTAGTAAGGGCGCACGCTCAGACGGCTTTTTGTGTATTGTGTAGCTGTGATAGTTTGATTCGCCCCCACGGTAATGAAGTCGTGTGTATGCCCATTGAGCGAGAATGTAGAGCCTTTTGTGAAGGTTATCTTTGTTCCACTCTTCGACACGCTAGTTACGGCATTGCCTGAGCCTGTGGTTTCAATGCTTGTTGCGCTACCACCCTCCAAGGTGGAGATTCTACCAATGGCAGCGTTCAACGAGTTGTTAAGCACGGCGATGGAATAGGCACTTGCAATCTCGCTAAGGTTCTCGCTTGTGAGCTTGATGGAATCGGCATACGCCTTTACAGAGCCGTTGAGACCACCACCACTTGATGATGATGTTCCCACACCATAGGCAGAAATACCACCACTAGTATAAAGATTTGCAACTTCGTTGGTCGAGGTGTTCGTTATTTTCAACGCTTTGTTAGTTGCATCATACTCCAACTTTATGTTGCCAATAGTGATGTACTTTCCGTTAGGCACGATGATGCTTCCATTGATGTCAGCAGTGCCATTGAACGAATTTCCCCACAATTTGCGAGCATTAGTAAGCTGGAGAGCCTTCTTCGCTGAACCGTTTGTGAAGTAGCCTTGCAAGGTGGCAATACTCCCTTTGTTTGCGGATATGCCCGAAGCATTTACCCCTTCTGCCTTTTTCGCTCTTGCTACCTCGTCAGATATAGACTTGTTGATTCCGTCAACGATACCACTTAAAGTGTCTGTCTGCGCAATATTGGCGAGGAAGCTCACCACCTCGTTCCACTTATTGATAATTCCGTCCGCAGTCTCCTCGTCAGTAGTCATAAGGGCGTACCAGTCATAGGCACTATTCCAATGACTTACCTTAGTGGATGAAATGCCGTCCAGTACAGACTTATTGCTATGAGTATGCTTTGCTGATACCGCACCATCCCAAGCTGTCTGCTTTGCAGTAGTAGGAATGGAGTAACCAGAAGCAAGGGCAATGGCAATAGTTCCATTGGTAGTGATAGGCGAGCCGCTGACCGAAAGCCCAGTTGGGACAGAGATTGCAACCGATGTGACCGTACCTGTGTTCTTAGTATATCCGCTATCATTGCTGAGTTCGGACAACTTGGTAGGAACGGTTACGTTTATGGTTTTCGCAGCAGAGTTTGGGGTGTAAGTGCCTAGGCTTGTACCATTCTTCTGAATAGTCAAGCCGTAGATGGTCTGATGCGAAGTAAGATAGCTACCCTTTGGCTGATAGGTAGCCTTGGCAGCTGCTATCGTAAGATAGTCGGAGAACACGCCTGTCCCGAATGCGTTTATCTTGTCGTTGAGCTGCTTGATGCTCCAAGCAGTAGCAAGGAATGAAACTTCAGTCTTGCTGCTGTCTCCGTTGTCGGCGGAAGTCATGGCTGTAGCCTTTTCGAAGCCAAGGACTGAGCCGTTCAATCCGCTTCCTGTGCCACCGCTGACGGAAGAAGCACCGAAAGCCGTGATGCCGCCTGTCGCATAGAAGTTGGCGGCGGTCTTTCCGTCCGTCTTCTGAACGTAGAGATTGCCGCTTCCATCATTGATGATGTAGATGTCGCCAATGGCAACCTTGCTCTTGAAGGTAGCGATGCCGTTGACGGTAAGCGCACCTGTTATCGTTCCTCCTGCAAGAGGGAGATACTTAGCAATGGTCGAGTCCACTTGCGCCTTGGTATAAGCGTCCGTGATGCCATATCCTGCTATTGTAGTAGGCTTTGAGGTCAAGCTAGCGAAGGTATGGGTGTGACCGCTGAGGGAGAATGTGCTTCCCTTTGTCAAAGTCAAGGTGTGACCGTCTATGCTTGCGCTAGTAACGGCGTTCCCTGAGCCACTAAGCGTAACCGTATTGACTCCATCGGTGACTCCATAGCCAGCAAGTGTTGTTGGCTTTCCCGTAATCTCGCTGAATGCGTGGGTGTGTCCCAACTTGCTATAGGTCTTCTCCGCATCGGCAGACTTCAAGTAAGCAGCCAAGGACTGATGAGAAGTAAGGTAAGTTCCCAAGTCAACGGCTGTTCCACCTGTGGCTGCGATGGTCTTAGTGACACCATTAATCTTCACGCTGTGCGTATGTGTCTTGTCACTCTTTCCGCTGATGTCTTGATGGGATGTCAAGAAAGTAGCTCCCTTTGTAAATGTCAGTTTAGTACCACTTTTCGACACACCTGTCACCGCATTGCCACTTCCTGTAACCTCTATGCTTGTCGCACTTCCTCCTTCCAAGGTGTTTATGCGACCTATGGCATCATTGATGCTGCTGTAGAGTGCAGCAACAGAGTAAGCACTAGCAACCTCGCTAAGACTTTCGCTTGTAAGGCTCTTGGCATCATTGTATGATTTCACCGTGCCATTCAATCCACCGCCTCCAGTACTACCGCTAGATGTAGTTCCGACACCATAAGCAGATACACCACCACTAGTATAAAGATTTGCAACTTCGTTGGTCGAGGTGTTCGTTATTTTCAACGCTTTGTTAGTTGCATCATACTCCAACTTTATGTTGCCAATAGTGATGTACTTTCCACTAGGCACAACGATGCTACCGCTTATGTCGGCTGTTCCGTCAAAGCTGTTACCCCAAAGTTTACGTGCGTTGGTCAGCTTGATGGCGGACTTCGCCGAGCCATTCGTGAAGTAGCCTTGCAAGGTTGTTATGTTCGCCTTGTTTGTGGCAATGTTTGTAGCATTTGCACCCTCCGCCTTCTTTGCCCTGTTAGTTTCGTCCGTGATAGACTTGTTGATACCACTAAGTATGCTATCCAATGAATCTGTCTGCGCAATGCCAGCAAGGAAATCCACAACCTCATTCCACTTGTTGATAACACCATCAGCAGTTTCCTCATCGGTAGTCATTAGCTTGTACCAATTGTAAGCAGAATCCCATTGCCCTTGCTTTGATGTCGTAGGGATGGAATAACCCGAAGTCAAGCTTATGGCGAAAGTTCCACTTGTTGTGATTTCCTTTGTCGTACCAAGAGACAATCCAGTTGGCAAAGTTAGCTTAACCGATGTTACCGTTCCCTTGTTTGTGGTGTAGCCGCTATCATTCGTAAGTTGAGAAACCTTGGTGATACGGTCTGTAATATCCACCCACTTGTGCGTGTGTGCGCTAGGAGTGAAAGTAGAAGGCTTTCCTGTGATGTTTGCCCAATCCAAGCTAAGACCACCAAGTTCAGAACTGATGTTGTCGATCCGATTGCTGAGAGCCTTGATGGCATATGCGTTAGGAATGCTTGCCAAGTCATTGTCTGTATACGTGCCTTTGATGATGTCTGTGTAGCTCTTCACGCTTGCGACCAAGCCACCGCCACCACCATTGTTAGTACCATCGCCGTATGCGCTCATTCCACCTGTGGAATACACATTGCCGTCAATCTTCAAAGCACCATTTACCACACTGAGGGTAATACTACCTAATTTAAGCTTTCCCTCTACCAACAAATCATTGCTTACGCTGAGTGTCGTAAAAGGAGCTTGCGGAGTCAAAGCCACAAGGTCTTTTATGTTAGTGCCATTGCTACCGCTCTTCCATGTAGGCTCAAAGAATGCAAGGTATGCGCCAAGATTCTTCTCGCTGATGATAAATGATGTAGGGTCAGCGTGAACCTTTCCGTCCACGTCCCACCAGATTGCACCATTTGCGAGATAGCCCGAACCGTCAAAGCGAACGAGGGAAGTAGCAGGAGTAAGGCTTCCGCTATTGTAGTCCTTATCCACCATCTGACCACCCCACCAAGTTGCGATGCTCTTCTTTCCTCTGTTCGTGTCTATCGCTCCGTTGATACCACTCTGAACGTTTCCGTCTGCGTCTCTCAAAGCAAGGAGTGTTGTCATTACAAGACCGCCATCAATATCTGTTGTCTGACCGAGTGCGTCCTTGATATACTTGTAGCCTGCAAGGTCGGTAATATTCTGCTTCAAGTCGCCATATATCTTGCTAGTGATATAGGCGTTTGCCAAACCCAATTTGTCATAAAATGCGCTGTATGCTGACTGGAAGTTGGTGAACTTCGTTCCTACGGCTGAAACGATGGTAGCCTTGCCGTTGGTATCAGTCTCATTGTATCTTTTAGATATATCTGAAAGATACTTAACGAGTTCCGTCTTGGCAGTCGTGAGGGTAGCAAAAGCGGTGTTGAGGTCGGTGAGTTCATTGGTGTTCGTCAGCACCTCTGCTTCCTTCACCTCATTGTACGACTTCTGTGCTGCCGCAAAAGCATCTTCAAGTCGCTTGGAATCCTGCGCCATAGCCGCAATCTCAGAAGGCTCTAGATAGCCATCCGTAACATAATTATCGAATGCCTTCTTGTTGCTTGTAACGGTCTTGCCGAGATTCGTAACATTCGTCTGTGCGGTATCTGCCGCCTTCTTCGCCTCTTCCGCTGCCTTCTTTGCTGCGTTCGCTACAGTATCGTCTGTGTACTTCACTTTCTTAGTCCAATCGGCTGCGCTGAATGAAGCATTGCTCTTGGTTGCCACGACAAGCTCGCCCTTGGAATATGCAACACCACCGAGGGTATATGCTGCTTCCAAAATCCAGAGGTCACGTTCCTCATAGGATGCAGGCTTGCTTACATAGATACTGGATTTGCCATCTATCTTGTCGAAAACCTCGGTAGGTACGTCCTGCTTATCCCATTTCGTACCATTCCAGAAGAAAGTCTGGTTGTTGCTTGTGTTATACCACAAGTCGCCCTTGTGCTTCTTCTTGGCATCATCGGTAGTCCAGGATGTACTCGGGTCGGTTGACTGATACCAAGTCTCAGCCTTCTTGTCGAGCTGGTCTTGTATTCCCGTCAAGCTCTCCTCTATGGTCTTGGCGAATGCGTTGAGGTCAGAATCGTTTGCCTTCACCCATTCCGATGATGTAAAGCTGCCAGTAGTTCTACTCTTTATGCACACCATCAAAGTCTTGCCATCGTCTCCACCGCTAGCCCACAGGTCTCCCTCGTCATAAGGAACAGTAGGCTGAGAGGTGAAAACGGTACGCTTTCCATCTGCCGTGTCCTGCGCCTTGCTTGCTGCGGTCATAGCAGTGTTGATGTCGTTATCCTTGATTCTCGCCCATGCCGTACCCGTCCAACGGTATGTGTAGCCATTAGACGTATTGTAGAACAGGTCGCCAGCGTGCTGCGACTTCAATGTATCGGTAGTCCAGTCAGAAGCAGGCTTATTCTGAGTAGTAGGAGCATAGTTGTAGAACCAGGTCTCTACTTTCTCATCAAGCTGCTCCTTGTAGCTAGCCATATCGTTTTTGTACTCTTCCTTGAAGGTATTGAGGGCAGAATCATCGGTGTACTTGGAAGCCTTAGTCCAGTCAGCGATGGCAAATGACGAACCTTTTGCCTTGGCAGTCTGGCAGCGCAGGATTTCATTCTTGTAGATGCTGCCATCTGTAGGATAGGTAGCGTTTACCCAAATGTCGCCCAACTGATAAGGCGGAATAGGCTGTGTACTGAACACCTTCATTTTGCCATCTGCGGTCTCCTGTGCCTTGCTGGCATCGGATAGAGCTTTGGCGATGTCGGTATCTGTAATGATAGTCCACTTATAGGTGTTGCCATCCTTGGCAAAGCGGTATGCCTTGCCCGTCTTGTTATCATAATAAAGGTCGCCCAAATGGGTATCTTTTTCCTTGTCTGTCGTCCAACTGCTGGCTGGGGCATTCTTCAAAGTAGGCACACCATCGTAAAACCACGTCTCGATAGCTCCGTCAACCTGATTCTGAAGGTCAGTTATCACCTGCGAGTTCTTGATGAGATTGTTCACCTGCTCCTCGGTCAAGCCTCCTGCTGAGTTCTCCTTGATATACTGAGACAGTTCCTTGCCATCCACGGTAGATTTCGCCGAAAGCTTACCCTTAATAGATACCTGCTTGGCTGCGCTGTCATACTTGATGTAGCTACTACCCTCATAGCCATTCTCCTTAGTAGGTCGGTCGCCCACATACATATCGCCATAAACATTAAAAAATGCCTTGTTAGTCTGTTTGTTTACACCATACTCTACGTATTCTTTGTTGGCAAAAGAGTAGCTATTTATACCGTGGTACAAGCTGACGGATGGCGAATAGGTATCTACCGCCGAGAAGATAAGGCAGTTCTGACGTTCTACATCGGTTCTATTACCGCACTGCGACAATACATCACCTTTGGCAGGAACATCGCTTGCAGTAGCGCAATCGGTATCCGAGAGGTCGATATAATGATACTTCTTTCCTTCCAGCTCTACGGGTTCCTCGTCACGACCGATTACCAATCGCCAATAGAAGTGATTACCCACCTTATGGTAAGTGCCCTTGCGAACATTGAATGATTCCGAGCGCACTTGGTCGTTAACGGAGAAATCATTATCTACGGCATCACCTTCCTGCTCTGCTAAGAAATAGCAACGATAAGCCTTCTGTGACACATTATTATATGTCACAGTAACCTCTTCCACCTTGTGAGCCACCACGCCACCAGCAGGAGAGATAATCTCCTTGCCACCGATGGTGGAGGTTTTCTTGATTACAAGCTCCTCGAATATAGCCTTCATCCTCACCTCCAGGTAATCTGTGATGAGATGCGAACGACCTTCTGTATCGGGAGTCCACGAGCCGCCGTTCTCATTGTTGAAGTTACCGACAAGCAATCCACTTAAAAGCTTCTGTACCTTCTCCCAAGTGATTGTGCCCTTGGCGGTGTCGTCCTTTGTCTTGTTTAATCTTTGTTCATCAACAGCTTTTGCTGAAAATACATTATAATCCGTAGGAGTTATGCTATCATAACTCTTAATGATGTAAATCGACCTTCCGCTTCCGCCATTACCATTAAGATAACTCTGTCCATTATAGACAAGTTCCTCAATTTTAGACTCCATTGCATTGAGTCGTGAATATGACGGTTTTTCTCCAACATAATATTTTGCTCCATCATAAGGAATATCTAGACAAAACTCATAACCGATAATTCTTGAAGCCCTATAACTGTCACCATAACCTTTATTATAAAGATTTACTCTGTCTCCTACTCCATGCAAGTTACCCCTACCCTGATTATAGGAATAGTTAGCCTCAGCGGTACATGTATATGTCGTAGGGTCTATCATGGACTTCTTCAAATCCTTTATGGCATCCGTCAGCAACTCATTGGAAGCGGAAGAAACTAAAGTATCACCCAATTTGGTAGAATCCCAATTATAGAGAACAAAAGTATCTCCATCCTTCGGGTGCAAAGTTATATCCGGCAAGAAACGACCATAATCCTCATTAGCAACAATCTCAAATACCTGCGACTTAGGATTTATCTGTTCTTTTCCATCTTTCAATATCGGATTACCATCATCGTCCTTAAGTATTTCAGAAACTCCATCTGGATTAAACTCACATTCGAAGTCCATACCATTAAGAGAACCGCTTTGAAATACTATATGTAAGTTCTTGCCACTAAGAATATACGCCTTTCGGAAAGCCATATCACCTGTTTTTTCGCCATCTTCATTGACAATAGCAAGCGAATTAACACGATAAAAAGTCCGTTTGATGTAATCTCCTTCTTCGGGTGTACTTTCATCTTCTACATCTTTTTCATATGATGTTACCTTAGAAGTCTTGATAAGATTTCTTGGATAAATATCATCATTTGTAGTTACTCCCTCAACATACTGGTCTTCACGGAGTCCACTAACTTGTATATATCCATTTTTCAGTTCAAAGCCATTCTCTGCCAGCAATTGCTTGTTCTTGTCAGAGCATTCTGCTGAATTTGGTAGCATGAGACGTTTTTCAACAACACCATCCTTTGTTATATCCGCATCAGCATCATTCTTATATCCGCTAGGCAAGTTCCTTGCAGCTCCAAAAGCATATACCCTGTTTGCATAAGTGGATTGGCTTTGTGAGCTTGACATAGAAACGATATTATCGTTAAGTCTTAAATCAGTAATAGCATTCGTATTCTCGCAAGTTCCAAAATGCAGTATATTTCCCTCAAACCACCATTCACAACCAAACGTCTGAGCTATATTCGCAATAGCATCCAATATACTTGTATTAGAGTAAGTTATAAGCTTTGCAGCATTCGCATCTACACTCGCATCTATAACATAAGTATAATCCGTTCCTTCTCCTTCAAAATTAGGGTCATAAAGGTAAGACTTATCTAACTTCGCATAATAAGCTAGATTTTTCATTATCACTTCTATATGAGTACTAATTTTTGAAGTAAGAGAGAATGTCGATTCTTGTGAACCTGTATTCGGGCGATACTTCAGGATCTTATTCTTTAACTTACGATAATAGGCATCGAATTGGATTTCGTAGGAATACCCAATAGTATCATTATCTTTGGCCTTAGTTAAATCTATAAGCTCAAATCGCCCATATGGTGTTTCGATAAAATCACCACGCAAGAAATATGTCGGTCTAGAAAGGTTAAACGAAAGCTTACAATAGTGAGACTGCATCAATTCATAATGAACTGATGCTTCTTGTGTAACAGGAACAGTACATCTTACTTGTACGTTTCCGCTATTATCGTAGTACTTTATGTCGATTTCCTTGAAAGTTTTCATAATTATTCTATATCTTCAAATTCTTTTAAAGTGAATTTTTCTCTATCCGAATCCGTCAGTTCTCCTCTATTTGTAGGATTGTACTCCACTAACTTCAAACTCTTCTTGCCTATAGAACCTCCTTTTCCCCTAGAATAGCTAGATGATTTTCTTGCACAATACAAACGATAAACATCATCTTTTGATTTCGGAACCTGTATAGTAACAAAGCCATTATCCATAAGCGCATCAAAGGCTTTTACCCTTTTATTGTAGTCAGTATGGTCTCTGCCAATAATGACAAACTCTAATGTAATGCTTCTTTCTGCCTTTTTTGGACGAATAGGAACAACCCTAGTTCCATGCTCAGTTCTTACCTCGTTGGCAATATAACTCTTATTGTCTGCATCAGCCTCTAATGCATCTAAGAATCCACTACCCATCTTTACACGATAGTTAGTCCAAGCATCCTTTCCGTTTATGATAAGTTCATTCGAATTCATGTCTGCAAAATTAAAAACAAAATGAGGAATAATATTATATTTTTACCACAATGCTTTCACTTAAAATTTAAGTGCAAAAAGGGCGCAAGTCCAAATAGGAAATGCGCCCAAAAACAATAAGCTTTTGATATTATGAAGTTGTATTTTCGTTTCCCCTTACTTTTGCGGCTAACGCTACTTTATCTTCTGCATCCTTCCGTATCTTTTCTATTTCTTCTGCTGGAGCATCCGTAAGAGCCAACATTTGGACAGCGGTCTCTAGAGACAGGACACCTTGATTGTATAGTTCCGCAATAACTTTCCACTTATCTTTTTTATCATCCTCAAAAGGCTCTGCGAAATCGAACTCTACTTCCAGCTTATCCAACTTGCTTCTCTTTTCAGGATATAGTTCCTTCATAACGGCAATAATAACATGCGACAATCTACCGACAAGCTCTTCATAGATTTCCATTCGGTTCGCCCTCTTGATGTAGCCCAATACCAACGCTCGCTTTATACCTACACTGGTAAGCGTACTCATGGCTTTCATCAGTTCCGGTGACATATCCGGTGTAAATGTATCAAACAATATAGATTGAGCCAAGTCCTCTTTCTCTGCCTTGCGAATTTCTGAGTTCTGAGGTGGATTGATATATTCAAACCTAGAATCCTTTCCTGTCAATTGTATCAGCTTACCTGGCTTGTTCCGCTTAGGGATTGATTGTATCACGTCAGCGGTTGCCGCAGCTATAGGGTCGGCAAAATAGTTGTTCGTATCTCCTATCTTGGAGTCTAACATCTCTTCACGTTCCATTCTTGGCTCTGCACCATCCCATGATTTAGGTTGGCGAAAGTAGATGCCGTTAATCTTTCCGGTCGGATTAGGATACTTATACACCTTCCATCCAAAGCCACCACGCTCACAATGATAGTTGAAGACCGATGTCAATATATCCCAACATTCAACAGTTCTTGTCTCTCGCTTTAAGGAATAACCTATCGCAAAAGCAAGCATATTTCCATATTGGTCAAACAATTCTCTCATCTTATGTCCTTTGGAACGTGCTGCTACGTATACATCAACATGCATTTCTCCGTTTTTTTGCGAGAAATTAAAGACAAGTCCGCTTTCGGTTTCCGCTCCGGCAAGTCGCTTGCATTGGCGAAGCTTGGTATTGAAGTATATATTCTTCAAGTATTTTTTGTATAGCTCAAAGGCTTCATCGTCACCTTCTACTTTCTTCCACATTATCGGATTACCTAACAAGAAGAACAACTCTACCTCATTGATGTATCTCTGCCTTGTCCTTGCCAACTTCTCCGTCCTATATGGTTTTTCTCCCTTTACCCATTTATCCTCACGGCTCATCACCTTGTGAGTTTGCGGATTATATTCCGAAATGGCATTATCCACATCGAAATCATGTTGTTCCATCATGTTTACGACAGAATCAACATCATTATCTTCCAAACGTTCGAAGATATTTCTCTCCACACCCAACGCATTGAGCGTGAGGTTTCGAAAATATGTCTTTATCTGAATAATTGAATCTACAAACATCCTTATAACTTTTTGAAGCAAAGGTAATAATAAACATGGTTTCTACACACTTTAATTTACGTATGCCTTTCACTTAGTTTTTAAGTGAATAAAAAAGACTATTTACTAAAGAATCTATCTTTATTTAGTAAACAATCTTTTTTATTTACACTAGATTTTTATTCACCATCATAGAGTACTTACACTAACTATCTAATAGTTAAATATTTGTATTTTTATTACAAAAGTAATTATATTTGTCATTTAGTACACTCCTAAGTCTGATTTTGATGCTTTCCTTGGCTTCATTACCTTACCGAGCAATACAGCTAGAATATAATACCTAGCAGCATCTATTAAATGATTGTCATGGTCTTCCGGAACATTGATGTAATTACCATCCTTATCTTTTGACCACACATATTTACGGAACTCGCTCTGTAAATGGACTGATTGCCTAGTAGTGAAGATTTCGAATGTCTGCATCTTGTCAATACCAGCCAATATCGAACCAGCACCCTTTTGTGCTCCATATATGACTATTCCACCAAGAGCTACCTCATCTATAAGTCTAGGGTCAGCACTATCCGCATACACAAACAAACCTTCTTCCGCATAAGGGCGCAAGAATTTTATAATATCACTGGACAACATTTCCGTTCTATAGCAAAGTTCCTCTATATACAGGCGATTATCTACGATACCACACTTCACAATGGCAGTATAGTCTTTCGAATATCCCCAGTCTACTCCGATGGCTACTTTCCTTGCGTTGCTAGGGAACTTATCCACAATGCCAACATGCTTGAATATTGCACCCTCTGATACGTCAGACCATCTACCTATCATTATATGAGCATATTTCTCCGGTTCATTCTCCTTCATTTCCAACACCTCATTAAGGAACTCCGGTGACAAATGCTTTATGTTATCAAGATATGTAGTATGAATGTGCAACACTCTTGGGTCTGTGCTGATCTGGACGGGAACGCCATCAAAATACACCTCTTTATGTGTCTTTTCTATAAAACGCTTATATACCCAATGATTTGAATCACAAGGGTTCATAATGATTATTACTCGGTTGTGCAAGCCTTTCTGACGGATTGAAAGCATGATACGCTCAAAATCCTCCTCACTCGTCCATTCCTCAGCCTCATCAACAACAAACGTAGTCACACCATGAATAGACTTTAACTTAGCTGTCTGATTACCACTAGAAGTATTGATACCACGGAACATGATTTCGGCTCCTGTCATTTTGTTGACTATATCGGTCTTCGTGTTCTTGAAGTAATCCTGTGTGCCATCAATCTCTATCTTCTCTTTAACCTCTGGAATTACGGAAATAGCTGCACTCACCATCGTATAACGTGTATAAAGAATCTTATGCGCTATCTTTCTTTCCGCATTGTATTCGAAGGTTAGTCTTTCGATAAATTGAGAGGCAGAGAAACTTTTTCCTGACGCACGACTTCCTGTAATAAGGTAAATGAAATGCGTTTTATCATTATACAACGGATAATAAACGGAATGTGTTTTTGTCATTATTCACCCTCCTTTTGCTCTTCAGCTTCCTGCTCTATCTCTCTTTCTATCCACTTGTTGACGGATATACCTTTCTTAGGGTCAAAAGGAATGCCCTTTTCCTCTTCATCCTTCTTGCCTCTCTGTATCTCTCTCCAAGTCATATCATAATGGAATAGCCAAGTAGAAAGAGCTTGCACGTTAGGAGGAGTCTCCTGCTCAGTTTCTCTAGTTTCCACTACTATATCATCTGTCATAACTCCATCTACAACCATGTGTCTTTTGGTGGTTGTCTTGCCTTTTACCTTGACACCTCCAAGGGCGCATTTAAGGAATCTGCCACGCACGATTGCATTAATAAATTCTCTGCCACGCACGAGGGATTGAGTTATCCTTTCGCCTCTTTCCGCATTTTCGTCTTCATTCCAATTCTCGTATTTTCCGTTTTTCATTCGGTTGAAGACCTGTGGATTTAGGTCAACCCCAAACTTCAAACCAAGGGCGTAAGCAATTTCAGAATCCTTCTGACCTTGCTTTGCAAGCTGTTCTATCTCATCGTAGAAAGCATCGCCATTGTAATCAAATTTCGGTTTTGCCATTTTCTTGTATTTATTATTGTTTCGCTATATATTGGGCAGATGGGATTTATACCTTGCCTCTAATTTTGTTATACATATAGAAAGGAACGGCTAGTATGAACATCGGTATTGCCAATACCATAGCTATAGCCAAGTTCGCAATCTTCATTAATCTTTTTCCGTTTGCCTTCATAATCTTTCGATATTTATGAGTTGACCAATTGTCCTATCTTGTTTATCAAAGGGGTAAAAAGACACGACACCCATATATTGAACGTTTTCTTTCTCTTTTTTTTGAGAAACATAGAAACAATCATAAAGGGAATGAGCATACCTATTGTTATTGCCGCCATTATAAACCCTAACGTGAATCTTATAATCTTTTTCATTGCTTTCATATTGTTTTTGTTTATATGCGTTTAGCAACCTTCATAAGCATTTCTCCCTTTATTACCTTATCGGTTTCGATAAAGCCAAAGGTGCTCATAAAGCGTTCCTTGTTCTCGATGTTATCAAAGGATAGCATGACGTAAGACTCGGCTTCTAAAGCTTTTTCCGCTGCCTTGGTATTTACCTCTTTCTTTACCTGTTGCATACGCTCTTTATTCGCTTGATATTGAGCATCTTGCTGCTGATTGGCTATAATTTGATTTTGTTCTATCTGTCGTCTCTGCTCTTCTTGCACTTCCTTTGGTGCTGGCACTTTTCTGTTTTCGCTTTCTTGGGCAAATGGATCTAGTAAGGAATTGAGTTCTTTACCTAACTCATCTTCGCCTTCAGTCTTTACCATTGCATCATAGCCGAACAGGGACAGGTCTTCTTCCGTTAATCCGGCATCCATATAGTTTATGTCCGGCAGTAATTCACGGACTTTCATGTCATCCCATTCTCCATGAGCATTCTCGGAATTAAGCATGAGGTTCAGTTCAACTTCGGTCTTGTAATCTACATCTATAGCCTCAGCCAAAAGAGCATAATCCTTTTCGGGATAGCCCATAATCTCATCCATGATGGTTACTTTTTGGTTGCCGCCTACGATGGTCATTGTCTGCTTATTGACGGTTATACCACCAACAACACCATATTTCCTTATGGAACGTTTCAATGTAGCTTTCTGCTGCGGTGAAATCTTCCTTGGATTATATGGTGCTATCTGCACTTCGGAGCGTTTGAACTCTTCCTGCTTACCTGTGAAATAATCTCTTGGTTTCGTCATCTTATCAACTCATTGTTTCTTGCAAAGGTATGAATAATAATTGTTTAAGAGAAATGTTTGTCTTCGTGTCTTTTCACTTTGTCTTTTTAGTGAAATAACATATCGCAGCAACATGTTAATTGGCTTTTATTTTGGTTACTTTTGCACAAAAAAGATATGGGAGACGTAGGTAATAATGGGGTACATGCTAGGCTGAGAGCACAAGCAACCTCAATGCGGAGAAAAGCCGAGTCGGTAGGTAATAAGCTACAAGCTATAGCTGAAGGTATAGCTAAGAAGTATGGAGCAAGGGTCACTCCTATCAATTACAAGAGTGTTGACTCCATTGTACGCAAGGCTAAGGGCGAGGCTAATGGTATTAAAGACATTAAGGACTCGTACAGAACAACCATCATCGCAGATAAAGGGTCAATACCGAAAATAATAAAAGACCTTAAAGGCAAATACAAGGGCTTTGAGTTCGTTAGACTCAAGGAACAGAAACTGGATACTGGCTATTCTGGAAACATCATCAATATTCGGAACAAGAAGACCGGACTTATTGGTGAGATACAGGTTAACACCGCCAAGATGATTTACGCCAAGGAGAATTACTCGATAGCCTACAAGCTGTTGGGTGGGAAGACCATGCGGGAAATCTATAAAGAGACCAAGAAACCATCCGGTTGGGGACATGCGTTATACGAGCAGAGTAGAACCGCCAAGAGTAACGGAGGCAAGAAACAAAGGTCGGTATCTATGCAACAAGCTTACTATGCAACATTTCAATAATTAATATATTTAAATTTCAAGTAATAAACATTAATTTATTTGCAAGTTCAATATATTTTTTATATCTTTGCATTGTAATAAGGAGATAAAGACTATGAACAATAAAGATAAGAACAAAATCAGCCACCTCCTTAAAAACGGAGAGTCGGTTTATGTTTACTATTGGGAGGATGACATCGTTGTCCGTTATCAATATGTAAATAAAGAACTCATGTGTTACCCTAAAGGTAAAGGACGTAAGCCAAAGGAGTTTAAGTTTAATGAGAACACCTATGCACAAGATGCTCTTGAGTTAGGTGAGTTAATAACGAAAGAAGAATATGAAAGATTCTGAAATGATTGAATTGTGCCTCGGTATCGCTTGTAAGGCGCACAAAGGGCAGATTGATAAGGTTGGACTTCCGGTGATATTGCATCCCATCCATGTAGGAGAAATGGGTAATAGCACCGAAGAGATTTGTGTCGGATTTCTCCATGATACGATAGAAGATACGGATATGACCTACGACAAGCTGTTATCACTAGGAGTAAGAAAAGACATTGCCGATAGTGTATGCATTCTAACCCACAAGGAAGGTGTTCCGTATTTCGACTACGTACAATCTGTCATCGACTCAAAAGATATGGTTGCAATCCAAGTCAAAATCAATGACCTGCATCACAACCAATCGAGAGCCAAGAAGTACGGATTCCAAAAACAATTTGAAAAATGTACTACTGCGCTTGCGATGATGGGAAAGTTCTTTCCACATGAGGGGGGGCAATACTACCCATCCTTTGAATATATGCCTTAACTAGTACGCTTGCGAGTATAATTCCAACCTAATTCCTTTGCGACTTCACGAAGAGCTTTATTAGTACTAACTACATCAGCTCTGTCCCAAGCAATTGACAACTGCTCTCTACTTATTCTTCCGTGAGTGTAATCGGAACTTGGTTTAGCGACATATGAATTAAAATATTTCATACGCCTATCCTTTATCTTTCTTGCAACATTCACGGCTTGACGTTGCGTACTTATTCCCCAACCATTCTTCGGTCTTTTCATAGAGTATGTATAAGAGCCTGTGATAGCTCTTATCTCTGATGCGTTATTTATGACCGTAGTAGCAATATCTGCACTACTAAAGCTTCTTCCTATCCTACCTGCAATATTGCTATCCAACCCTTCTCCTGGGTGGTTATGCGTCAATATCGCATCTTTGTAATTGTAACCACTTGGCAATTTCGTACTTGTAGAAGTACCTCTTGTGGAATGGCTTATCTCTTTTCCATTTTGGTCGAAAGCATAAATACGTTCTGTCTTTAACTTTCTAATCTTAGCTTCTGTGTCGGACAAAGCCATATCCAATCCACGGCTATGTCCGGCATTAATTTGCCTATCCGCTCTTTCGCCTCGTTGAGGTCTGCCTCTATATCCTCTATCTGCCATATATAAATCTCCTTTTTTATTTGCAAAGATACAAAATTTGCAAGGGAGTACCTAAATATCAATGGTTTACAACTTCACTTATCTATATTGTGCAATCATTCTTTATCTTTGTTGTATTTAACCTCAACACCAATCATCGTTTGTTTCACAAAAACAGCCTTGCAAGCCAATAGCTTACCACTTTTGGATAATTCTTTATCCTTGTACCTAATATCATACTTGCCCATATGATAATCGTAGCAAGCATCAATACAGCTCTCTACAAGCTTCTTCTCTGCTTCGAAATATGGCATTTCCTTCTTGCTCACTTTCGCAAGCCACCCACCACCTTGTATTAGGTCGAATATTCTTGAATACCCATCACGCAAGCCATTGCAATATGCTGCATAATGCTGCACTTTCAGAAGAGGAACTTTTGTTCCTCGCTCCAATAATCTGACCGCCAGTACTCTAGCCTCTTCATCTTGGCTTTGTTCCAAAATCTTCATTGCATGGTTCACAACCCTTCTTTCCTGTTCAGTCATATCATTTTGAATTTAAGTTTTTCAGAAATTCCAATCTGTCTTCTACTTGTGTAAATGTATCATCCAACTCGTCATCACTCATAGAGGAATAGAAAGTATAGCTACATGGTCGCATAGTAAACCCATCAACCAAGAAGACAGAGAACCACATAATGCGCTTTACACTGCATTGTTTCAGATTAACTTCAAATGCTCCTTGTTCAACTTTAACGGCAATATTATTGTTTGATTTAATGTTTAATACCTTACCTAAAACATCGTTATATACTTCATTCATTGCTCTTCTCTTTAAATCCTACATATCTCTTCATTTCACTATAAGCTCTCTTCATAGCCTCAGCCGGAGAAAGATTATACTTTTTCTCAATATCGCTTGTTATGTCCGCAAGATGTATCCTAAACAGCTCTTCAATGTAAGTGTCATCCTTCATTCGCTGAACACCTCTTGCGTATATCTTTGCCTTATCCATTCCCCATTCCAAGCCCATTTCGTGAATGAATTCATCCAATTGCATAAGGCTTTTCTTTCCGAAGTTTCGGAATTTTACCATTTCAAACTTGGAATATTGTACCAAATCTCCAATAGTATCTATGTCGGCTGCCTTTGTCACATTAAGGACACGTACTGGTAAATTACAATTTACCAAGCGGATAGAGAACACTGAAGGAGGAACATCATCAGAATGTTCTTCTTCTTTTTCACCCTCTTGCATTATCAACTGCATTTTTACATTCTTAATTTCTTCTTTCAAGGAATTGTTCTCCTGCTTCAAATCAGCAAGTTCTTCAATCGAATAATTGAACTTCCGGATAGCCTTAATGACAATCTGGCGCACCCTCTCCCTTGAAAGTCCAAACTCATAGGCTATATTACTAATTCTGTCGCCATTAAAAAATGCTTGCATAATCTTCTTCTCTCGCATTCCACCTTGTGACGTTAACTCCAATAACGTACAAAGTGAACCGCCTATCTTGTCATAGCTGAAAGAAGAAACGTTCAAGGTATCATGCATTAACATTTGTATCTTCGCATTTACCTTGCGCTCGCTTGCCAACAACTCTTTCTGCTCTCTATCAAGCAAGTCTTCTGTAACTGACAACATCTTGTACTTCTCGGAATACTTCTTAACATCATCTGCATTCACCCAAAAGCGTTTACTGCTCTTATCATTATAGCCTCCAAGCAAACCCTTGTTAACCCAATTCGTTATCGTTTGAGGGTCAACACCTAAATAAGCAGCGGCATCATTTCTTGTCATTCTCTCCATACGAACCCCTTTCTTTTATTTTTTTGTTCTTGAAATATTCGCCATAGGCATTAACCAAATCTTTTTCAGTAATACCTCTACTCAAACAATCTTTAGCGAAATCTACCTGTACATTATCATTCCTTTGAACTTTAGTATATCGTTCAGAATATTCTTTAATTAAGTCGGCAACTACCATATATGCTTTAATTTGGGAAGATCTAAGCATATCTACACTAACAAAAGTCTTGCAGATATTAATACCTCGCTTATAGTCAATCTTTTGCAGATAAAGCCCCATACTCGTAGCGACAACCTTGCTTGTATCATTCTTATAAATAAGCACCGTATAAGCCACTTCTCTTTCAATATGGGCTAAAACCCTATTAATTGGCATATTCTCTATTCCCAATGCTCGCTCGGCATATCTTCGTAAGAAATGGGGCGTATAACTGAACTGCTCTGCACTATTCTCTTCGTCCAACAAGGAAGTAGCACATACATAATCATTCGTCTCCTTACAATAGATAAACATATCGAAATAGAATTGTCTGATGTTTCCTCTATTTACATACACGCATACTTTGTACTCGGTAGCGTCTTTCGTCTTGAAATCATAACACTGAGTAGTGCATTGTCCCATTCCCTTTCGAAGTTCACGGATGAGCTTCTTTGCTTTTTCGATAGCAAACTTTTCTAGCATAGGCTTATCTTTCTTGAATATCTCAAAGAGTTCACGCCCTGTCATTGACCCTATAATCATTCTTTGCCCTCCACTTTTTCGTTCAACTCATTGGTAAAAAACTTTTTTAATCCTTCGTATTGCTTTACCATCTGCTCCAAAGCCTTATTCTTTTCACGTAACTCATCACGCTCTAAGAGTAACTTTCTGTACTTCTCTAACTCACACCTAACTTCTTTCGAGTTAAGCCTCTGTAGCTGATTGTTGAGTTCATTAAGTCTGTAGCCTTGTTCACGTGTTTTCTTACGTAGACGGCACAACTCTTCTTGCATCTTGGAATAATTCTTCAAAACTCTAAGAGTTATTCGCTCTTCGGGTATATCCTTATTCATATCATTTTTTCTAGCCTTACTCATATTTAAAACTCCTTATCCTTTAAAAATAAAACACTCCCAACCAAATAACTACCTTTCCAGCCTAATTGTTTTGCGTGACTTGTTGCTAATGTATTTATTCGCTTGAACCTTAGCACTCCATCACCATCACATAACAAAATATTATCGCCATCAAGATGAACCAACTCAATATATCCATCAACCAAAGTCTGAGCTTCCTCTAGTGAAATCTTTTCTCCATTCTTTGGCTGCACCTCTTTGACGATGCAGCCTACCTCGTATAACATCATGCTCTATAAATTTAAATAAGACATTATTTCTTGAACGGCATCCATATCGTGCTCGACACGCTGCTCATATGTACTTTTAAGACTTTTATAGGTCTTAAATAGTCTAAAACAATAGTGTTTACCTTCAAAGTGAAAAGGCAACTCATTGCAATTTTTCTTATTTGCCGTAAAATTATAAGGACTCCCATGATGAAAGTCAAACTCGAAAGAGCTATTATCATCTTTGCATCGCTCTACTATCTTACTTCTCCATTCTGCAATATGCGCTTGCATCTTTTTCTTATCGTTAGTTACTTCTAACCATAAATCAGTTGACACATACCTAGAAGGACAAAGAGACGATTTTTCCAATATATCCAATGTAACGACATATACGTTATTTGTAGCCACTGGTTTCAAAGCTTTCAAAGCTTCATCCAAAGCGTTCACCAAAGCTTCACTCTTACAATTATTTTCCTTAAATTGGCTTATTACTTGATATGCTGTATTCTTATCCATAATCTTAAGTTTTAAATTTCAACACCAAAATTTTCTGCAAAAATCTGAAGCATAGTCAACTCCAAAATAACTTTCTTCGCCTCGTCCTCACTCATACCATAGCATACTGCAAAACGCTGACGTAACGTTGCGCAATCCATATCGTGACGCTCGTTTAAGAAAGCTATCATATTTCTTACTAATTCTTTGCTATTCATTCTCTTAGACAGTTTTTGTGGTGTGTCTCACCTTTTATATTATTTGTACTTTTCAATTGTATCAAAGACATTATCTAAAGCCTCATCGCAATACGCTGTACTAGTTACACATGCACCTCTTGAAATCGCCTTGTAGCAGTCTCTAAGACCAAGCAAGCCACTAATAAGCTTAGACGCATCATAGCTAGTAAACTTATTCAAGTCCAATGCATCAATAGCATTTATGCCATTTTCTGTGATAACACCTTTAATCTCATTGATAAACTTCTTCTGCTTGTCGGTAATCATCTTCATAACAATTGTGCTAGTTTTTAACGTGCTCGCCCTGCACTATCTTGCAAGAAACTTGTCTTGCGGCAAATCTTCAAGTATCTCTTAAAGACATTGCAAAGATACGGATTTGTTTTCTAATTTGCAAACATTTTATGGTTTTTCTTTATTTATTTAACCTTCGTTTGTATTTAAGAACAAATTTATTACATACGTTAACAATAAAGGCAGACTTTCACAAGCCTGCCAATACATATAAAGAAGATAATACATTATTATATATAAATTAAAAAGAACATTATCTGTTATCATACCTATAAAGTATTACCCTACTTTGCGGAAACACCTTATATATACGTTCTAAGTCTTCTGGTGCATTATCCCTTAGCCATACAAAACAATCCAAGTCCAAAGACAAACCGCCTGACGCATTCCCAACCTCTGCATTCTCGGAGCGCAATGCTCTGGAGTACATTATCGGCTTAGGTAAATGTCGATGTTTCATATATTGCAAGATTTGCTTTTGAGTAAAATCAGCAAGAGGATAACAATTTCCACCATGAATGTAATTTTCATCCTCATACGACTTCAACATAAGGCTTCGGTTCATCGAGTCTGCTTTCTTCATACCAAAGAATACGTATTCTATTCCGAAACGCTTTTTTAAGGCTTTTACTACCATAGAAAGATTAAGAACCTTTACTTTTGGATTCGGAACGCAATAAATTCCATAATGAAGATTGTATGTTGTATTCCAATGTGGTATCTGCTCGAACTCTATCTTAGGGTATCTAGCCTTCAGCCAGTTTATCCATCGTTGTATATGCTCTAAGTCTTTTACGAGATACATAAATACACATACTATCCGCTCAAACTTATCATATAATAAGTCCAAGGTAACAATCGAGTCTTTGCCAAGTGACATCATAACGATACAATCCTTAGTCTGTTCCCTAGCCATATCAATTACCATATTGGCAACATCTATGGGATTCTTCCTCACTACAAGAGGCTTTACTCGCTTACGTCCCATATTACAATAAACCTAAGACCTGACTTCCGGAAACACGCATAGAGCTAGCGGCTTCCATGTGCAACATATCACAGAAAATCTGCTTTTGTTCAAAACTTTCGAAATCAATGAAAATGAAGTTATCAATATCTTCCTTTCTTTTCTTTCCGACATCAGTACAATGCTGTTTCTGATCCTTGACCTCTTCCTTTGTCATCTTTGGCTTAGCTGCGTGCTCGGCTACAATCTCTTCAGATGTTTTTTCGATGTTGGGTAATTCGGTCATTGGCGTTGAAGTAGTAACTGAAGCTATTGGTTCATTCAAGAAATCCTCACTAAAGTCATCCATGCCGGAATCCTTCAATGATGCTTCCAAATCATCTTGTAACATCTTGATTTGTTCAGTATCTTGTTCCGTGAAGCCAGCAGCCTTGAAGTCTATTTCATCTATACTAAAGTTCTTGGCAACCAAGTTGTAATCTATCGGGTCTTGCGACTTCGCCATAAACAACAATTGCTCTTTCTCGGTCTTTTCGTCAAAATCAACGGCTTCTACCTTGATGTCATAATCAGTTTCGGGAGTACCATCATAACCTTGAATAAGGTCAACGCTCATCACTCGCTTATGCCCATCTATGAGATTCCCAGTTGTCTCATTCCATTGAATACCTCCAATGAGACCAACTTTCTTAATATTGGCTTTTTGCTGTTTAATGTCCGCATCGGTATGTACCTTCGGGTTGCAAGAGTTCAAGTTTATTTGAGACCTCTTGATTATCTTTGTTTCACTTCCTTTTTTCATTTCAGTTCCTCCTTGTTTTTATCAGCTTTCAACATAACTATCCTTGCCATTGGGAATACCTTGTATATTTTCTCTAAATCTGCCGGATAAAACTCTTTGAGAAATTTCTGATACTCAACATCCTCAACATCAACTCCTGAACTTTGTTTATTCGTTCCATTTGCTTCTGGGTTCTTTAAACGATGGTCAAGAATATAATCCATTATTTCCTTGTTTTTATATGTAGATAAAGGATAGAATTTCTTCGTCTTCCAATTGATAGCTTCCTTTCCATCCGTATAACTTCTAAGCATAAGCCGTCTGTTCAAAGAATCGGATTGTTTAAATCCATAACAAGCCCACTCTACACCAAGTCTCTTCCTGAGTTTTTCGGTTATATCAGCTAAAGTCCATTGTCTTTGCTTAGGGTCTTGTTTTATTCCCATATATCCGGTTTTTATATCATAAAATAAGGCATAATGAGGAACTTGAACAAACTCAATGTTCGGGTACTTGGTTTTAGCGTAATTATAGTAACGCATAATATGTTCCAAGTCTTTTACAATATACATGAATACGACCACAACTCTCTTAAACTTCTTGTAGCATAAGTCAAGCAATACGATAGAGTCCTTTCCACTCAGAGAATGGAAAAGTAATATACTATCTGTCTCCTTGGAAACATCATCAATGATTTCTCTTGCTCTTTTTAGTTCTTGCATACATTATTCTCCTTAAAAACAAGGGGTGAATGAAAGTTAATTCATTCTACCCCTCTTGACTTTTAACCTCTTCTAAGTCTGCGGTTTACACGTTCTGTGACATTGTTAGCTGCGGTACGTGCTGCCAAGGTACGCATAGCACCACCATAAGTAGTTCCCTGTGCGCCTGCGTTTCGGTACTCAACATTTCTGCCACGTTCACGTCTTTCACCAGCCCTAAGACCAGTTGTACGATTTGTTACCGCTCTCCATTGAGAATAACGATAACCTTTTGATGCCTCTGACATAGTTGTAACGTTTTAAGTCCACGAATCATAAACTACTCCCCTTGGGGAATTATCTAGGCTCGGTGGACTTACGCCCACCTACTTTAGAGTCGTTTCTTTTACCTTGTCAACAACAAAGAAGAAAAACAAAGGACGTTCTTTTTCCTTTTTAAGCTCCAATGCTTCGTACATTTCATCCAAATCATGGCTATCATACTTTTCGTGAAGGAAATCAATATCTTCTTTCATAACGATACAAGTATCATTTACCAATACATCACAATCGAGATACCACGAATTGTTATAATCATGGAAGTGGATTGTTTTTACTACTCGCAAAGGGTCAACAATACCATCCTCCTGCGCTTTGATAACATCCTCTTCTTCACCATGCTTCTTAAGGAACTCCAAAACATCCTTGTCGAACAAACGACCAATATAATGGTCTGTATAGGCTCTGTACTCAACCTTCTTCTTGCCTTCAAGAATCTCCTTGGCATTCTTTCTTGTCATAATCAAGTTAAGAACCTCAATAGGTTTGGCTGGCTTAAAATCGGGATACTTCTCTTTAAATGCACTTACCTGCGCATCAAAATCTTCTTTGTTATTACTCATAATTAATTATTTCAAGGAACGCAATGCAAAGATAGCATAATTCTTTCATCCTTACAAATGCGTTCGGGTTATTAAACTCACTTTTGGCTAATTGTGAAATACTATTTCTTTTCGCCAAACTTCTCTTCAAACGACTTTCTTACTTCTTCAAACTCGCTGTCATCAATGACATTTGGGTCAAAATTTTCTTCTTTCTTCATATTCATATCTCCTATATGTTTTAGATAATCATTCTTGATCTTTCTCCAGCAATGCTCGCATCTTGAAGACTTCGTGAACTCTGTCGGCTCGCAAGGGTCAACATCTTTCAAAGAATCAAACTCATGTGGCAGTACCTTAAACACGTTTTCAAAATGTTCTTTATTGTATTTTAAAGCTTCGTCACGATAACGAAACCAAGTACAACATTCTTGAATGCTTGTGTTCTTGCTGAAAATCAAATATGCTTTATTCATATATTCAATACAGTTGTTTCGGTGTGTCTCACCTTTTATATTACGTTGCAAAGATAAGAAAAACACCTAAATCTTGCAAATTATTTAATACATTTCTTTTGAATATTAAATATAATTTATATTCAGAAACACATTTTAATCCTTCATCACCTCAAAATGAGCATCCATAGCCTCAACAATATTGCATAACGTATCAATATCTGCGTTAAAACGCCCGATTTCAATGTTACGAATGTTGTTAGGCTTATAACCTGACTTTTCTGCCAACTCCTCTAAGGTCATACCGCTAAGTTCACGAACCTCTTTAATCTTCTGACCCATGATGTAGCGATAGAGATTTCGATTGCGATGTTTCTTATCATCATCGGGATTACGTCTTTGCTGAAGATAAGCAATCTCAAAGTTTCTTATCTTCAGACAATTCACCATGTTGTCAAACACCTTGTGCTTAGGCGGAAGAGGAAAACCATCTGCATCCTCTTTAACTAGTTCAATCTCGCCACCTTCCGTAGCCTGTATATACTGAGCGAAGCGCACAGCATCATCGTAGTACATTTCCGTAAATCTTTGTATCATATTTTAAGAATTTTCTGCAAAGGTACACAAAATAACTCACATTTGGTCAAACTTGAAATATAGAAATAGGTTTTATTTGGTATTTTTAATACTTTGCGGTATCTTTGCACAATAGGAACAAAAATAATTTAAATCAATAACTATGTGGGTATATAGCGAAAAACAAAAGACATGGGTCAACCTTGAACAAGTTCAGCGAATAGCTAGCGATGGACAAGGTGGATATTTGTTGATAAGTCAAGATGGCAAGAAAACCTCCATCGACCAATCTTGGTATGACAAGGCAATGCGTTGGGTTGATCCTGACTGGTGGGAGAAACATCCTAATGGCGGAAAGGATTCCTTGAACTTTGAAGAAGCTCTGAAGGCTATCATGAAAGCTACTGGTGCAAAAATGAATAAAAAGGAAGAGGAGAACAAAAACAAAGAGGGGGAAGACTAAGCTTCCCCTATCTCCTTATTATATTATATATTGTTTCCTGCAAGGTTGATAAGATAATCAACGACCTTTGCATTTGCCTTGTTGATATTGGTATAATCCTTCTGGATATAAATATCGGTTATGTCCAAGTCCGAAACATGGTTAAGAGCTTCATGAATCGTATATTTATCTATTCCCAGTTTATTTCTAGCAATTGATGCCCAAGTATGACGGGCTGAATAGAAGTCAAAACGAGGTATTCCCAACTCGTCCGCTATATAATGCAGACCTTTGTTGATATGCTTGTTGAAGCTACCCGAATTGGAATACTTTATATAGAAATCAAAAACCCTAGATGTTCCTTTGTACTTTTTAAATAAAGGTTTTATAACATCAGGTACTTCTATTTCTATGTGGGCGTTGTCCGCTCGCTTATCCCTAGTCTTGGCTCTGTCATATGCAAGCACACCATTCTTGTATTGCGTACATTCATACATATCAACAGAATTCATTCCCATCATACAGAACGACATAATGTAACAATCCCTAGCCATACCGATACGCCTTGTACCTTTGAACTTAAACACCTTGACAAGGTTCTCTTCACTGATTACCCTGTTCTTTGTGTTAGGTATATCCTTGGGAATAGAGAATTTCTCAAAAGGATTATTGGTAATCACTTTCTTATCATCCGTGTTGTATTCCTTAATAGCCTCATTGAACAAGTGACGGATATTGCCAAGGTATAAAGACTGTGCTCTAGGATGCCCATCGAGATAATCTTTATATCTATTAAGGAAACTATAGTCTATAAGCGAGAATGGCAGTTTTCTGCATTGATTAAAACGTTCCAAGGAGTTCAGCATTATAGAATAATTCTTCTTTCCTTTATTGGTGGAACGTTCTATCCATTTCTCTGCATACTCGAAGAAATCAAGAGTTTCGCTTTCTTTTGTTATATGCGAGAAAATCCAATCAATATCTACATCCTTGCCTAACAAGTCAATCTCTAGGTCATATAATTTATCCTTAAGGAGATTTATCTTGTCATCAATCGCCTTCTGTATCTTTCGGGATGAAATCTTCCCGCTTCGTGAGACGTCACTATCAGTCAGAACGATATTGGTAGGAATTCTTCTTCTCTGCCCCTTGTGTGAGACTACGATAGATACCTTTCTAGACTTATCTAGCTTTGGTTTTCCAAGTTCATATGTTATTGTTGCCATAATGATTCTCTTTAAATTTACAATGTATTGCGGACATTTTTGTGCATTTGCGGCAATTTTGCGGCATTTCTACACTTTACTTGTGGATCGTACAGCTTACTTGTGAAATTCACATCATCGCCATATACTCTATCGCATACGACACTAATAGACTTACTTCACGCTTATAACTAGATGAATTTTAGCGTTTTAAAGCAAAATAGGTGACATAACCTTTCGATTATATCACCTACGCTTTATGCTTTGTTATTGTGATTCCGTTGGGGTTCGAACCCAAGACCCACAGCTTAGAAGGCTGTT